TCAGCGATTGCTGCCTGTGCTGCTATGGAAGGTAAGTAGGCTATCTTCACTGCTTAATATTTGCACTGAACTGTTGTTTTTTCGTCCTTCTACTTGAGCATCTATATACATGTCATCATCTGGGTTATCTCCTAATGTGAGATACCATCTAAATTTGTTATTATCAAGAACAACGACCTTTGAAATAAAACGATCAATAATATATCTTGGTAGTTTTGGCTGTGAAAAATCTATAGATTCATCTATTATTTGACGAATAGTATCAATTTTCTTTTCTATGGATTCCGGTTTATCAGATTCTATTTCTTCTATAACCAATTCAGAATTTAAGATAGATATCTGATCATTGATGGAATTTTTAAATTCTGTAAAATCCTCTTTTGTAATTTCTCCATCAGCTCTCATTTCGATTAAGTTTTTCATGCGATTTTGTAATTTTTCTATTTTGAGTTCGATTTCTTTATTGTTTTTTTTGACAGGAGAAACATCTTCTTCATAATTATCAGCAATCATTTTTAACGCCAATATGATAGATTCTCCTTTGTTCTTCCAAATTTGCTCAATGATAATTTTTGCCATCATATCAAGTTTCCAGTCAGCAACCATTCTGATATCACAATATCCTTCAGTATCTAGCCCGTTCTTTTCTCTAAACTGTTTACTTCCATAATTTATTTGACGTTGACATTGATAACCAAACACTTCTTCACCTGTTTTATTAGTTCTCCATTTATTACGTCTAAACGAGCTGCCACATTTACATAGAAGCTTTTTGCTCCAAAATTCTTTTACTTCTTTTTTACCACGCAAGTCATCACCCATTTTTTGGGTACGACTAGCGATGATTTCTTGCACTTTGTCCCATTCTTCTTTTGGGATAATAACGGGAATATCTATTTTTTGATACATATATGTATCACGATTCAAGTTGTTAATTCTTTTTTGTTCCAAATAATTATTACTATGCGATTGACCGTAAGCAATAATACCAGCATACGTTGATTTTTTTAGTACACGCATAACACGCTCTGCACTCCACTTTATATTACCACTGGCATTTTTTCGTTTCTGTATAGAAAGCTCCTTTGCAATTTTCATAGAACCTAATCCTTTGTTTAGATACATATCATATATCATTCTAACTGTTTCTGCTTGTTCTTCGTTTATTATATAAGTATCTCCTACTCGATCATATCCTAAAATATTGCCATTACCATACAGCGCCCCGTTTTCTCTACTTACTTTTTGCCCGGCTTTAACTCGATCAGATGTTTTTCTACTTTCTTCCTGCGCTAATGTTGCCATCAAAGTAAGACGTAGTTCGCCATCACCGTCCATAGTCCAAATGTTATCATCTACAAAATAAACTTCTATATTATATTTGTTTTTTAATTCTCGGGTGTATATGAGTGTATCAACTGTGTTTCGTGCAAAACGACATACTTCTCTTGTTACGATTAAATCGAATTTTCCTTTTTTCGCATCATCAATCATATTAAGGAATCCAGGACGTTTTTTTGCCTGTGTACCAGTAATTCCTTCGTCAATATATCGTTCAACTAGATTCCAATTGGGATGTGATTTTAATTGGTCGTCATACCATTGTATTTGATTTTGTAAAGCTGAAAGTTGTGCTTCGTGTTCAGTAGATACTCTTCCGTAGAATACCATATTCCTAGGGCTATTTCTATCAAGAGGTGTATTATAAAATGGAAGTGTATTTATTGCTGAATTCTCCATGTGTTATCTCCTTTCAAAAATAAAGCCTATTTTATATATGATTATATATAAAATAAGCCTTATTTTCAATTGTATTTTATGTATTGTTAGTATATTTTTTCATAATATTATCATATGTTTTACTATTTATAATCCCTTTTTCATATAATATACTAATAATAATCATTGCTCCTTTCTCATTGCTGAGAATGGAATCTATATCTTTTACTTCGATATTTATCACCCTTTGTTTTTATCCGTACTTCCAACTCCACCATTTCTAGTCGTTTCTACATGGTCATCCTCTACAATTCCGTATTCCAAAAAAATCCCTTGTATAAAACCATCTCCAGATTTAATATGTAGTGGTTTATCACCTGCATTCACAATCTTTGCAAAAATATGCCCCTCATTATCACTGTAGTAATAATCGGCATCAATGATTCCGACCGTATTGGAAAGCATTTCTCTATACTTAAATCCTAACCCACTGCGAGGATAGCATTGCAATACCCAGTCTATATTCATTCCACAACGGATTCCTGTTGGAATTTTGATTGTCTTGCCTGGTTCTAATGTGAAATCAAGTGGTGAAAAGAAATCATATCCGGCAGAAAATTTTGTTGCCCTCTGTGGTAATTTGATGCGATCATATACCATCCCTGCCCACTCTTCTGATCCCATAAATTCATGCTGCCAATCTTTAACAAACTGTTCCTTTGATACTTTTTCAAATTTTGCTACTCTTTTTGCCATAATTCAATTCTCCTCGATACTATTAATAAGTCTATGATTTCCTATTTTGCTTCTATTGATATTCATAATTTCCAATATAATAATTCCCCTCTTTATCACTACGAATAGGTATAATATGGCTCCAAAACCAGATTAATTCCGCCTCATTCGCATCTTTAAGAAAGGTGTCTATGTCTTCAGAAATTCCATGTTTTTGTAATATGTCATTAGCCGTGTCATCGAATCCTTTCATCAAAGAATCTATACCATTTTTAACGGCTAACTTATAATCTACTTCCATTAAATTATCCTCCTATCTAACGCGGGTCATATACATAATGAATGGTAGTGCCAACATCGCGACAGCTTCAAGATTATTCGTATATAACCCACAAATTGCAACCGCGCCACATACAATCCATGCCATAATAATGTGTAATCTATTCATAATAAACACCCTCAATATTCTTCATAATATGTATCGGAATCCACCTCAATTTTATTCTTTTCAGCGGCATGAACTTTGCTCAAAGCTTGTTTTCTGTCTTCGAAAACAACGTCATCAAGTGTATTGAATCCTAGTAAATATGTATGTTTATCGTGTTTATCTACGCCGACATAATAGTCTTTTCCGACTGTTCTGACATGCAAATCATGGACTTCATAGATTCCACAACAGGGTACAATTCGCGCCCAGAAAAGCTTATCTCCACGGTTAATCACTTTCACAAATAAGCACTCCTTTTTTGACCAATGCATCCATTTGTCTGTTATATTCTTTTACGGATTTCTCATAAACCATGTTATTATGACGATCATCTGGATTATAAAATGGAGCGAACATATTATCATTGTGCGTGACATCTACGGACATTTCGAAATCTTCTTTGTCGATTGAAATTGAGGCTTTTACAATATCTTTATAGAGGTAAAATGACATGTCATATGTATTGGATTTTGAGTAAAATCCGGCTTTCGTATATGCTTTTACGGACATATTTTCATTGCCAATATAAGTTTTAGGTGATAAATTTTTCATATTTTATTCGCTCCTTTTAATTACGGAGAGCTAAAGAATAACTCTCCGTTTTCATTAATTACAATCAGTCACACTTGCTCCAACCGCATGATTTGCAAACATTACAACCACCTTCAAAAATCAGCTCTTCTCCACATACAGGACATGGATTTTTAGTTTTAATGTTTTTCTTATTAGAACTGGTTTTATGTGTCATTTTTTTTGCCTGAGTAGTAATATCTTCTTCATCATTGATGTTTTTTTGCATTTCTCTGTACATGTCAATTAATGCATTAGCAACAGCGTCCGGGCAACATTTACCTCTACTTGTATCGTGTTTTGTCATGGTTCTTCCAACATATGAAGGACACGCAGTACAACTTTGGAGCTGATCAGCAATGGTGTACACATCAACTCCAGCTCGTGCGGCAAGCGAGATAAGACGTGAAACGGCAGCAAGATTTGACTGACATCCTCCTGTTGATCCTTTAGAAAGATACGTTTCAAGTAACTCCCCAGATACAGGGTCAAACATTGCAACAACATGTAAACTTCCACATCCAGACATGATTTTACGTTTTAATCCAACTACGTTATCATCTGCCGTAATGATATATCCGCGTGGCAAATCAGATTCACTGATTTTGTTATTAGAAGACTTTTCTTCTACTTTTTCTTTTTTGTCATTTGTGGTTAAAATGCCGAGTCTCTTACATCCGTCTCTAAAAATGGTGACACCTTTTAATCCATTTTCCCATGCTTCCATATATAAATTTTCAACATCGGCAATCGTTGCTGATTCTGGAAGATTTACAGTAGAACTAATTGAAGCATCAATATGTGATTGCCAAATGCCTTGCATAGAAATTCTATTATGGTAATTCAAATTTTGTGCTGTAATAAAGAATTCTGGTAATTCTGTATCATCAGAAATATTATTTTTTGTCATATACTCTTCTACAATTGGAGTATAAACCTTATAATATTCATCATGCCCTTTAAGGGATTCTGTCTTCCTTGTGTAATAATTTGCAAAAACTGGTTCAATCCCTCCGGAAACTCCAAGCATTGTAGATAAACTTCCAGTTGGTGCAATTGTTAAAAGTTGAGAATTTCGTAATCCAAAAGATTCAACGAGAGTTTTGGTTTCTCCCAATGCATTTTTACTATAAAATGCAGACTGTTCAATGCATTCTGGTTTATACATTGGATATGGGGATTCTTTTTTTGCGAGTAATGCTGATGTTTTAATTGCTTGATCTGCCATTACGTGACCAATAAGGTCACATAATTCTATAGATTCGTTACTTCCATATGTAATTCCTATTTTAATTAACATATCAGCAAGTCCAAAAATGCCTAACCCAATCTGTCTCCAATTATAAACAGATTCCCTTTGTTCTTTTAATGGATGAAGTGGTAATCCTTCGTCTAATACTTCGTTTAAAGCAATTACGGATTTATCTACACAGTCCTTGAATGATTCAAAATCAAACTGCTTATCTTCTTTAACAAATTCAGATAAGTTAATACTACCAAGTAAGCATGATCCTCCGGCTGGAAGAGGTTCTTCTGCACAAGGATTTGTTCCTGCATATTCAAAATCATCGTCACAACTGAGTAAATTCCAATTATTAATTCTATCCCAGAAAAGCATTCCTGGTTCTGCGTAGTCCCAGTTCATTTCACACATTTTATGAAACATAGAATATGCATCAATCGTTTTTGTGATTGTTTCTCCGGTTTCAAGTCTTGTAAAAGATAATTCAAATGGCTGTTTGTTTTTTACGGCTGCCATAAACTTATCAGTAATTCGAATTGAAATATTGGCTTTAGTTATACGATTAAGATCTGATTTAATTTCTATAAATTCTTCAAGGTCTGGATGTTCACATGAAATACTAAGCATTAATGCCCCACGCCTTCCGGCTTGTCCGATCAAACCTGTTACCATTGAGTACAAATCCATAAACGAAACAGAGCCAGATGTTTCTTTAGCGGCATTATTTACTTTCGCCCCTCTTGGAGAGAGTTTGCTAATATCTACGCCGCATCCGCCACCGTAACTATATGTACGTGCTAATTTTTTTGCACAATCAAAAATACTCTCAATATTATCTTCCGGAGGTGCAATTACATAACAATTAGACAAGCTAATCTTTCTGCCTTCATTTTCAAGTCCTCTATTGGCAAGAATTCTTCCTCCGAATAGAAATTTTTTTTCTTTAATTAATTTTGCAATGTCTTTATTACCGCCAGAAACCCTTTGAATCCACTCATCAAAAGATTCATTGTTATACTGATATTTGTTTCTCCAAATATCAATTCCTAGAGTATTTTCATTTAACCATTCATTTACATTCATTCTTTTTCCTCCTAGAATTATATTCCCGAATCCATTTCTCTTGTTCTTCGTCATCTTTATCTTTATCTTCTGCCGAAAATAATAACCCAGCGATAAAAATTCCGATAATTGATCCGATTAAGATACCGCCCACGAATCCAATCAACACATCCATATAAATTACCTCCAATATATAATTCTCCATTACATGTCTTTAATTTTTATTTTCAACGCCTCTAATTCCATGTATTTCTGGCTATTATATGCGTCCGGATCTTTGACAATTTTTCTAATTTGCTTATCACAAATTGCTTCTATAAGAAGTTTTTTCTCGTCATTTGTAAAAATTTCTACCGCTTTTAACTCAGTCATCTCTTAATTTCACCCTCTCCTCCGCTGCGACATTTTAGTGTTATATGTGAACACGGACTATCCGTGTAATTTTTTCTATGTGCAACACAGTCGATAACATACTCTTGCCCGAATAACTCAACTGTAATAAAATCGTCCCCAATACGATTTAATGTCCTCATCAACTCTCCACTTGTTGAAATCACGTTTTAAAAATTCTTCCTTCCTATAATAGATATTTCTCCAAATCGCACCAATTTGAGATACGTTTACCATTCCATTTTTCATTCCATTCATATTCGTCGCCAAAGCAGATACATTCTTCTGCATTAGAAGTAATCAGATTTTTCGCTGAATCATCGATAAAGATACCATCACTCATATCGATATGGGATTTATCTTTATATTCATTCCAATTAACTCCGATGAATTTTGCGAACGGGAAGATACCTCTGAGTAATTCCTTTTTCTGCACCAGGTTTGGCTGTTGTCCGTGGCTCACAAAAACAATTTTGTAATGTTCTGCAAGTTTTGGAATTACAACATCTGCAAATGGCATATATTCCAGTTCATCGAAAAATCGTGGCTGATTGAAATAATTATTAATATCAGTATATGTAGCACATATGCATTCTTCAAAATTCCATGATTCGATATCGTACCAATGTACCAGTTTGTAATCTTTATAATATTTATAGTCTTCGTTATATAGGTTTACGATTGCAGCAATCGTATCAAAAACAACTCCGTCCAGGTCACAATAAATCGTTTTAATATCATTTCTTTTCATCTATTTGTTTATCCTTTCGAATTATATTGATGAGTTTATTCACAGAAAATTCCAAATCTCCATCATTTAAGATTCGATAATCGATAAGATTTGATTTTTCAAAATCCGTAAATTCTTCGCTCTCTTTGATATAATTCTCTCTCCATGTATTAAATTCACCACGATTTCGTGCACGTTTCTCTAATGTTCGGTAAGGTACCGTGATATATATTGGAATAAGTTCAACATCCATGTTCTTAGTTTTCAGCTTTAATTCAAAATATCCAGAGGGATTGATAATGTAGAAATCATTATCCAAGAGTTGTTGTTTCGTTGCAAAGCTGCAATAACCTACACGTTCCGTATAAGCAATCATATCATTACGATATTTTTCTACTTCATTGGAAGAGATAAATATATGATCACAATTCTCATCTGTTTCATTCTCTCTCCTTTGCCGAGTAGTATATGATTTTAAGACTTTCATATTCAGATTGTTCGCTGCTTTTTGGGTAATGGTTGATTTACCCGAAGATGTTCTTCCTAATACACAATATACTGTATGTATAATAATCACACTCCTTATTCAGAATCTTTTAATAATTCTTCCAAACTATCAATTTGAAGCTCTGTTTGTTTATCATCAGACAACAATGCCGTAAGTTGTTTTTCTAACATATCTAATTTCTTTTTCTCAGCATTGTATCTCTGTACTTCAAGATTTGCTTTTACATCAGCAATCCAGTCATCAAGTGAGCTACCCGAAATCATTAATGTAGAAGTGTCAATTTCTAAATCTTTTGCAGATATTAAAAGTGCATTAAGTTTAATTAACAACATTTCGCTTGAATCAATATGTAAATTGTAAGTAACCTTATCCAATACTAATAAACAATTAGTAATTGGATTGAATCTTGTTGGTTTTGATGCAAGCTCCTGTCTTTTTTCTTCAATAGTTTTCTTTAACTGCATAATTCTTTCATCATTTTTCTGTGCCATAATAAAATCTCCCTTCCAGATAACCATTTTTTAAATAATGTTCTCCATAGATAGGATGAATATACTGATAACATTCTTCTAAATTATCAAAATATTTTTTAACCTGTCGTTCCCTTGTTTTTGTTTCCATTTCACTAGAGAACCATTTCTTTTCCTCATAGGTTTCAATAATGGTATCCATGATATACCATTTACCACTCTCTTTTTCATAATATACTTTTATATTACCAAGAAGCTTATCTTTTTCTTTACCAACTACAAAATCATTACCGTGCCAATTATGTTTAAGACACTTTTCAATGGTTTCTTGTGCCATAGCAACAAATATATCGTATGGTAAATCAATAAGCTTATCTGCTTCAAAATCTTCTTGACAATATTCAGCATTGCTATATAACAGATTAATCATATCTGGATAATCTGGTCTTTTTTCAAGAACCATATGGGTGAACTTTCTTGTAATTGTTTTCATATGTGTTACTCTATTTTCTCTGTCCCAACTATATTCAGCACTAGGATTTCCAAGAAGAATAAAGAAAAATTCATTCTTTTCTTCTTGAATACTTCTATAGTAAGTAAGGTTTTGATTATAATAACTACTTCGACATTTACTGATTAACCATGTATCATCAAGCGGATATTCATATCCTTCTTTTCTGTTGTTACTATAATAGTAACCATGACTTTCATGGTAATAATTTGACTGATCTTTCCAAGGCTTTGATTTTCCCATATATACATATTGATTACCATTCAAATCCTCATATGTAGCACCAATGATTAAATCTCTTGCTTTAATAAATGTATTATTATGAATGACTTTATTCTTTTCCTGAATTTCTTTATAGTCCGAGGATTCTACAGGTACAAGAACTAATTCTTTACCATCCCAACCATAAACAAATTCACCTTCAAGTCCTTTACCTTTGATACAGTTACAATTTTCTAAAATCCACAACAGATTTGGAATTGTAATTTCAAACTCGAATCCTCTAGGGTCATATACTCTGGTATATGTCTGTCTGGGATTCCAACCATATCTATCTCCACCAACCTTCTTATTTAATACAAATCCTTCCATTGGCTCATTATCGTAGATTTCGTTTGGAATACCTTCATCTCTCCAACCTTGCCATGAGGTTTCTTTTCGTAATTTACCTTTTTCATCAAAATAGATTACATAAGCTAATTTACTTGTATAAGTATCTTTTCGTTTTTGGAATCCTACATTTATTTTTGTTGGTATAAAGATATTTGTTTTCATTATATTTTCTCCGTTCTTATAAAACTAAATGCCTAATTCAAGTTTTATCTGTGGTTTAATCGGATTATAATTTTCAAGGGAAAAATCTTCGATTGAGAAATCATAGAAATTATCAGATTTAGGATTGAAATTCATTTTGACTGGTTCGAATTCGTAATCATACTGGCTATTTGATTCAATTTTCTGTTCTGATGCTCGACGAAGTAGCTCATTCGCAGCATCAAAGTGACGTGTGTAAATCTGTTCGTTCGCCACGAAGTGTGTGAATTTACCAGGTTTATATCCAGTCGCTTTCGCAACCATCATCTGCAAACATGCGTACTGCACTTCATTTATTCCGCCAGCTCCGGAAGCTGTAAGCATATCGCCACTTCTCTGGATTAAGCACATGTCAAGATATTCACCTCTGACATTCCAAATAGTAAGGAATGCACATGGTGCGAGTCCATCTGATTCATCAAAATCGTTTTCCTGCCACAGACTTATGATATGGCGGCGTCCATATGGATTTTTTTTAATATCCGTAATAAGTTTATTTAATAAATCATATTTTTTTACTGTGGCACCGTAGCGAATGCCAATCGTTTCTGGTATCATTACTGATTCCCAGTCATCCCAGTAATGAATATTGTATTTGTTACGTAGAACGTCCAATGAGTTACTGGCATCTTTGTAAATCCAGAAAATCTCTTTGATTGCCGTTTTCCAAGCAATCGGACGTAGTGAACAAATCGGAAATTCTTTACTTAAATCATATGTTCTTACAACATGATTCACAAATTTTGTATGCGCGGGTGTTCCGTCACTATAACGGGGACGAGGATTCTCATCCATTGTCCCGTTGTTCATGATATTTCGAATATCCTGTATTAATCTTAAATCGGCTCTTGTCATATAAGTTCTCCTAAAATGTAATTGTGTTTTTGACATACAAAGGAATAAAGCCTTCCAGTTTTTTCATTCCCTTATAAAGTCGTGCAGCCATAATACTTCCGAATTTTAGTGCCTGGCGTATATCCTCGGTAACTCCTTTGGGTGAACAAAACATTGTTTTATCACGGATATAAGTGCTGTACATACCTTTTTCTTTCGTATTAAGTATTATAAGAACATAATATTCATCTTCGATGGTCATACTATTTATCCTCCGCAATCCAAAGTTTCATGTCCTGGCGAAATTGGTTACAAATTTGTTTATTATCGCAATGAAAATCTACTTCACATACTTTATCAAGCCCCGTACTCAATATCCCCATTAATGATTTGCCATCGATGATGTACCTTCCTACCAAATAGTCAACATCATTATCTCTATATTCATTGCATTTCGCAGTAAATAGACTCGCGTCATTTACTGTTTTTAATCGAATTTTTAACTTCATATGATATAATTTTCCCTTCAAATAGTATTAGAATTTAGCATCGAAATCAGCTCCGATTCATTGATAATGGGTATTCCTAGGTTTTTAGCTTTTGTGTTCTTAGTTGATGTAGAATTCACATCATTATTTACGAGAAAATTTGTCCGACTTGAAATTGATCCAGACACTTTTCCACCATGTTTTTCAATCTCATACTTTGCAGCATCACGGTTTTCAAATTCATTTAAACTTCCAGTAATAACAAAAATCATATTCTCGAGGTTATTTGATGCCGTATTGCTTGTCTCTGTCTCTTCGAAAACAAATTCTCTTGCAAATGATTTGACTTCTTCTTTATGATTATTCCAGAAATCATGCATAATTTCGGTACGCTGTGTGCCAATTCCTTCTATATTAATATAAGGAAATTTCTCATCCATTCCTGTAAAGAATTTATCCACACTTCCATCGCAATATTTTGCAATTGCTTTACTGGCTGTATTGCCAATCATTGGAATTGATAATGCATTAATGAATCTGTTAAGCTCTGTTTTGCGGCTAATTTCAATAGATGCAAGCAGTTTATCTACAGATTTTTTACCAAAACCAGAAAGTGATTTCATATTTTTCTCATATTTTTTAAGGGAATAAATATCAGAAATGGATTTCAACCATCCAAGAGAAATGAATTTTTCAATTGTTGCATCAGATAATCCATCAATATTTAGGGCATTTCGCGAAACCGCGTGTGAAATTTTGCCAAGTAATTTACCTGGACAATCTGGATTTGAACAAATAAGAACTTCAGATTCGTTATCTTTAATTACTTGTGCTTGTTCACCGCATATAGGACATGTATCTGGAATGGTTAGTGTACCACTTCTGGATAGATTATCTCGTATTTGCGGTATAATCATATTTGATTTATAGACAGTTATTTCGTCTCCTGCACCTAGTTCAAAAGACTTGAATACGGAAACATTATGTAATGATGCCCTATTTACTGTTGTTCCGTCAATTACAGTATCTTCAAAAACTGCAACTGGAGTAAGCTGTCCAGTTTTTCCCATTGACCATTCAACTGTTTTAAGAGTTGTGACATTCTCTTCATCGTAAAATTTATATGCTATTGCGTTTCTTGCGTGATGATTTGTCATACCAAGAGATTTGCCAAATTTTACATCATTGTATGTACATACAATTCCATCAATAGGATATCCTTTTTCTTTAGCGATAGATGTTAGAATATCAATTTTTTCATCGATATTATCAGTTTTACTATTGTATGTAACATATGGCACTACCTCAAATCCCATTTGTTTTGCAAGTTTAAATCCACTCGTATAACTAGCAACCCCATACGGAACTTTCCATACAATAAATTTAACATGCCTATTTTTTGTTACTTCACTATTGAGCTGTCTCACTGAACCAGACGCAAGGTTTCGCGGAGTCTTATATGTCTTTTCATCAATCAACTTTTCAAGTTCTTCTGATGATAACTTATTTCTTTTGGCAATTTCATGACATTCATTTATAATTTTATTATTGATGTTATTAAAATCGTCTAATAAGATTATTGATTCTCCTTCAAATTCAAACTTAGAACTTGTATGAATCGTATATGGAAGGTTTTCAAATGCTTTTACATTATGAGTAATAACTTCTCCAATTAACCCATTTCCGCGAGTTTCAGCCTGAATTACTCTTCCAAAATCATATGTGATTAATGTGGTGAGTCCGTCCATTTTTAATGATAATACACAATCTCTGCCATTTGAAAATTCAACTAAATCATTTGTTATTTTGGTTTTGTCAAGTGACATCATTGGATGACTGTGTTTTACTTTTTGAAGTTTTGATACAACTTCATACCCAACAGATTGCGTTGGTGAATTGGAATATATAATTCCAGTTACATATTCTAACTTTTCCAGCTCGTCATACAATTCATCATACTCATAGTCGGAAATTAGCGATTTCGACTCATTATAGTATGCATTTCTATAAATATTGAGCTGTTTTACAAGATATTGTATTCTTTCTTTCATTTCGTCTCCTGTAACCACAATATATAGTATTTAGTAAAATAATGACCACAATATATTGATTTATTTTACCTATGAAATCAGGATTTCATAGGTTACTAATTTTTGCGATACCAAAGTGAGCTTTCGTTGGCATATTCACGAAAATACTCAATCATATCCGGTTCTTCCGGAAAGAATGGATCTTTTTCTTTTTTCGATTGTAACCATCCAAAGAAATTCATACACAACTGACCAAATCTCAGATCAGGGAATGATCTCTTCCAAATTTCTGCGAATTCCCATGTAAATGTATCGATACGTTCTTTATTTCTCATGTTGAATTAATCTCCTATTCGACTGTTAAAGTGTAATCTTCATTCCATATGGAACAAGTTGTTTTTATCGGAAAAGTAAGGTCAACTGTTTCTTTTAAAGAAATCAATTTCTTACTTGTTTTTAGGATATCAATATTAATTTTTCCATAATATTGTATCCATGTTATTTGATTCATAACTTCTGATTTGGAAGTACCGATATCTCTATATATCTTAGAAAAACAATTTCCCTCTTCTACTCTTTTTCGAGATCCGCAAGTTACTGTGACTTTTCTTTTACCTAAGTAAACATATAATTGCCTATTGATATCTTCATATATTCCACCGACAGTTAATTGAGATAAAGGAATACCTTTTGTCTTTTCCTTCTTTTTATTCTCTTCTTTTCTTTTACTTAAATCTGCTTTTATCTTATCCGCAATTTCAATTTCTTCTTTGGATGGATTTACAACTTTAAATACATCACCCATAGAACGTTTAGAACCACCAAGAAATGCAATTGATTTACCGCACCAGATGCCAACATCCATTCCAATAACATCGCGTCCCGTGCCCTTCCCTACGCAAATATCCCCATCTTTTAGCTCTCGCCCAAGGATATCATATCTTTTATCTTCACTCATTTAATATCTCCATTCATTTTAGCTTTAAAAATTGCTTTTAAATATTCTTGTGGATTATCTTTCGCAGCTTCAAACCCTCTCGTCTGTCTCTGAATTTCCTCTAATACAGGTTTATATTTTGGGCTGTTTCTAACCTCTTCACGATATTTTGTCACTTCTTCTCTGGTGATAATTTGTTTATCTACCAGAATTCTCAGTAGTGATTGAATATCAACCGCTACATCGAAAATGGTTTTGTTGCAATCTCAACTCTTGAAGTGCTTCTTCTGGTTTATAATACTTGTCATTTGATACTGCCATTACTCTTCACCTTTCACATATTCACAACTGTTCCGATATCCACAAAGGACATGACACATCATATAATTTAAATGCGCTGCAAATTCTTCATCCTGATAAATCTTGTGGATGATATCGACTGCCCAGTTTAGCGTCTTATCATAGTTCTCTTTTACAAATGGGATATTTGTGATAGTTTGTTCATAGAAGTGGTTCCAGACAATACAACTTGGATATTTGCCATATTCCTGATAAATCGGATATGAATATAAATACATCTGTTTACTATATGCTTCAAAATTCGATAACTGATTTTTTAGTGGCTTACCGTCTTTTTTCAGGAAGTGATCAGATGACTTATGATCTACAAGTATTATTTCTCCATTTATTTTGTTTTGAAGTAGCAAATCAATGAATCCGATAAACTTGTAACCTTGTAATTCGAAATGAACTTCCTTTTCTACGCCAAGAATTTCATAATTATCTAGTTCTGACAAGTCTAATACTGCTAAATAATCCGCGCCCTGTTCATATTTCTTGTCCATAGTTGACTGTTTCGCGGTATAACAAACATTATTATCATAATTTTCTATGTAATAATCCAACGCATCATCCAGGTTGAGTTGATTTGAAAAAATTTGTGCCTGGATATCGTGCATATAACCACCCGCATCGGAATAAAAATTCCCCTCATTTAATTCTGTTCCATCAATTTTTCTATTATAAAAAGCATACGGACATTGTTCATATTGGTGTAGAGTTGAAAATGAGAATGTGATTTTGTCTAAAATTTCTTTATAAGATGTCATTCTTCCTCGTATTCTTCAAACTCGAAAACGGAATTTCGAGTTGTGATTACAACTTTGTTATTATTTTTACTTTTCGAAACTACATCACTCGTGCGAATATAATTAAATCTGAGTGGCATTCCATCAGAATCTCTTATATAATTTAATGTCATAGGAATACCAATTCCAATGGAATCATATCTCATTTCCACAATTCTGCCGATTCTCAAAGGATATCTTCCGTCAGTACGGTCAGTTCCTTCTTTCCCATATGTTCCTGTATGGGTAATTCGTGTAATTTTATATAACATATGCATATCCTTTCTATATGCTCGCATCATACTGCATGCCATTTCACATGCTTGGTTTACTGCTTCTATCGCTCTTTTCTTACCCGCTAATCCTCCATAATACTCGATTTCACGGATAGCGTCAGATGTGGTTTTAGGGTCTAAGATTTGAATTGCATCCGAAATTGTCAAGTTATTCATAATCATTCTTCCTTTTCCAGTAAATATGTAGCTTCCTGATCTGCTTCGTGTAATGCAAGTGCCAACGGATATTTGCCAAATACTGCGCCGAGAGCATTATAATTTTCTTTCGGTTCAGACCACCCCATGTGCCAACGGATCGCGTATCTTTCAGAAGGCGTCAATCTGATATATTCTTCGATCATCATGACTGACTTTTCGCCATGTCCATATGGAATTTTATCATCCACAACATATTTCGGTACCGTTTCCCAAATGAATTTGCCATTAGAATCGCTTTTGACCATGCGTGGATTTGCGGCATTGATTTTTTCTTCATCATATGTTTTCTGATTTTTTAATTCAGAACCATAAAAATACGTCTTACATAAGTCATGTAAAAGCGCAGAAATAATAAGTGATTCATCTGGAATTTCGGCAAGTTTCTCTGCCCAAATGGGATTTTTCTTTTTAGAAAGCAAGCAGTTATACACGTTCATGGTATGTTCAAGAAGTCCTCCTTCATGACAGGAGTGAAACCTGGTGCTTGCCGGAGCCGTATAAAAATCACTTTTCTTAATAAAGATAAGTAATTTATCCATTCCGTCTCTATCTACTTTATTTAGAAGTGCTTCAAACGTTGTTATTAAATTGTTGTCCATGTTATTTATTCCTTTTATCTTAATATTTTTGAGTCCAGGCAATTCTTACAAATTTCATATATCATTTTACCCATATGCTTTTTGGGAACAAAATATATGTGCATATTATTTCTGTGCTGCCATGTCAACAATGCCCGCAAAAATGAATCTGGATTAAGTTTTGAGCGGTAGTTACGGTCTATGATATCTCCTATATTATCATTTTCTATTAATAGGAAGTTTCTCTCGATATTTATCATACGATTGAACTCTTTAAAGATTCTGTCGTCATCTTTTAATACATTAGAGAAATTGCCCGCTAATTCTGATACTGAATTTTTGCGTTCAATACACAGTTCATCTGTGAAATAGGTATCTGTGAGAAATCCTAACTCTGGACATGACTCTATCATTAGCCCGTAATCGCCTGTTTTTAACGCTTTTGTCTTCCATCTCACTTTATGTTTGGTAAACCACTCAAGGATTTCACCGTTAGTTTGATCTCGAGTGTCTACCAAAATTATCATGTGGGATAGCAATTCTTTGTAATGCTTATCTGTATAATATTGTTTCATTAATATACCTTGTATTCGTTAATCCACCATTCTTTTTCAGTTGTCGATTTTACCCATTCACCTTCTACTTTTTTCATCTTGTATTGGTGATCACTATCTACTACTTTTATAATATCTCCCCGTTTTAGTGGATGCTTTTTGAAAATAGTTTTCTTTATTTTTACCTGAAAAGTGTTGCCATTAGCTAATGGATATAGAGTTATCTTAGGGGAATAATTGACATTTAAATCTTCTACGACACAATATCGTTGGTATTTCTTATCTACAATGTCGTAATACCCAAGAACATCTTTTCTCATTTGCAACATATCTTTGAATTTAGTCTCTACTTGATAATTTTCACATAGCTCTCGGATAATAGTAGACGCATCAATGTTTATAAATTTTTTGGGTGATTCCGATTGACAGTGTTTTCTAAGAATATCAAAATTGATATTGTTTTTAAACATGTTTTCTTTTGTGGGTTGTTTGAGATATTGTTTATTTTTAAAGAATATGTTAAAAACTTCCAGATAATGAAGGAGATAATTGATATTTCCAAAGTCAGAAAAATAGCTAATTTTAATCAAATCTTCAATTCTTGAATCAGATATTCCAGCTGTTCTAAAAGCAACCAATACATCCTCGAACGAGGAATATTTATTTTTCCCAAGTTCATACAATTTCTCGGCAATGGCATTTGAAAAGTTCTTGATAGATGATAATGCGGGATGAATTACTTTATTCTCTTTATCCATTGAGAATTTTCTGTTGTCAAGACCAAGTTTATATGATCCTTCTTTTATTTTGGCAAATTCAAACATTTCTTTTTTATATGCAGTTACTTTATCTTTATTACCTTTATCAGCATAGTGTTGCATCATAACAGCATAGAATTCATATGGATAATGAGCTTTTGCATAAGCTCCATATACAGAATCGTAGGCATAGCTCAGAGCATGGGATGCATTGAAAGAATATTTTGCGGCAGCCTCAATGATTTCCCATGTTTTTGTAAATCCATTCTCCGTACCGACATTTTTAATCCATCCATTAAGCAATTTAGCTTTTAGTTCAGTCAATTCCTTTTCTTTAAATTTCTTTTTACTAATTTTTTTGATAATAGCATAAGTCTCTGTTTGTTCAATACCAAGCCATCCAAGATATGTCATAATAGATTCTTGATACATCATATAATGAAAAGAATCTTTTAAAAGATCATCCAGTTCTTGAACTCCGGTTGTATATGGTAATCTATTTAAAAAGGTATCTAACTGAGTTTTGAATCCAGGACGAAGAGCTGCAACAAGAGATGTTAATTCTCTCATATCTTGTGGCTGATATTTTTTACAACATTGAATACCGAATGAAGATTCGCATTGATTGACTCCTAATGTGTATCCACTCTTATAAACACTCCATGTTTTTTCATCATTCTCAATAAGTTTAGTCATCTCTGGAACGGTAGGAGTTTTGACTCCCGCCATCTTAAAAATATTATTAATTGTAAGCCAAATATCTACTTTTAATAAATCATTTTTAACAAATTTGTAATTTTCAGCTACCATTCCATCAATGACAGTTGTGATAACTTCTTTCTTGGTAGATTCTGATTTACAACGAATAAGTCCGACCTCTCTTTTAATATCCCCGTCATAAATCAGATACCCACAAGGAGCCTGGGATTTGGCATTAATAATACCTTGATATTTTTTACTTTCTTCAATATATCTTCTATATTTCTTATCTACAAAATCATAAAGGTCGATGGTATCTTTCATATCATCATCTGCATTTTTTAAAGCTTTTTCATATTCTTTAATCTGTGCAGATATGTCATTTGCAATTTGAAAATCAAGTTTTTGGGATTTTGCATAGAGTTTGAATGCTGAAGATGTTTTTAATGGTTTATACGAAATCATGGGATAAGCATGTCCTTCACCCATAACTTCAAGTTGTGCCTTTGCAAAAATATCTACAGTTCCAAGATTTAGATCAAGGTCAGGTAGTGAACGAGTTTTTAAGATTCGCGTTTTTGAAATAAATCGGTCTGGATATAATGTTACAGGGGAAATAAATCTGTCAATATTACTAAATCCAAGAAGTGAATTTATATAATATGAAACACCACTTCCTCTACCTGTTTTTGTAATTACTCCACCGTTGGATGTGCCAATACGAACTAACTCATAGTCAATTAAGAAATAATCAGACATTTTTGTACCAATAATGGCATCAAGTTCGTATTCAATACCTTTTTCATATTCTTCGTATCTGTCCGGCGAAATCGTGTGTTTTATATCATTCCATTTAGAATATACAAGTTCTCTAAGTTTATTGTCTCTCCATTCCTGGGATTTATCTCCTACCCATTCACCATTAAATTTATAATTTCTAGGCAGCTTAATTCGTTTATCAAGAACAATATCATCAAAATCAAGAAGTAAATTTGTATTATTAATACATTCATTGATTTGTTCTTCATTTAAAACACCTTGCTCACGTAATCTTCTGCGAACTTCTGATTCATCCGGATAATCCATATACCATCCAATTTCATCTTCGTCATAAGTGATTCCTCGTGCTTCTAAATAATTATCTCGTTCTACAGAATCATCTGGATAAATATAATGGCTATCATATCCAAAAATCAATTTAATTCCAAGTTCTTCCGATAATTCGAGAATATGTCGATTTATTTTTTTCTGTAAATCGGTATTATGATACTGAATTTCAAGAAAGAAATTTTCTTTAAAATGATTATGCAAGGTTTTTGTAATTTCATCTATATCTTCATAAACCCAGTATTTTAAACAAGCTGTTGTTACCAATACATTTTCTGGTTTGATTTTTAGAAGAAGATCTATATCGATTCGTGGCTGTCCATAGAATCCATCTATATTCGCAATTGAAAGGACTTCATTAATATCCTGCCGACCCTCTTCATTTTTTGCTAACAAAATAATATGGCAATTTGTTCTGTCTTTTGCAGATACAATCTTCCCTGTTTTTTTATCTATTTTGGAATATTCAGCAAGTCTATCTTTTACCCAATAAGCCTCTGCTCCAAAAATAAATTTAAGCTTCTTTCTATTGTATTCAGATCCAGATAGAGTACCTTCTTCTACTTGCTTCTTTAATTTGTCATTATAATTATTGACAATTTCATATGGAATATAGTAGTTGCTTTGATATCCATGTTCTACACTTGATATTACATTATGTCCTAATTCTACAACTCTTTTAAAATAATCATCATATGAAGCAGGACAATCAGCAACTAAAATATTACTATATGATTTATGACAATGATAATTTTGAATCAATGAAATTTACCTCTCTTACTTATCAGGAAATTCATCTTCAGGATCAACCCGTCCTCTATCCACATACTCCAATTTGTCAATGTAATAATTGTCGTCCCACGCGAATTGCTTGTCATATTCCGCGTAATCCGTATAAAATCTTCTGGATACTAAGTCATACCACAGTCCAATTTGTACATCGGACTTACCAAACATCCTGTCTTTCATTACAGTTAGTACAACATCATATTTATGCCATTTGCATTTAGGGTCTTCTTTTTCTTTTTTGGAAACACGACGCAAGCCAATAGATCTCATTGCAAGGTTGATAATGTTGGAACTTCCGGCAATGTCATACATTTCAATATCTGAATTTGAATCCTGGGTTTTTCTTGGATGAGCAATTAAGACTACCGCGACATTGAACTTCACGGCGAATTTGATTAATAGATTTATAAGATTTGTCTGAGCTGTATTTTTGTCGCTCTCATTACACTTCAAATCGAGCATCATAAGGTTATCAAGAACAATTAATTTGCAACCGAATTTTCTCACGCATTCTTCAGCTGATTTCAGCACAGCTTCAAAATCATTAGATTCCTCGTCTTTGTAAATGAAAAGCTTCTTATTATAATACTGCTGCATTTTTTTCTGTGTATCATATGGAACAACATAATATTTTTTACCGCTACTATTATGTTTTTCTACCATATTCCTGCGTCCTGCGATAATTGTATTAAACCAGTTTGCAGAAAGACGTTCCGGCAGCTCTTTGGAATATAAGAATGTCGGGCTGCCATTGTCGATTGTCATAGCAATCGCCTGGTCGATAAGCGAGGTTTTCCCAGATCCTGGCCTCCCTGATAAAATCGTGAGTGTACCATAAAACAGTTTACCTAATTCATTGTCCAGAGGCTTGATTCCCGTTTGAACCCCGTCCATCTGTGACACATCGAGTTCTTCAATTTCTGAGTAATCAACAACACTTTTTACAGGAACGTCTTTTGCTGCCGAAATCAGATCCATTACAAACTGTTTACCGCCAATCTGCAAACAGTCATTGATATCTTTTAGCGGAATTTTTCTCCCATCCTCTTTTTCGTAATATTCAGGTGTAACAATGTACTTTGTGCGCCAAGTTCCGAGTCTGTAAATACATTCTTTTCGCATCTTTTCACCTGCTGCATCGTTATCAGACCAGATGATAATGTCGTCAAAAGTATCAAGCCAATCCCAGTTTTCTTCAATCCAATGAAGATTTCCTGCTCCAAGCGGAACACTTACGGTGTTTAGATAACCCGCCTCGATTGCACTAGCGCAGTCAATTTCGCCTTCCGTACAAAGGAGAGGTTTTGATGTGTTGACGCGGTTCATATTGAAAAGCAATGGCGCGGTATCCGAATCTTTCTGACACCATGTTTTCGGCTGTCCAGAATGTTTTTCTACTGTATGAGATGGGCGATATTTCACCATAGTAAGAACGTCGTTTGTATCATAGAAGTTGAATACGGCATTGCCATGATTGTCTTCTCTCACATCAAGGTAATCCAGAACATTTTTTGAAATGCCACGTTTACCAAAATAGTCAACAACATTTGGTTTATCATTAATTGGTTCTTCATGCGGATAACGATAATTATGTTTGGTCTTTACATTCTGTTCACCAAAACTACATTCGATTCCTGCTTTATCAAATAGAAACTGGACGGATTCAAGAAAAGTTTTTCCTTTTCCCATCAATACATCAATGATATCTACTGTTTTATTGCATGAAAAGCAATGCATGCTATAATTTTTAGGATTGTAAATAAAGCTTGGAGTATCCTCATCATGATATGGGCAACAGGATTTCAGATTTTTTTCATCAAAATCTTCAAGTTCAAGTAATTCTGCCATGATAAATGCGTTCTGATTTCCAAGTTTTTCTTTTGCTTTTTCAATAAGTTTTCTGTCAACGATCAATTTTTATTACCCCATCTTCATCTCATATTCCCAAAATAATCGTCTCAATCCATATAAGGCATGAACTGGTTTTGATTTGTAATACAATTTTGACTTCTTGATTTGCTTCAAAATATATTCCGGAGGTACTTGATTTTTAAACACAAGTGTATTCAAAATCCTCATTACTAATGGATACTGCGTTTTATCTTCCATGTATTCCATATATGTTGAAGCGCATTCTGCAATTTCTTGTTTTGTCGCTGCGCAATCCCAATGGTATTTTTTATTGCCAATCACCACGGCTTCTGAGGCTTTCACCTTCTCGCCGTGATGTAAGCAATGATTATATGCGCAGACATACTCTTTATCTGCCATATTTAACTACCTCTTAGCAGAATGGAAGTTCATCGTCGTCAATAGAGGCGGAAACATCCATAAAATCATCTTTTGATTTCTGAGGTTTCTGAGTATCGCTACCGCCAGAATTAGAATTTTCATCTTCGAAATTAAAAATTACATAGTTTGTATATGTGATTTTCTTTTCTTTATCATATTTATTGGAAACTCCACATCTTCCAATTCTTACATTTTTACTTGTATCGAGATTTTTTGCCTGTTCGTGAGCCGTAGCAACGAGTCTAACTCCAAATGATGACCAGTCCTGTTCGTACTCTCCTGTCTGACTATTTTTTCTGGATGTAGACATACGAGCTTCATGATACTTACCTTTGTCCTCTAACTCCCAAATGTGCGCATAATTTCCTTCTGAAAACATATGTTTTTCTCCTCTGTTTAATTATTTAGTGATTTGTGGGAATAGGAATCCCAGGGGTATGCTATACCGCCCCAATATACAATTCTCTTTTTTTAGTGGAATTTTTGACCTGAAATTGGTCAATAGATAAAATAAATTAAACAATTTTTCTAGTGGCTATAAGTTTCTTTTTTAAATCTTCGAGCTTCTTATTATTTTCGCAAATTCTCGGCTCTCCATTTTCATCATCGAGAATTTCTTTGCAAATTTCTGCGACTTTTTCTTTTGTTTTTTCAGATAACGCAGATTTCTTTTTTATTAAATCCATACATTCTGCCTGTAATTTCGCAGTCACTTTAAGTTCTTCAGGAAGATCCTCTCCTTCATATACGAAGAGTCCGATTCCGTGTCTTGCACATGCTTTTGTGATAGCTCTCTGAAATGATTTGGTAGCATCCGTAGATGTGATTTTTTCCGCTTCAATGGATTTATTACTAAAATTCATAATAGCAAGTTCTTCGATATGTTCAATACCATTAACTGTGACGCTAGTTTTTACCCATCCAGATCTTCCGTCGTCAAACCATGGTCTTTCAAATGTAGTTTCGTACCAACTATTTTCGTCACCAACATGCCTCGTAATTGTCTGATGATAAATTTTGTAAGTTGCATCTGGATGCCTTTTCTTAATTTCTGCCCATGCAGCCGCCCAAGATAAAAAGCTTAATCCGTTTTTTTCTTTGACTTTTCCGCTTACATCAACGTCATACAGTAATTTAAAATAATTTTCTGCCATATATGTTTAGTTCTCCTTTTTATTCAAATGGTAAATCAAATTCTTTTGTACCTAAAAATTCTATTGCATTATCTTCTTCTAGTCTTACAACAGGAATATTTCTGTATTCTTTTAATGAATCTTCAGATCCGCGAATTCTAAATAAAATATCTAATGCTCTAAAATCATTTCTGCCTAATCCGATAACTTTAGGTTTCGAATTTTTCTCCCTATCCATTTTACGCAAGTCATTTGAAATTTTATTTTCTACAAGTGAAGCATATTGTAATAATGGGGATAATGCATCCACAACTAAATACGCCCAATCATTATTTCCGCAAATATGAAATGTCTCATTACTTGTACTGGTAATGGTTAAATCCTGGGCTGGCTTATTGCCTGTACAAATTGATGTATTTCCATATGGTTTTATTAAATCATCAATTCTATTAAAATCAATTTTGCCAATTTTAATACTGAATTCACCACTCATTTTTTATCATCCTTTCCGTATTTAATTGTATATAAACGCCGAAAATCGACGGAACATAGAAGTAAATCTATAAGATAAATCTATGTGAACAGTGGTTTATGAAAGATCCAAAGGTATGCTGTAACCACCTAATATATAATTCTCTTTATGAGAAGAATTTTTTCATGTCTGTATCAGTAATTGTAAAAGTAGGATAATTGTTTAATCCATTTATATAAGGTGTTTGCTCTCTTATGATATTCATGAGTTTCCAAGATGAACCATGAATCAAAATTACAACATCATTAACAAGAAGTGCATCGGAATGATATATCTTTTTACAAACATTGTCGAAGTTATTTATGTGAACAGGAATAATTGAATTGCAATATATCTTATATTTCCTCCAAACACTTTCGATGAAAACACTCCAATCTTTTGCAACTATATCTTCTGCAAATGCTCTTAGATTTTTATTTACCAAAAATTGAGCCTGTACAAAATATAAGATATCCATTAATTGCAATACATTTATTCTGTATTCTTTTGTCTTATAGATATATCCTAAGACATATTCCGAGATATCTGTTGACTTATATATCATATTTATAATTCTCTTTTATCTGGAAATTTTCAGCCTGAATAGACTGTTTAGAATTTGTAAATGAAATAGAGATATTATCTATCCATTTCGTTTTGTTTCATTTTATTGCTACTTCCTATAATAATTGCTCCAACAAAATACAACTTTTCCATTATTAGGAACTGAATGGGTTTCATGCAGCAATTTTTCCGCTCCTGCGTACACAATCACGGAATTTAAGTCATACACATTTTTAAATTCTTCTATTCTTTCATTTACAATGCTTAAAGCATATTCTATTGCTTTGTTATATGTCGGGAACCACTTCTCACTAGCACCATAAGCAATAGGAGATGTTCCACCGTCTTCAAAAACAATATAACCTTCTTCATTCTCTGTGAATTTATTCATATATTCTCCATTATTACCTTTTGAAACTAAAATTTCACATTGATTAATTTAGACGAAAAATTTCATCTTTTAGAGTTTTTGCATTTATCTTATATACAATATCTTCTTCACCAATATCACCGCCATTAGAATATGTGAACACTCTATTGTTGTTAATGCGAATATTGTACCAAATTAAATTATCTTCTACATAATACCCATCTATAATGCCTACCAATAGCATCCTATCTTTTTTGAATACAACAATATCTCCAACATCATATTTGCTATTGTATGTAATTGTAGTTTTACCCAATATGTATCTCCTCTGTTTCTAAAACATTCAAAATTCCTTCGATTGCTTTATCCCAGAACATGTTGATGAAATCATCTAAACCACCCAGAACTTCGTTTCCATCATAGTTCACAATCATACATTCATCGAAATATAATTTCGTTTTAGGATCAAGCCCTTTAATGGTTTCTTGCATCCAATCATTAAGTTGTTCTTGCGTTCCAGAATATCCGCAACCACGATCAAAAAATTTTCGTAATCTTTCAATCATATTTTCTCGTTCTAACTGTTTAAAATGTTCGTCTGTTTGCTCCATAGCTTCTTCTGGAGAAAAATCGCTGAAATAATCGTCCAAATTAATCATATGATCTCCTTTTATAACTGTAATATGGAATGTTAAGCCTACTACATACAGTTTTTACATCAGAATCTTTTGATATTTTTATCCATTCGCTAAGAGATAAATTGATTTTAGAATTATACCACGTACAATATAATACTCCGCCGAATTGTCTCGGAATTCCGCACCTATCATATTTGGTGCTTCGTGCATATATTTGAAGCGGGTTTAAACTTTTTATTATTCCAATATCCAGAACTGTATTCATTTTTGTGTATACGACATCACCTATATGTGGATGACTATTGCAGAGGATTATATCTACCCATTTATTTTTGTGAGCATCATAACAATCCATTATTAAGTTACTAATATTATGGAATATATTACTAAAATAATTAGTCATATTTTAATGCCTCGTCATGATATAATCCTGCCTTTAAAAAGCTTATCAATTACATCATAAACAATGATTTTTCCAAATTCTGAACCAGCTGCTTTAGCATGTCCACCGCCAGCATATAATGATGCAATATCTTTTCCTAAATTAATATCATCGCGAATAGTTCTATAAGAAACCTTTCCCTTTCCAATATCAATAATTACAGTATAAGCTAATTCTGGATGTCGTTCACATAAGGCATTTCCAAGTTCACTAATGTAATTTTCTGCAAACACCACGCCAAATACTCTTCCTGCAAAATCTTTTCTCTTAATATATTGATTGTCTTTTTCATCAATATATCGAAGAACTTCATTTTGTTTAGGTTCTAAAATGCTCAAATCTGCTACTGTAAAATTAGGGAAGACTCCAGATTTTATATGATCAATCGCCCATTTGATAAATTTCTCTCTTCCATAAATACTAAATAAAGTATTGATTTTCTTAGCATTGGCTCCTGCTAATCCAGAATTTTTTTCTTTCCATCTCCACGTATCCCATAACGTTACATATTTTACAAATGACTCGACAGCCAATCGATATTCTTTATCAATATACTGACCAATATGGTTATAATAAATTTCTGTACCACATGTCATTAATCCTGTTTTCTCGTCATTTACTTTAACGACCGCCCACGAATATTTATCAAGATCTTTTGCCGTTGCGTGATGATCATATAAATTAACTTGATTTGAATAATTTTCATCTATAGATTTACCAAGTATTTCACCAACGCTGATATCTGTTATATCGATATGATCATAATTATTAGGCTGGCATTTTCCAACTTTTTCATAAACTTCGTTATAATCACAGAACGAAATATCTATTTCATCTCCGTAAACCAATTTTGCTATAATAGCGCATCCAACGCCATCTAAATCTGTATGTGTAAATAACTTGTTCATTAGTTCTCCTTTTTAAGAATCCAATATAATTTCGCTCCGGAATACGAAATATCTTTTAATACTGGAACATAATTATTGTTTTTCATGTCTATCAACGCATTTGAAATGATATCCGGATCAATATCCTTATATGTTATTTCTCCAATTAGAGAATATTTAGGACAATTATTTTTTATCTTACTTTTTGCATTTTTGTCAAATACATGAGTACCTATTTGAATATAAGAATTTTCAAGATTTTTAACATCATAATTAGAAATATATTCTGTCTCACCGTTTAAATATTTAATAGTCGGTTCAAAGAAACCTCGACTTTTACAATCTGAGCAATGACAGATGTAATATATGTAACCTATTGCGCCATCTTTTCTCTGAACGAAGTCTCCTTCATGAAACTCGATATTCTCCATTACTTATCCTCCGTATGTTTGAGAACATTTATAAGATACATCTACATCTATGAAATTCTCTCTTTTTGTATACCAGTCTTCAGTGTTCTTCTCATATCCAATCAATGAGGATGCATGAATTAATTTATGTGACTGTAACGCAGCTTGCCATTTTTCATTTCTCTGACAATACTTATAGCATCCTTCCGCATTCCACCAGGCTCCGGAAATAGTCTGAGTTGTTCCCAACAACATTACTCCCTGATCAGTTCGCATTACCACTGCTTTTGCCATTTTTTATTCTCCTACTAAAATCCATAATCGTCTTTTCTTACTAATCTTCAAATTATCTAAGAAATCTAGTCTATCTAATGAAATCATAAGATTAGGTTTGTTTCTTCGAATTTCACTTATCGACGGATAGATGCCAAGCTCTACCAGAATCTTTGGTAAAAATCGTTCATTTGTATAATAAGTCTTCTCAATTTCATTATTTATCCAATCATGCACATCAGATGCAAACATAACGCATGGTGGCAAAATTGGTTTTCCTATAACAATATTCTCTACATATTTCATATTTACCTCCAACATTTTGCAATTTCGTGAAGATTTCCCGCAAAACTTTTTGTGATTTCGGGAGATTGCCCGCAAAGGAATCGAACCTTTATCACTAGGAGTCGTCCCCATTGTGCTACCATTGCACCAACGAGCAGGTTTAATGCTAGAAAGGAAAGATATACTAAGCTTACGTTCTGTTCATCTTTCTCTCGTTGCACTGAACTTGAAAGATATTTCTAATCAACTACGACTACACATCGGCGTTACCCCGACATCCTCGCCATTTCACCACAACCCTCGTCATTGTAGTTGACTCAAAAAATGCATACCCAAACCATACAACCAGTATGCCGTAGCCCCAACTTTACTCGGTTCCAGATCACAACACGCGTTAAAAGTTATAACTTTAGGCCTAATTTTGTTTTCAATCACCTTGCGCTTCAGCAACTTACTTACAAATATTAGCCTAATACGGATAGTGGGACTTGAACCCACACGAATTTCTCCGGAAGATTTTGAGTTTTCTGCGTCTGCCATTCCGCCATATCCGCTTAACTGGGCATGTTGGATTCGAACCAACGAAAATGCAGCAGTCAAAGTGCTGTGCCTTACCGCTTGGCGAATGCCCATTGTTGTAGAAGTTGCTTCATCTTTCGTTTTCAGATGCCAGTTCCAACCCTCTACTTAATTAACTGGTTTACTTTATATCGTTAGATATAAGTGCGATTGTATGATAAGTTTTATGTCATTCATACTTGGACGGTTATTAATTCTCCGTTGGATGTTTCATTCTACGCAATTCTGACATCATCTTGTCAAAATACAGTTGCGTGTCATATTTTATAGATGATGATATAATTGGCAAAACTTCGGTGATTGAGATTTTTTGAACTATTCCATTTTCATCATATACCATGCAATCAGGAATATCGTCGTCTAAAACATCAAGTACAATTGCAAATAACTTATCATTTTTTAAATAAACAATATTTCCTGGTATCATTTTGACATAAGCTTTTCTTGGATTCGATTCTAAAATTTCATTACTCAAAGCCTGTAACGCCAATGCTTCCGCCTGATGGAGATCGTATTGTCTTCTGAATGTATTTTCATCAGCCATAATATTACTCATATCTTTTTTGATAATTTCAACAGCTTCTTCTTTTGTCATAAATTTATTCTCCTTTTAATGTAATTTATTTACATATGATAAAAACAATAAACGTTCCAATAATCTGAATCATGTGAATCAACTGATCCTGACATAAATTAATTACTTTTGCATTCGCTTTTAGGTTATCCGTAATCATATGAATAATGATATTGACTACAAATACTAACGGATAATATTTTCCACCAAATAGAATTATGTAAATTGTAGGGACAAGCATCATCATGAATGTCCAGCTAAAACTGTGCATGAACAACGCCGCAATATAATCATGTTTATATAATTTATCTGGCGAATTTTTATCCCACCATGATTTCTGCTTTGCGGATGCAAGCCAACCCTGTAAATAATAATCATCTACAATATGGCAGAAAACCATAGATATTAAAATTAGAAATTTAGTTCCCATATGTTTATTCTCCTTCTTTTACCATAATTTTTGCTTTCCCGTATCGAAGAAGAAACTCTAGTTCTTCAAGGAGATCAATATCTTCATTGATACTTTTATACCGAGGATCATCTTTATTTGTAATTGCAGTATCTAAGTCGGATAACCGTAAATTACAAAGTCTGTCTCTGGCACATGCAAAATCACACTGGAAAGCACTAATCATATTATTGTATTTGTTTGTATTTTTCCACATATTATAATTCTCCTTTTACAATCCGTTCATTGACGGAAATTGCAAAATCATTAATTCTCTTATAATCTGGTTTATCTGGAAGAGATGTATTTACTTTATCATAATCTAATCGTTTTTCGAGTTCATCCACTAACTCAAAGAACTCCGGTATTGGCTGTCGATTATCATCAAGATATTTGCCATTTCGAATATCCATGAGCAAATCATGTTCTTCTTTTCTATACGTAACAATTCTTTCATTTTCAAGAATATCAAAACATGTGTAAAATAATCTAACCAAATGCATCATATGTTTGCCAAGTTTTTCATGCTCAATTGCGTGCTTATTCCGCTTGCCGATTTTGGAATAATCTTTCACAATATTATTCATTTCAGACCACATAGATTTGTAATCTCTTAGTGGATAGTGTGTCAAATTAACGTCCATGAAAATTTCGGTATCATAATCTTCCTGTACGGCTTTATCTATATAGAGTTTAATATCACCATCTTTAAATGGAAAATATTTATCAGGAAAAGTTGCAAAAGCATTTTTAATACTATTTAATATATGATTCTCTCTTTCTGCCTGTCCTACAAGACGAACTGCTTTATTGTCTAGCCTTCGCAACTGGCTATTTGCATAACCGCCGAATGATTGCACACATTTTTTTGATAAAAACATATGTGAATTATTAAGCAATTCTTTTCCTACAGAATTGATATAAAGGTAATGTTCCGGCTTTAATCCAAGGATTTCGATTGTATTAGGATTGCAATTTGACAACAACGCAATTATTTTGTTAAACGAATAAATTGTCGTATCCGTTTCTTCATTAACAAACTGTTCAAAACGAATATTTGATAATATTTCTTCTTTTCTATTAACTGCGATACCACGAACATCGAGATCAGAACTTTCCGTGTTCGTTCCGTATGCATGGCTTCCACCAAGTCCAAGAAGAATAATATTCTTTCCAAGGTGTTCATTTTCTCTTAAAAAGTTATATTCTTTACTCGCAACTTTCTGTTTGATTTCTTCAATCATCATTCAGTAACTCCTTTTTTCTCATGAAATATTCGTTTCATCATATTTGAAACTTTCTTGTGTATTTTCTAAATATAAATCGCTATTTACACTCCAACCGCCAGTTGAGGTCAGTATCTCATTCCTTATTTTCCTAAATTCATCTAAATGAGTTTTGAAATATTCTATGGCATCGCTCTCACAGGAAAATTCATTATCGTATTCCCAAAAGAAATGTCTCTGATTTGTTACAAAAAAGGAATTGATGTCAACACAATACGCAATTACCCATGTAGGGTAAGATTTTGAAAAATCTTCATCTTTACTTAATTCTTTATACATACTTTACATCCTTCAATTCTAAAAACATCGGTTCATATATATTAATTCTCTGTTTGAATCCATAATTCTTTAAGTTTTTCTAAATCCGGATTCCAATTTTCGAATTTTCCAGTAGTCACTTCGTCTTCCATACATTCTCTACAAATACCAGCTATACAATCATCGGATACATTTACACAATTCCCGCAATTTTTATGATAATGTTTACGCGATTCCTCTGTCGGATATTTTTTAAGAAGCCGATATAAAGTGTTGATTTCCGAATTGTGATTATCCATATTTTTAGAAACGGTGTTAATTAACTGTCTAGCGGTTCTTTTGTTAAGCTGCGAAAATTCATATTCTTTTGCCTCGTCATAATCAAAAAATACGGATTTGACTAGTTCTTCGATGCCATAACTACTTTCATCATAAATAATCCATTTCGTTTTGAATAATATTTTACGGATTCTGGATTGAATAATCCCCTGTGATGGATATGTATGATATGCGATCATTCCTATAAGATTTTCTATTTTTTCAATACCATGTTTTTCTAAATATTCATTCATATATTAATTCTCCAAATTGTCGTAATATCTATATAAACTTTGCACATTTGTTTTTACTGGCGAGCCATCATAAAACACATATGATTTTTCAATGACTCCTCCGCCTTTTTTCACAAATTCAGACACAGCATTTAATGTTTTGCCACTATAATAGCTGTCATCTAAAAATATATATTTAGATGACAAAACTGTTCGTGACTCTAATATGTTATTGTCTGCCTCAAATAATTTTGATGGATTTAGTCTGAGTCCACCAGGAAGCAGAAATAGATTAATATCACTCGGAATTTGTTGCTTCAATTGCATAGCAAAGTATTTCAGTCCAATTTCACCACTAAATATCACATTATATATGTTCTCTTTTTCTGTGATATATTGAATGTATTCGCTCATCAGCACAGGATTTGATTTAATCATTGCATCAATTTCTGTAAAATATGATTCTCCTCCACCATATTTATCCAAACATTTCTCGACAATTGGATTCATCATCTCTTTAAGGAAGCATAATTTATTCATGAATTACATCCCTTAAGAAAAAAGACAACATTATTTTTTGAATATTTATAAAACAATTTCTGACATGCTTTAGAAAAAAGTTCATCATAATCAAAATCATCTGGATCTTTAACAAGAACTTTCACTTTCAATCCTTTATATTTAACCTGTAATCCATAGTCGTTACATCTAACTTTTACGGAAAATTCGATTGTTTGTTTATCAAAAACTAATTCAGCCTTTTCTTTATACCAATTTGCCCAATTATTTTCTGTTGCTTTAACTTCCCTAAAATACATATTCCATCCGTCAGTTGAAATACATCCACCTCCGGATTTAGAATAAAAATAAATTATGCCGTCATTTACTTCTGATACAGTAAATTCTTCGCCAATATTTTTTAATCCGCCAATCGGTTTAATAAGTCTTAATTTTGTTCCTGCTTCAATCATGCTGCCATTTTCTCCTTTTCAAATTTTCTATTGAAATAATTGATTGCTTCTTGATCTTCGTCTGTTACTGGATTATTAAATCTTCTGAGTGCCTGAACGATTCTGTTATCTCTAACTTCGATTGTTATAAGACTCTGTTTTGGGTTAGATTTCTTTCTGAGAAATAAAATCTGACATTCTCCATTAATCACCTTATCAATATAAGAAGCAACACAATTGTTCTGCATTACTGCCTCGTCTTTGATATCCTGTGTGCATTTTGGGCATATGAAAATATAATCCTTATATGCAACTTCATACATTTTATTAATTCTCTTTTTAAAAATATCTTCCTCAAATTCTTTCTTTAATCGATTGTAATTGCGGCATGCAATTTTATGTGTAGTTAAAAAATTGCGAGGATATTTATCATATTTATCACTTATAGTACTCATCATACGAGCATAATCATAAATTTCTCTTATAATGTAATCAAAATCCGTAAGAGCTTCCAATGTTTTTAAACGATCCAAATACATCCAAAGAGCTTTTCCATTATATCCATATGATGCAATCAACCTATTGAAATATCCAGGTTCATCCTGTCCATAACTTGCAGTTCCCATCATTGTATGATAGATATCATCGTCGTTTAAGGTCATATAATCCAGATTGTATGCGATTAGATGGGCATTAGGATTTATTTTATAATACGAAATTAATCTTTCTGAAATTGTAATATTATGTTCTTTAGCGATTTTGATCAATGATTTAGGAATGTCATTTATAGTAAAATCAGTATCATGATTAGAGAGATATATAAGATTTTCTATGCCAGCCGAAAATATCTGTTCAAGATTTTTATAATATGGTACATTATCCAAAATAGTTCCAATATTTCTCATACCATATCGTGAATTTGCTCTCTGAATATATCGTAAAAATCTAGCATAATTCTTGTCCTCAAAGCAATCCCACAATTGATCCAAATTATACCCTTGCAATTGATGCTGCAAATTTTTGACAGGTTTTCCTTTTATACCAATGCTTGTTTTTGTCGCAAAATCGTATCTACATGTTTTTCCGTTTTCGAAATCAAATATTAGAAATTGTTTTTCTTTATAAATCTTAATTATAATCACCTCATTATGTATCTACTTGTAATACCATATATAGATTTGACGCCATATATGGTTGAAATGTTACTTTCGTCAGTCTCATAAAATCTGTTCGTCTGGATAATAAGACAATTTAATCTGACTCAATTTGATATATTCCAATTTTTCAGAAATATCCCACTCATTTTCACCTTTATAACAGGGATGATATTCCAGAAGAATATCTCCATCCGGCAATTCAATCGCAGTTTCAATTTTCATAAATTCATAATGGATATCTAAATATTCTAGTGGCTGATCTGAATACTTTCTGTCCATTTCTTCAGGAGTAAATTGCCCTGGCAGCCGATATCTTAAATAATGAAATATTCTGTCATATCCATCATCCAGCATCCATGTTTCAAAATCTGTCATTTATAATCTTCTCCTTCAAATTCGATATCTCCCTCGTAAAAACTACGTGATACATAAACGGAATACATAGAATCATCCTCATAACGGAACATAATTACGATAGTATCTCCAGATTCAGTAAACCAATAATATTCATCTTTATTTAATCTGAAATATTCAATGCCTTTTTTGATGTTTTTATTGATATTCTCGTCTTCTACATGAACAACCCATCTTTGTTCTTTGTCCGTATAATGAAAATGTGTTGGAAAATTTACGTTTTTCGCAGTGACTGTGATTCCCTCAAATTCTTCTACAGAGGTATCTTTATTACAACAAGGACATGTCACGTATTTCATTCCTAGCCATCCGATATGAGTGTCTTTATTGTTGACACTCAAAATAGATCCGCAATTTTCACATTCTACTTCTATATTCTCTAAAGCTTGTTTTTCTAGTGTTTCAGGATAATTATTTTTTAACACTTTCATTTATGTATCCCATCTTTCGTAAATTCTGATATAGTATTCTGTTATGCATTTTAACCACCTCGTTCCATTCCTCAGTTGATCTATCACCATGATGATCAATACAATGATGGCAAGCCCAAGTTCCATCTTTGAACTGATGCCATCCAAATTCATTCGGAAGACTGTTATATGAATCCCATAAGAATGGAGCTTCTTTTAATCCGCATATTCTGCATCTGTAAATTTTTTTATGATGTTTATAATAGAAATTCGAAACATTTTCTTTAAGTCGATAATATGGGTGCTGAAAATATTTCCATTTCCAACTATCGTCTAAATTAATAATCATGATTTTCTCCTTCCGGAATACATACATCATCTGCAATTTTACGAATTTTGCCACGCATATAACTGCGAAGTTCTTCCCGTAGTTCTCTGTTGCACATAATTTGTTTAATATCATTGGAATACTCCGTAATCATTTTATTAGCAATCTTATCTGCCATTTCATCTTCTAATCGTTCTTTTAATTTCTTTTTAATAACATCGATATCTAAACTCATATATACTTCTGTAAGTAAATTCTCCGGAACCGGAATTCTATCATCATATTTCACACTGATTAATTCCTGTTTTGAAATATCCGAAAGAATTTTCTTTTGCAACATGTCCAAAAGTTTCTCTTCAAAATTTTCCATGTTTACTTATCTCCTTTTAGTTTTCGTCCACACCAAGGACAGTAATCTATATATTCTTTCTGATGCACAAATCCATCATCATAGGCATCCCACTCACATGTTTCGATGTCTAAATAATATTTTCCGTCTAATGAGTCTACGAAAATACAACACTCAATTGAGTCATAATCACAATATTTACATATAAATGCATCCCTTATATTTATCCCAGTCAATAGTCACATATTCTTTATAATTCGGATAATACGTGGTTGTTCCTTTTTGCTCACTACACCATTTGTCTAATATTCCTTGCAATTCTTTATAATCGCAACAATCTACCGCATCTTCATGCAATTCTGAACATGCATCTTCTATTACATTTGTTGCATCAATGGACAATTCTACTTTCGATGTTACCCATAATCTTTCAGGTCGGGGTATGTCATCATACCAACGATCAAAAAAATCATGAATATCTTCATAAAACACATCATCTTCTTCGCAATAAAGCATATTTTCTACGCAATCTACATTTACTTCTTTTGCATTTGAAATTAATTTGTTATATTTCTCTTTTTCAATTCTCTCTTTCTCTTTTTTTGCCCCAGGGCAATCACAATATGTCTCATATTTTAGATATGGTTTTTTACAATATGGACAAAGTGTTTGAACGCCATTAACACAATCTGGACAAAATGAAAGAGCTTGTTTTTTGTATGGAAATCTATATTTTTTGCCAAATTCTGAATTGTCATCTTTTAGCTCAAAAATATTATCTTCGACCACCATTCCGAGTCCATGACAAGTAGGACATATTCTTTCATTATCAGATAAGTCTTTTTCAAGTTCTGCCGGGAACACTGAGGCTATAGCGGCATATGTATTCACTATTTTTTTATGTATCATAATACTTATTCAATCCTCTCAGTTGTTCATATAAAACACACAATATATGCTATATAAAAGGAAACAAAATACAACATATAGTTTAAAAATGCCGATGAAAGACCAGTTTCATCGTTTCTTAGACTTTGTTCATTTTTCAATTTTTTGCTTATATATTTATTAGAAATTACACCGATTTCGACTTTGAATAGAATAGGATAAGAACTTGTCAATGCAATATTTTACAATAGGAAATTTGACATAATTTCCAATCATCTAAGAAGGGATTTTTTAGACAAAAAATTTTATGGCTGAACAAATATAATGTCTTTTCCAACTTTCTTTGCATAGTCAATACAATTTTTCGTGCCACTTTTGCTGCCATCCCAAACAGCAATGACTTTATCTGAATGGTCAACCATATATTCATTTCTCTTTTGCATTAGGTATGGTTTATATTCTTCATCAGATACCAACTTTACAGTATCAGCTAAAGAAATAATATTACGATATTTTACCCTGTCATAGATATTCCACTTACCAGAAAAATTCCTACATGGAACTGCGCAGTGCAGCTTAATATCATGCCCATCTTCTTTCAGCTCTAAAACCGCATATGCAAAAATAGTATCAACGCCTAGTGCCATTCCAGTAATTGCTTCATCACATTTATTTTCTATCAGAATTTGCTTAAAATCTTCTTTGAGAGCAATCCATCTATCATCTGTCAAATCATATCCATATAATTTATTTGGGCGATGTCCTGTAACACACATTTTCATATTATTCACTCCAACCATTCATTGTCTAAATAGTAAAATCCAAAAACAGCGAATCCTGTCAACAAAATCCAAAAGATCCAGAAAACAACATTCCATATTCCAGACTCCAACCTATCAATTACTTCTGGAATTTTAGAATCTTCATAAAATGAGCTGCCATCTTCGATAGTTTTATCTTTCAATGCCGTAAAAACTGTTCCTGTATATTCCGTAGCAGTACCGTAATATTTGTATCTAACATAATAAGACTCTTTTATTGTTTCAATATAATCAGGAATAGGATAATCGATCTTCTTGATTGGGAATTTAATTCCACAAAATGAAATTTCTTTCCCTTCTATATCTTCCGATCCCGCGTAATCCCATGTCCAATATGTTTCTGTCGTATAATATGTATAACCTCCACTTCTATGTGCAACTCGGCGCGTATGTTTGGTATACTTTTCTTTTACTTTTTTCACATACATATATTCTCCGCCGATTTCTGGATACGTAACTGTATCTATAGCTTTTAATTTCCCATACACAAAAGCATTTCCTACATTTGTATCCATTCCATATTGAAACAAGTCGGTATTGTTTTCGATTTTAACTGCTTTGTTATATTTCTCATTTCTGTCCATCTGCCAATTTGATATCTTGGCGGATAGCAACGAGCCAATCAAAAGCATGATTGCAATGATTGACACGCTGGCAAGAACTTCGCGCCTTGTTATTTCAAAGTCGCCTAAATCCCATCCACTTCTCATATTTATTCTCCAAATAAGTTCTGTGGTGCATTCTCAGTTGCTCCATAATCAAGTAACTTGAAATCTTGAATTTCATATCCGAGCATATTTAAGAAAAATCTCTGTGGAAATGCTCGTACATATCTTCTGTATGATTTAACCTGCTTATTGTAATTGCTTCTGTATTCAGCAATTAGATTTTCGGTCATAGACAGTTCATTCATTAATTCTTTGTAATTCTGGTCAGATTTCAGCTCTGGATATGCTTCACTTACTGCGGAGATAGCAGTAGTTACATTTTCTACATCCCCACTTGATCCACCTCGTCCATCAACAATTGCTTTCAGTGTTTCAGATTCATGTTTGTCATATTGCTTTACACAATCAGCAAGATTGTATACTAAATCTACTCTTCTCTTTTCTTGAACTTTAATATCTGATTCTGCCGTGTTTACCTGTTCTTCATATGAAATCGCTTTATTCTGGAATCCCTGGACTCCAAATACTCCCATAAGAAGCATGGCTAAAACACTTACGAATACAATTAAAACTACTTTCCATGTATTCTTCTTTTTCTTCATAATATTAATACTCCTTTAAACATAAATTAACTTGTCAATATAGTTCCTGTCTTCACCTCTAAAAATCGGAATATTTTTATCAACAATCCACTCATTTTCAGATTTAGAAGTGTCTCTTAATTGTATTGTTTCCATAATACCATTGGACTTAACAACTATCTTATTTCTTACACAACAACTTCCTCTCTTCTGATATACTGGCAAATCATTCCAATTTATTCCCTTTTGCATCATTAGCATATCCTGAATATCATTACATGACTTATTCTGAAGTTCACTATGAGAAAAATTAGCCTGTCCCAACATCTGAATCGAATTACGAGATGCGTCAAGTTGTCTCCAATATACGAGATTTGTTACTTCTTCTTTTGGAATATTAAAACAACGGGCATCGAACATTGCACCCTTATCAACTGCTAAAGATAAAATATGTTCATAGTTTTCATGAGTATTATCCATACATTCGTAATTATATGTACAATAATCTCCTACATTCTTAGCAAAAGCCCTATTAAATGCCATAGTTGTCATACTCGCAGCAATACTACACATTTTCTGCACTTCATAGTCAAACCATGCAGAAGATGTGAGCTTCTTATAGTCCACAAGAATCAATGTAATCTCATTTGATTGCGTATATCCAAGTACACATCCCTGAATATTTTCACATAGGTATTTCATTGTTTGCTGCATTGATTTGATTAATACCTCATCAAATGGTTTTTGGAATCCTCTCGTAAACGTATGAAAAGCTTTCCCATCAATCCTGATGGCAACTGGACACCTTCTCATTAGCCTCGTTTTTGGAATCTGTTCATAAAATGTCTTCATTCGAAGCCCTAAATCATCATGTGCTGGCATATATTAATACTCCTCTATTTAATTGTATTTTTGAAATTGTGACCGAATTGGTCAAGAAGTTAATTCGATATTATTCCATCTTTGATTCTTCCAATACTTCCACTGAACCTGTCCGCCAAAAGTTCTTGTTTCGATGTCTTCAATATTGTCTCTTCGTAGCAACCAATCTCTGTACGCCTGGACTTCCAAGTCAGATTGATTTGTGATATACTGCCACCATCTAAGAGTCTTATCTATCTGTTCTACAGACCACTCATAATCAGATAACGCAGCTTGACGATACAACTCCTGTAAATTGCAATTAACAATCTTCTGAGCTTCTTCATAAGTATAATATAGATCCCAAGACTCAATCGATGCGTTACAAATATGATGCATCCACGATGGATATCTCTTTACTACTTTATATCCATCTTTCGTCACATCAGTCACAATAGTACCATGGTAAATTTCTTCGTCTTTTACAATAAATCCTCTGTTGAATGCTTCCTTAATAGTCGCCGGATCTTTAATATCCAATTTGAAATTCTTTTCTTCTTCTGTTAATGGTTCCCATGTTAATTCATACAGGTCTGTATTATATGTCCACCCGTTTGGTAGTTTCTTATATTTTCCGTCACTCTCAAACTTATTAATTGATATTCCATTAACCAATCGTCTTTCTCTAGGAGCTAAGAACTGTATAAATACTTCTGTTGGATTATATTGTTCTTCTATTATTCCATATTTTACAGAATATTTACCACCACCATCACTGTGACACCAATACACTATATCACCTGGCTTAAATCATTTCTCTTTTTTATTCATTACCATCACCTTTTGAAATATTTCTTTCATCATTCTACTAATTTAAACATTTCTTGGAAATCTTCTGGACTATATTGATTCCATAAATAATCTCTATCTTCCCCCAGCACATACCAATGATTGTAATAGTAGTACGCTTTACACCAACCCAAATGTTCAATTAAACAATATTTATCAGTTTCTTCCTTAATAAAAACATGTTCGCCATCAAGGTTTGGTTCCAATATCTTTAAAACTTCATCCTGGTTATCTTTTGTGAATTGAATGCAATCAAGATGCTCTTTTCTTATACACTTTTTAATCATATTTTCTCCTATAAAAGCGATGTTTCATTGTATTATTTTAATTCAATATTACATAATTCCTTGGCTTTTTGCCTCGCAACCATAATCTTATCGTAGTCCGTGTATTCTTCGCAAAACATACATTCATACATCATTTGCAATAAATCACCAACTGACTTTATATTTTTAGTAATTTCTTTCTGTCTATGCAATTCTCTTTCTTTTAATTTTTTTGAAGCCAGTTCTCTATCGTAAAATAGATCATCCGGAAATCCCCCATAAGTCCCACCAAAATCAAAGCTACGAATTTTGTAATACAGTTTCTCTTTATCTGGTTTTGCTAAAATTTCTACATAATCTATAGGAATATAATCATTCCCAATGTGAAACACTTTATCTCCTATATTAAACATTTATCATCTTCATTACAATGATCATAATTAATTAGTCATTCAATCATTTTGTTGTAATCGTAAACTGCGCGATTATCATGTATTACACCAATTAAAGCATCATCAAAAGTGTAATAAGAAAGCAACTTTACATCTTCATATCCATAGTCTATTAATTTTTCTTTTGCTGTCATAGAATCATCCCCCTATTTATTACAAATTTAATTATGATATTCTAAATACAAATTCCTATATATAGGAGTTACTATTTTGTAATTGTTGGTATTTAAATCTGTTTTTAACAAACTATCATGGTATTCCCGTATTTTTGAAGCACATTGCAAGTTTTCATTTCTGCGATATAATTTATATCTATCTATTACGTTGCGATATGCACTATACGTAACATATTTTTGCTTCGGAGAATTCATTGATTTATAATCTAAGGACATAAAATAATCAATTAATTTTCGACATTCCTTGTAAGGTGCGATAAATATTTTGTTGTGAAAGATTGATTTAATATATCTATATCCAGAGGATGTTTCATCAGAGATAATATCTAGTCTTTTTCTTTGGAATTCCTCGTAATTTTTTGAGAGTATACTCATATGTTTAGATGTTCCATATAAATCATCTGCACATAAACCACTTAAAACATATTTTTCTTTTATAAGTTTTTCTGCGTATAGAAAAGGATGAACACATTGAACAGCTGATTTTTTATAAGTGTTAAAATTAGTTACAATATACTCAACATCATTAATTAATGTCTTTAAATCTTGTTTAATAGGAATTTCAATAAGCTTTAATCCAAAAATTTTCGCTATATTCCTAGAACTTTTAATATCACTAGATTCATATGATTCCAAAAAAAATGTATATAAAACGGGTTTTATACCAATATCCAGGCAAGATAATAACAATGACAAACTATCTAATCCCCCGCTAAATAAAATAGCAACAGAATTTTTATCTCTTATTTTTTCTTCTAAAAAGTCATCTATGATTTTTCTCATCTAAAATACTCCTAAATAGATTTTTATATATTTCTTTAACAATAGTTATAGGTATTGTCCTTCCTGCGCGTTCATACAATTTTGTTTCTGGAATTTTAGCGATTTCATTGACCAAATCAAAATATTTATCATCTAGTAATTGCAATCTCCAACATTCTTTTGGTGTCAAACGTCTAACAGAGCCATCCAATTCTAATACGTGTTGATAACAAGTAGTGGTCAAAGTTTGGGCAACGCTATGTCCTACTCTGCCCCTTCTTGTTTTGCTGTTATAATGAGCTACATTAATAGTGTCACCAATCGTCGCTTCTGTATATCCTTTTTTAGTTGCTTCTCGAACATCTACTACAGGATATCCATTATTAAACCTTAAATTGCTGATCAATCCATTAAATGCTTCGTTAATATCAATATAATATTTTGAATCGACTTTATTCTTTTCGAGTACATCAATTAATGACAATTGTAATGGAATTTCGTTGGGAATTTTGAAATCAATAGAATCATTTAGAATAGATATCATAAGAACTCGTTCTCGGTTTTGTGGAATGCCATATTTTTTTGCATTAAATAATTTCCAATAATTTTTATATCCATATGCCGATAATGTGGTACACCATTCATTGAATATAGATATATGCGTCTTGCTGATAATATTTTTAACATTTTCCATAATAAGAAATTTAGGTCTTTTGTATTTAATTATTGGTTCACAATTCCAAACTAATGATGATTGCGTACCACTATCCTTTTCGAATCCTAATTGCTGTCCCTCATTGGTAATATTTTTACATGGAAATGAATATGTAAACAAATCAATATCAGGAAGATTATTGGTATTGATTTTTCTAATATCCCCATAATTTCTTATGTTTTTACATGAACTATATAATCTTAATATTTCATCATGCTGTTTTGGAATTTCAGATTTGCCAGTTGAGAAATTATAACCGACATTTATTTTTTTTAAATATGAAATCATCTGATTATCAGACAAATTATCATTAGATAATTTTATAGATTTATTATGAATTGCATCGTAAGACAGGATAGCATATTTGTCAACTTCGCTTGTCCCAATGAGATTATATTCTATTCCCATTTCTTCAAGAGCAATTGTAAATACGCCAATCCCAGAAAATCCTTCAAATACATTCAGCATATTATATTTGCCCCCCTATTTAATTGCAATATATCCAACAAAATTCATCCATCGCCAAAATACATCGACCTGTCTAAATCCTGCTTGATGTAATAATTCAACATTCCATTTGTTTGTACAGGGAACCAATACTCCTTCAAGAGATAATTTTTTTCTATCTATTTGATTTTGTGTATATCCGTTAGTCTTTTTGAGATTATAATAATTTTCAACAAACATATTATTAAGAGCAGATGTTTCACCAAGTACTTTCTCAACCATCAAAAAAATCCCTTCATGATTTAATGATTTATACACGTTTGATAGAATTTCTTGTCTATATTCAATAGGCGTGAATTGAATACATAGCGTAGAAGTGATAATGTCAAAATATTCTCTCGGAAATTCTTTTCTCAAATCCATATGAGAAATCGAAACAACCCCTGTTTTAATTTCATATTCAAAACGTTCTCTCGCTTTTCTTAACATCGGCTCAGATATATCTATTCCAACATAGTGTCCGTGATTATAACGAGACAAGAAATCCGAAATTTGTAACCCATCGGAACATCCAATGTCTAACAATGAAAATGGTTGCGAACAAATAGATAAATCATCATCTGAATATCGCTGTAATATTTTGTTGATTCGTATAGAAGCTAAATCGAGAATAGATTTTCGCATAATGTCATATTGGGGGATTGATCGTGAGAGCATGTCTTCAAAACATGCTGCCACATTATCATCAAATTCCCATTTGCCATTTGTTAAAATATCATCTTTTATAACAATGACACCTACTTTCTTATTTAATTTTGAATTCAATTTTTGGAAAATTGCCTTGAATTAAGGCGTTAGAAATAAATAAAGATTTAATTTTTATAATAATGAAAAATAAATTTCGTGGTTAAATTTTGTCAGAGACTTTTGTTGTTCCCATATGTAATGAGCCGTTTATCGGATCTCTTTTCACATTGCTGCCACATGTAATTTCCCATTCCCCATTTCTCGGAGGATTCGAAAAATACAAATGCGAATCTCTTCTTCCATCTTCAAATCCTGCATTGTAAACATCTTTAAGCAATTTTTCGAATTTATCCTTCTTAATAGTGATTTCGTTCTGATATACATGGTCAAAATCATAAAACACAATTGGTTTCATTTTTTTCCCCTATTCTTCTGTAATGCAAGTATTTGTAAGTTTCTTATATACATCTTCATAAAGTTCTTGTTTGTCCCCATTATATGTATATTCCGCGTAAATGCCATCACCAGAAACCGTTGTGGATACTAGACATTTATAATTCTGTAATGTTTTGCAACTCCATACTACAAATACATCATCAAGATTAATCCTTTGCCGCGTATGGTAAATATCGGCATCTGCGTTGTACCATTCAACCATTTTCTTTAAACATACTCTCTGGAAGTGATTCATTCCTGTAATAATCATTTTCTATATATTCTCCTTTAATTTATACAAATCATATCTTTTGGTATATGATGAAAATGACTAGGAAAACAACTCCAATTTTCTAGCCAATCCTGATCAACTGATACAGATTCAAAATAAATTTTTTCATTTTTTGTATTTGCTTGAGTAGCAAGAAGCGACAAAGTATCATCAAAATCAATATGACTGCCTTCACTTACTAATTCTCCGTCAATATATAGTGCTTCTAAGTTGTCTGAAATTGCATGAATTATCTGCATTGATTTTCACCCTCTTTTATTTTGTCTGTAAATGTAATAGCAGCTACATGAGTTTCTAAATATGAATCAACCGCAGCTCCAATCAGATCATAACCTTCATCAATTAATACATTTTCTTCTTTTCTTTTACTATCTCGATATTGATCTATTCGTATAGGACGAGGGATATTAACTCCTAAATCTATTGCAATGGTTATTAAATGTTGAATTCTTGATTCATACTGAACAAGAATCGGATATCTTGTTACAAAACTTGTATATACTAATGCAGTACTTTTCCCAGTTCCTCTATCTCGTATAATTAAATTTGCCATAATTAACCTTTCTTATTTTTTGCCTTTGAATTTAATTGATAATTCTTTAAAAAATTCATAAACTGTCTTGTATTCGTCATTTGACTTTTTTAAATAGATTCCTGCGCTTTCACATAAATGTGTCCACTCTTTAATTCTTTGCCTGTTAAGAATTTCTGATTGTTCTTTGAATGTCATTTGTACTACCTATATTTTTCAGGTACAAATTCACCAATTATTTTTAATACATCATCTGTATGGGTATATTTTTTCGGATATCTGTTCGTAGCAATCTCATACGCCATATCTTCTATGATATCCAAATAAATAGATTTCGCATATTCAAATCCATCTTCATAGTCGGAATCCCTACCATTTTCATACTGAATAGTATCGTTACTGTCAATCATATAAATCTCCTTGAAATTTGATTTCATACTCATTCCAAACCTCGATATGCTCTTTTTAAAGATTCTTCATTATATAAGATTCCATTATCTTGTAAATATTTAACAAATTGTGTTTCACTATCGAAACAATGACTACACCCATAACGAGTATATGATAGAATTAGACAACTATCTTCCCAATCGCATTGATACATATTCTCTTTCTTGTACTCAAACCCACACTTCTCACACGGATAATAAAAAAATCTAGGATAAATCTTTTTAACTCTTATTGTATCCATTTTCTTCTTTATATAATGTTTTTCAGGATCTCGCTTCATAATTATCTTGCATCCAAATCACATTTATGAAAGTCTTCCAGTAATTTGAATTTTTCTTCTCCATTTTTTGATATAGGTATTTTTAATTTCAATAAATTTGTTTAACACGGGATTCCAATTCATATTCTCTAATCCTGTTTATTCTCCCAATGTCTAGCCAATTCAGACAGTACATCATATGTGCTTTTATAATGTCCGTTTTCATCTTTAATACAAATTCCTTTTCTTTCGCAAAATGCGGTAAATTCCTGTAAATCTCGATTTTCTTTTGCTGTCATATTATTTTCTCCTTTTCTAAATTGGTTCGCTATGTTCTAACATATAATCACAACACATCTGTAAGTATTCACCAAATTCTTTTACTTTTTCAAACGGCAGGACGAATCTAAACCCATTGTTGGAGAAATTCCAAACTTCGAAAATGTAACTTCCATCTCTGGTTTTTCGAATCATCCATGAAACCCCCATACCCATCGGAAAACACTCATTGTTTAGCACATTAATTCGATAATTTTCACCAGTATCATCTTTACGTTCAACTCGTTCTACTCTACGAGATAATAAATCGCATCTTGCCGATATTTCATCAATGACAGAACATTCATCACAATGATCCATAAATAGTATTACTGTTTTTTCAATATTCCCATTTTCATTTTTCAATTGCTTCAAAATTGCCCATGAGTAATATACTTTATACACATCGAGCCATGTTTTAGGTAACTCATCATTAAAACTATGACAATGGGATTTTTTAGGATAAAAACGAAATGTCATTCTATATGTGTCTGATTCATATATAACAAAATCTAATTTTCTTTTCATCTTGCTTCATCTATAGGGTAAAAATCATACATGCTTCTCCATTCCCACGTTGTTCCGTAAACTAGAAAGTACTTCCCATCAACTGCATAAACGGTATAGATAATCCCTCTACGGCTCTTTACTTTAAACATATTATCCATCTCCTCTCAACAATGAAAGTGATATTTCGTCATTATTTACTCACTTGATAATATATTTTCCAATTTCCATTTAATATCACGCAAATATTCATATACTCGACCATTAGACATATCTACAGATATGAGATATAAATCATCCTGCATATTCTGATCAATTTCATCAATCAAATTCTCTATCTTTTCAACAAGCGTTGATTTGCCAAAACAATTGACTCCTGTTTTACTGGAAATCGATTCAATATTCGAAGATACATATTTCTGTTCTTCTATTGTTGCATCTCTCATATATTCTCCTAAATTCCATGCGAGATGTCAAAGTCTCGCATGGATAAAAATTATTCTTCTGTAGGCTCAGTCATGTCTCTTGTATCTACAATTGTTGAAGTATCACTGCCCTGGATCTTCGGAACCTCTCCATTCCATTTGTCAATCTTCTGTTTCTCAATCAGTTCCGGAGTAAGAGACTCTGCAATTTCTTTATTAGCTTCTGCTTCTGCCTGTGCTTTGATTTTTACAGCTTCAGCTTTACCTTCTGCATCAATTTTCGCCTGTTCAGCCTGAATAGCTGCTTTTTCTTTGTCCTGCTCTGCTGTGATCAGTGCAACTTCCTTGTCTTTATCTGCCTGAACTTTTGCTGTTTTTGCTTCGATATTCGCAAGCTCAAGTTCCTGTTGTGCATTGACTTTCTTCTGAATAGCCGCCTGAGTTTCATCATCCGTAGAAATAGATGTGAAGTTTACAGTGTCAATAATGATTCCATATGGATCAAACTTCTGTTTCAGATATGTATCAAGTGCTTCATTCAGCTCCTGACGTTTATCTCCAAATACATCTGTTACAGGATATTTTGCAGTAACTTCCTGTGTCCATGCTTTCATTTTAGGTTTAATAAAAGTGTTTTTTACAGTCTCGCCTGACTGTCCTTTGAATTTTTTAAACACTGTTGTAATTCTATCTTGATCAAACATATAAGAAAATTCCAAATTAACAAGTAAGGATTTTCCATCTGCTGTAGGAGTCTTAAAGCTTTCGTCTTTAGGAGAATCACCCTTATCTTCGGAAGTAAGGTATGACTGTTCAATTCCAATAGAATATAAAGAAGTCTTCACTACTGTTGGCGGAACAATGTGCCATCCTTCATCTAATGTATCTTTTGAAATTCCACCATTCAGATGATATGTTACTGCCTTATATCCGGTTGGTACTCGAACACTACATTTCCATAAACAAATTAATACAACGACAATAAATACTCCTAATACAATTCCACCTAATTTCCCTCGTTTCATTCATTATCCTCCGTTTTCTTTTCTTTTTTATTTTCATCTTCTCTGGTTAATTCACCAATTACATCATCTCCAATGTGCTTTAGAAACTTACCAATTGGATAGAAAATCCCAGAAAGCAAAAACCATACTGCGATTGCACCGCAAATTACTAAAAAATAAAATACTGGCATAATATTGTATTTTCACCACCTTTTACATATAACTTGATAAAACAGCACTTGCCGTTGCTCTTACTTTATCTTTATCTTCAAATGTATATGGTGGATTTTGTGTATCCCATATATTACGCATAGTTTCGAATTTTGCCACACCACACGCATCTTTTATGATTTGTAATTCTCTTAATGAAAGTTCCACTGTGACGATTGAGTCATAATTTATACGTTTTCTTCCAATTTCTTTCATAAAAATTCCCCTTCTACAACAACAGTTAATCCGTTTTCAATTCCCTCTTTTGGCATATTCCATTCTTCCGAGGCGATAACTTCTTCGGACTCGTAATATGTGTCATAATCCAATGGAATAATCTTACCATTTTTCGATGAGAAACAACCTGCAAATTCCCCGTTTTCTTCATCGAATCCAGGAATCAGCATTCTATATGAAACATAATCATAGTCCTTGTCTTTTATTAATTCTCCGATTGTAGGATATGGTTTGCTGTATTTAATCATTATTTCTTACCAAAATATAAATGTTTATGGTATCTTCAATACATTCATCATTGTTAATATGTTTTACAATTGCACGGGAATATTTTTCAGATAAGATAGAATTGAAATAGCCATTTCTAAGAAAACAGATTTCATCGCCAGAGTCGTTATCAACAAGACGAATATCATTTTCCAAAACAAGTGGTAAAATATCTTCTAATGTGATCATAATTGTTCCTCACTCAATTTGTACTCTACTAATTTATGCGTTTCTTGCCCTAATTCTAAACATTTGCTAATTGCTGCTTCTTTGTTTTGATACGCTCCACCACGTGCATTGAAAATGATTTCTCCAGTTTCGATATTTTTAATTGCATATAACGACTCTGGATTGTTGTTTTCTTTTTTATTGATATAGTCAATGATTTCATTTACTTTATTCCATAATATGTCAGTACGTGGAAACTCCTGAATAGTTAATCTTTTCATTTTATAATCCTTCTAATATTTATATTCTTCGTACAAATAATCATTCGCATAGTTTGCTTTCTTAAAACTTCCACATCTGCTATAGTCTTTCCATCCATCCTGTGCAACATACGGAAGTCTATCTTTTGGAACTACATCACATTCTTCCCAATTTGTTTGATGAGCGCAATCCCAACACGTATAATTTCGACTTTTATGATATGGACATTTAGAAGTGCCACTAAGTCTATTATCTCTCTTATATAGCAAAAATAGATTAAATACGCTCATTGGAAACCTTTTATTTCGCGAATACTTGCATATGTCCTTTTTATCACAATCTATATAATCGTTACATTCTCTTCCGACACATATATGAATCATTTTCAACACCTCCTTGAAACACGCATTTCAGAATCTTAATTATTGTATTTTTTAGGATCAATTTTTTCTAATTTATAGATGCCTCGTATTTCATCAAAAAATCCTAATTCATTTTTGATAAAATCTACCATTTTAGACTCCGTATCGAATCCATATTTACATTTTTCACATGCGTCTGGATCATAAGTATCTATACCTATAAATCGATCTACTTCCATTAAATATTTTCTCACGTATTACATCCTCTAACTTTCAATTTTTTCTAAGGAATATCTTTTAAACCAATTTGAACACATCTCGTGTCCAAATGATAAGAAATACGCCCATTCATCATCTGTACAAATTTTCTTAACAATCCCAATTTTCCCAATAGCTCTTGGATATTTTTTGCCAGTATTGATAAAATAATCTTGAAATTGAGAATCAACAATTACTTTTGCGTGATCACCTATTTCTAATTCTTTTTCCAATTCTTTTTCATGATACGTACCAACCCATTCACCAGGGAAAATATCGCTATTTCTTTTCCACATATTATTACATCCCTCAAAACTCTGATTTCATTCTATTACATATAATCATACGATAGATAATATCCTTCATCCGACAAGGTTTTGAACCATTGAATACGACTTCTCAGGTCTGTTTCGTTTACTTCATTTCCAGATAATATTCTTTCACAAATTTCTGACATTTCTTTCGGATTAATTAAATGCAAATTTTCATCTTCTGAACTTATAAAATCTTCTTCTATTGTAGGAATTCTCTTTCCACTATATTTTTCAATAAGATCTTGAACAACTGAAATATTATGTCCTGAATGAGAAGTACTACCTCCACCTATATATTCAATCTTGTGTTCATCCCAATCCCACATTTTTGTTGCTCGATGGATTGTGATTTTATATGACTTAAACCAATTAAATCCTGTAGACATTTTCTTTACTCCCTAAACCAGTCAAATTCTCCAGCAAATAACATTTTCTCAATATTATGTCCTTCGCGAATTTCCCTATTCGTACCTTCTGTTTCACCAATTTTAATTTCATGTACACCACCATTTACATGTACAAAAATTCTTCTATGATATCTGAACGAACAAAAATGTGTTTGCGTAGTGTGAATAATTTTCTCATTTATATCAAATAAATCTCTAGTACAAAAATATGAAGTACATGCATTCACTATACACGGCGGATCGTCTAACCAAATATGAATTTCTCTATTATCTTTTTTCATAAACTATCACACTTTCTATTGATACTGTCCCGAATTTCTCCATTAGAATAGTAAATATCCCATCCTTTAAATATTTCAGAGATTTTATTTGAATCATATGGAAATTCATTGCAATGTGTGATAGCAATAGATTTTTTATCCCCAAAATCTTTAACATCGTTTGAACATCTACTACATAATTCTTCGTAATCTAATGTTCCGTATCTTAATGAATTCTGATGAATATTAGGTACATTTGTTTTATCAAACATTTTTCCATTAATTACCGATTTATTACATTCAGTAGGAAACTTGCCCGCACCGTGTCTCGTCATATATGTTCTTGTAACATAACAGGTTTCTATCTCGATCTCATCATTCCACTCAACACGTTCAATAATTTTCTTAGGATTTTTAATGCCTGTATTTGAAGGAGTTAAATTTGGAAAATATTCAAGATTGTTCTGATCAAGTAGTAAACCCTGTCCTGCCTCGAATACAATGTTATCGAATAGATTTAGAAAATAGTCATCAGAAATTACAGAACAATATTCGTTCATAAAATCCAAATCATCTAAGAAATGATCGAATATATCATCATTCATAATAAGAGTTTTCCATGAATCAGATAACTGTATATTTTCTTCCGAAAACCGTTCCAAATAATAATCGCGAATAGAAGAATCTAAATCAACTACTCCCGCCTTGTAGCGTGTAATTGTTTCAAAAATTCCCATGCCACAACTTCCATGTTTATTCTTACCACGACTTTCTTCAACAATCTGATTTGCCATCATATCCCATGGAGTTGTGACCATACAATCATTATGAATATATGTTGCGGGAAGATGCTTTACTCTGTAAAGCTCGTGTAATTCCTGGCGGAAAACAACTGGATTTAAGATAAAATCTTCTGGTAAATACGTGCTTGCTCCATTAAATGCTCCGGAACCAAAATGATGAAAGACATGTCTGATTCCATCTGGAGTTACTACGGTATGTCCGCGTTGTGCTCCGCCGTTTGAACACACTACAATGCTGTTTGATTTCTGGGAAAAGAAATCTGTCATCATTCCTTTTCCCTCATCCCCAAAATTCTCAGGCTCCTATGATAACTTTAAGGTTTTTCATAGGATGCATCACCTCCTCGATAATTATATTCTCCAAAATATTTTTCCTCTGCTTGTTTTCTTGCTTTAACAGCGTCGGATTTGTTAGTAAAATACCCTAGTCGAAATTTATGGTTATAAGCTACAATTTCTGCCGACCATCTATCATACTGCTTATCATAATAAACACCTCTATATCCACTAGTATTATTTGAAGGAATACCTTGATTCATCTTATTTTCAGAAGAACAAACTATTCTTAATTGATCTTTTCTATTATCATTAGTTTTATGATATATATGATCTACTTCCCGGTGATCCCCTTTCGACAATCCCATTACTAATCTGTGCATTAGAATGCATCCTTCTTCTGTTTTATTAGCAACATATCCATCATTATTTATATGCCAACAATAATTTTTAATCTTATCGTAATCTTCTAAATCAAAGTAAAATTCTTCATTTTTAGACGTAAACCCTACTCCATATTCTCTTGACAAATCATAAGAATTAAATTTTTTATTCCTTTTGCCATTTATTCTTCCTGTTAATTTTCCGCTTCTCATTGCATTTTTTAAATGTTCACATCCACAAGAAGTTGTATTTCCATTTTTTAAATTGTATCCAAGAACCAACACTTCTTTATCACTTCCACAATCACAGGAACAGTACCACCTAGTCTGTTTTTTCCCATCCTTTTTAATTAAATCTGGCCCTCTTCTAAGTACAGTCAAGTGGTTATACTTATACCCCGTTATATCTATAAATTTACTTATTCTAAAAACTCCTATCTTACCATGTAATTTCCTCAGAATTCCCAGATGTAACTACTGGTTCTTCTGTTTTATTATTCTCTACTTCGCTGACTACAATATCTACAATTTCATTTGCGATGCTGTCCATAGAAACTCTTCTGAAATGATCATCTTTGAGATATTTTTTAAAAGATGTTTCAATTTCATCTTCATCCCATCTTCGTCCATGCTGAACATCCAGATGATAGATATTGAATTTTTTAGATGTTTCTTCGTAAAGATCTTTTGTTTCAATGTCTGCCTGTAATTTATCACCTGTTGCATCTTCAAGTCCACAATATCTACCTCTTAACGGGAGATAAGGATTAAGTTGTTCATCTCCAATTGTGATGATTATTCCTTTTTTACCACGAGACAGACAATCAAGTTTTGTATGGCGAGATCCCATATACCATGCTACTGTATAGGATTCAAATCCGTTGCCGCCGCCACCAAATTCAAAATAAAGTTTATCCAGCTGCTCCGCAATTCTGATATCTGATTCAAACTGTGAAATCTGAATAGGACAATCATCATAAGACAAATCTCCAATACCCATGATCATAAATTCGACATCAGTTACTTTTTCATACAGTTTTGTCATAATTACATTGAGTTTCTTAGCAATTTCAACTGCTGCATCACCCATCGATCCAGTCACATCCAAGCCTAGTACCACTGGGACGGTATTTGGATGTTCATCGTTGTCACAGCATTCTCTCATGATATTTACAGGTGAAAGTGCAGGATTGATACTTCGAGATTTGAAAATTTCCTGATTTGAGTAATTTCCTAAAATAGCCCCGCTTGTGGAAACATCCATTCCTCTGCTGTTTGCATAGCTAGTAAAACTTTTACTTGTCCATGATCCGCATCCCATATTATTCTTCCTCCTCGTCTACTTCATCTGTATTTTCAATTTCGTCAAAGTCAAACATTCCATCAAACATATCACCCATATTGCCGCCCATCATCATAAATGGAAGCATGGAATTCATGCCGTTACTTTCAGTTGATAATCCGGAAGTATTATTTCCACCCATCATCTGAGACATCATCATATACTTGAAGATTTTATTCGCACCGTTCTTACCTTTTAAATTACTCCCGAACATGGAAACGATTTTTCCATAGAAATATGTATTTCCCATAAACATGTGGCGTTCAGGCAAGATTGTTTCAATGGTGGAATCCTCGTAGTTAATAACTGTAATTCGATTTTTTTCTGTTTCAATGACACATCTTGGTTTCCCACTTACAAGAATAATATCTCCTTTTGTAACATTATTTGTCGGAATCACAAAGAAAAAATTCTCATCAACACCAGGAAATACGAAGTTGCCACAATTTGTGAGTTTTCCAGTCTTTACATTGTAGCTTTTGTATCCATTAGATGTTTTGACGGCAATATTGCCACTCATAGATAATTTACACATTCCATTGCCGATTTTGCCAAACATTCCATTTAAAAAATTATTCATCATTTTATCTTCCTCCTGTTTTGTTCTACATATATAGATTCTCTTTATAATACTTAAGTGCATCAATTGTTACATTCATAAGCTGAATTTGATTTTCTGCTTTTTTCTGATGAGCAAAACTTTCACCTCGATTAGCTTTTAATCTGTAAATTCTGCATTTCGCAGATTCAATTGCTTGATCAATAATGTCATATCTGTGATCGTAAGCACTACATTCTTTACATGAATCAATATAGCATTGTTCATCAGAATGACAACGCTGTGGTGGTTTCAAATCTTTTTGTAATTCATATCCATTTTTACATACACACATTTTATTCTCCATCAAATCAGTCATAGCAATCATTACAAATTTCACATGGGTTTTCTTGTTGTCTGTACCACGCACAAGATATACAGTCAGCATTTAGGCATCTTTTTCGCCATTCAGAAAGTCCTATAGTAAGTATTTCTCTTAATTCCTGATCTGATGTTGCAGTATTGTCGCAGAAAACACCTAATATTTCTGTATGAGCATGAGTCATGGCATGATAGTCGCAGCTATTAGCAGATTTTCCATTAATTTCTTCTGGAACATAGTTACTTTTATCTCCACGAAAAAGTGATTTATATACCACCTGTTCGTCAGAAGTTAGTTCTCTATAAAAATTCATAAAACAATCCTTTTAATAAAACAATCCATATCCAAATTGCTCGTTCAATTCATCATTCCACCATCCATTAATAGGCTCGTAGTCTTCTTTTTCTACCAGTTTATACTCGAAATCGTTAGGCATGGATAATGCAATAAAATTCATAATGAGTATTGCACATTCAGAATATCCTTCAATAAAATATTCACCATCTTCTTCATGATAATCAATATTATCAAGACATCCTTCTGTTTTTAAAACATTAAAGGCAAATTCACTTATGTTCTCATCCTCATATTCAGTCCATATCTGACGTTCATCTCTGAAACGAAGTCCTAATTCTGTATAATCGGAGTTATGATTAAATGAAATCCCTAATTTTTTGCAACTATCTTTATATGCCTGACGGATCTTATGAACACCATAGTTACAGTCAAATAAGAATTCTCGATATTGTTCATGCCCATCCTTTGACCAATCACCTAATGTTAATTTGTAAATCATAATTTCACCTCAATTTTTTTATATGAAAGCAACGTTTCATTCTCTATGTAATTTTTCTATATCTATTTTATTCTCTACTAAATCCGCAAAATCCTTATAAAAACTATCATTTTCTTTTATAGAGTATGGAATATTTGCTTTGTTTTTATATTCACTTATTTGTGAATCAAACGAAACCATTGAAAACGCATCATATAAAATCAATAATTCCTTTAACGAAAATTCAATTGTAAAAGTTTGCCTCCAATTAATATCTGGCATTTCATCTTTAAGCACTTTCATGTTTTACCTCCACTATTGTCCTGCAATTTCTTTTGTGATTTCTTTATATAAATATCTACCATTGGTTACTTTCTTTGCATTATTGAAAATTGTTATAACGGAATTTACCTTAGAAGAATTTACACCTACCATATAATTTTCATGTCCTTTATGATTTATATTCCATGAATATGGATTGTGAATTTTTACAGATTTAATTCCTTTTAATTCAGAAACCCAGAGATTATGCAACCACCCACCGCAATTAACAAGAAAATATTTTCTATTACTCCATTCCATTTAATCATTCTCCATTCTAATCACATTGAACATATCATCGACAGAATCAAGTAAATCATATCTTTTATTCATATGAGCTGTTGAACTTCTTGCAAATTTTCGCTCTACCATGTCAATATAGTATGTACTTTGACCATCATTGCCCATATAAAATTCGTCCCATTCTTCCTGGCTAAGTAATCTCTTTACGTTAAGCTGCTCAATTGCCAGATTGTCGAAACTTACCACTTTGAATTTATCAAGCATTCCTTCAAGATTATCGTATAGCCATTTTTGATTCTTCTCAATTTTTTCATGCGCTGCGTCGAAATACTCATTTCCTCGACGTAAATGTTTGTATCCAAGAATCAATATCTTCAAATTATTATTCTCCAAAGCTTTTACATCTTCCGGCTTTAATACACCATTGATGACGTGAATAACTGCATTCGGATACTGTTTTACAAGTTCAATAAATTTTTCAGTAGGATTTACTAGCGAAATGCCAAGACCATAGATTAGGTGATTATCAACAAGTTTTTTGATTAAATCCTGTTTCTTTTCAAAATGTATCTGATTCACGGTCAGGTTTGCAATTACTCGCTTTTCTCTAAGTTCATATAAAAATGGAATTAAATCTGGATGACTTGTGGCATCCCCTCCACCTATCGCGATTTCTTGATACGGATGAAGTGTTTGAATAAATTTCTCATTTAAAATGTCTCCAAATTTGCCCTTTGTTGTACTTCCCTCGTGGCACATGGGGCAGCCAATATCACAGTAGTTACATATTTTTACATCCATCGATTCTGCAAAGTCTGCAATAAATTCATCTTCATCTGTTTCTCTAATTTTTGTTCCATCATTTAAATCAATAAATGTACGAAAATTACCGTTTTTGTAACTCTTTATATTCGTCTTCATACACCCATTTATAACCTTTTGCATATATTCTCTCTCTCTATTCTTTTTAGTGCATGTTCAACAAAAATCCTTGATTTTACTGACTTTGCTGAACAGTTAATAAGTTACATATATCTACAAAATAGAGTTTTCTGGATATGAAGTGACTTCATGGAGTCCATTTCTGATGATTTTAGGTACAAGAAATAAAACGTCTTTGTTTCTTCTTATGAAGGCCTTCCTGTTTCCCAAATCCACCTACAGTAACTAACCTCTCATGTCTACCAGGATCACCATCCTCTGACGGGTCCTAAATTCCTTCGTTCTGCTTATCCATAGTTGGGTGCTGCTCATGCTCCTTTAGCAGGGTCGTTGCCCTATAGAAAATGTCAATGCAGCTACTGGCTCTACTTTGTCTTATATATTTTGCATTCCTGTTTCACAGCACCATTGATGGCGGACGCTTTCCTGTTTACAGTACTTTTTGCTCAGGCAGCTATTATGTCGCTTTTTCGGTGGATATCTGACATCATTTTAAATCTGTCATACTCCACACCTTTCGTTAATACCGCATAAAACACTCGGATCAACTTACAGCTGACGGCAACCATTGCCTGCCTTCGTTTCAGCGGATTCTTTACACGGGTTACATAGTAATCATAGATTCCACGGAACTCCTTGTTTCTTGCAAGCAGCGGTACCATTACCTGATACAGGATCTTTCTGAGTTTCCTTCTCCCGCGTTTGCTGATCCTCGTCCTTCCTTTATGCTTTCCTGAACTGTTTTCTACCAGTTCCAGTCCTGCATACTTCTGGATCTGTTTCGGTGAATCAAAGCGTCTGATATCACCTACCTCAGCTATGAATCCTGCTATTGTGATGCTCCCTACTCCTTTAATGGCGAGTAACTTCTCCACATGTGGTACTTTTAGGATCATTTCCTCAAGTACTTTATTGACGGCTTCTAACTGCGAAGTCCATAAGCGATGCTCTTCAAGCAGCATATATAATTCACTTTTTGTTCCAATCCCTCCGTCAAGTCCAACACTGTTGTGCGCAGCTTCAACCAGGGTCTTTGCCCTATCTTCAGTAACTCCTCTGCCACGCATCTTTTTATCATGCCAGATCTTTCGGATCCCATTTACTCCAAGCGCGATCACATCTTTTGGCAATGGTGCTTTTTCAAGCACTGCCAGGCCGCTTATTGCATCAAATCGTGTGTATAATCCCAGATATTCCGGGAAATGTATTGCAAGCCATCTCTGGATCCTGTTTGCAGATATGTTGTGCTGCTTCATGATCCTGTCACGGCTGTATACCAGGTCTCTTATTTCGGCATAAATGCCTTCTGGCATGTATGGGATTGAATATCTCCCATCCACAACTAGTTTTGCGATTGTTTTTGGATCTTTTGAATCTGTTTTCTTTGGACTGTTATCATCAAGTTCCTTGATCTTCTTAACCGAGAATGGATTGACCATTACTAATCTTTTCTGATGATCATTTACATACTTCGCAAACGCAAACCAGTAATGACCTGTTGGCTCGCAGCCGATCAGAACTGCAGTCTTTTTATTCTCAGTCTTAAGTGTCTCTGCCCAAAGGTTGAAAGAATTGAACCCTTCCAGATCGTTATGAAAAGAAAAAATACGTTTTGTAAGTTCGCGTCCTCTGTTATCAAAAGCTCTTGCATAATGTATCTGGCTTCCGATATCAACTCCGACAACCATTGTTGAATCTGTTACTTGCTCAATCTTTTCATTCTGTGTATAATTCATTTGGAACCTCCAGTGCTTGATTGTTTTGTTTACATCCGCCAAGATGCAACTCAATCATACCTTGAGGTTCTTTTTTATTCAATTGGCGCTTTTAATGAATTACAGGAATGCTCCTTTACAACATTGACATATTCCAGAAGCAGAGGCACCAGTTATTTCTGACGCTTTATTAACGCCACTATAAGTTGCAATATAATTTAAATCCATATCTAATTGAACCACACTCTTTCTTTTATTTTTTGCAATCTTTTCAAGTGCTTTTAATGAATTTTTATTAACTGGTTTACTTTTTAATGTGTCAATCCTCTTTTTCTTTGTTTCTTCTGATTGTTTCTTTCTTTTCCAATTATATTTTCCTTCTTTTTGCGCCTTTTTAACGCCCTCCATGATACGATCCCTGTGTTCTTGCGTCCACGGTTTATTCCACGCGGGATGATTTTCACCATATAATATTTCTCTATTATTTATCATTTTTTGTTTGTTTTTTTCTAAAATTCCATGCACATATCCATTCTCTTCATATTTTGTTAATTCATTCGGATATATAAATTTTTGAATAGAACCGTTATTAACAACAATTTTACCATTTACAGTAGAATAATTATGTTTCCTGCCCGCACCACCGTTGTTCAAATTATATCCCATTCCACCATTTGCTCTATTCGTATTATATAAATCTATCCAATATTGCTCATTTTTGTTCAATTCAGTTACTGAGCAAAATTGTAAAACTTTAAATTCAAAATTTTCCTCACCATATTTATCCCATGCTTTTTGTAACAAAGATGGTTGTCCGTTTTTATATATATGTCTATGATTTCTCAAAAGATTTTTATGCGAGTTAATTCTTTGATATATATTTTTGGATTGACCTATATATCTATGTCCGTTTATCTTATTTGTTATTGTGTAAATTCCACTATTTTTATAAATAAATTTATTACACAAATCTATTGTTTTCTTCGATGCAAATGATATACAACTATAAAACGACGGCGAATACTGTATTTGTAGTTTCAATAAGACCCTCCGAAATCAACCGTCATATCCATATTTTCCAAATGAAATAACCTTTTCTCCATCCGGAGTAGTATATTCTTTTTCAAACGTTTCTAAATATTCATCGTCAAAAAATTCGTCACTGGTTTGAATTTTTTCACTATCAAAAATATCAGCAACTACTGAATCATCATCCCAATTGACATCTGGATACTTTAAAGAATTATCCCAACGAGTAAGTTCTTTTAATTCTTCAATAATATCCTCTTTTGTTCCAAATTTATTTTTGCCTACCCAAAATAATAATTTTCCAGAACGCCATTTATTATATTCTTCTCCACTACACATTACGAGCGAATGTGTACTTGATGAATTAGTTTCGTAAACTCCGCGTCTAATTTGTCTTTTCATATTTTTTATTCTCCTATTCTCTATCCGGATATTCATGATCAATTGCATCCAAATTAATTAATCCAGTTTTCTTAATTTTTGCAAATTCACAACGTTCGTCTCCGTCTTGAATCACAACATATTTCTTGTTAATCAAAAATTCCTCTAATGTAATATTCTCCGTTTCTAGGAATCTACTTAAAATATCTTCATCAACCTGTCCTGTATATGGTTCATGATAGATCCAGTCTCCATCCCTGTCTTTCCAATAATTGATTTCTATATCACATTCTTCTTCTTTTTGCATGAGATATTCGATTAATTCATCTTCTGTCATCCCATATTCTTTACAAAGAATATTTCCATTATTTTTAGGATTATCTTTATTTAGCTTGCATCCATATGTAAACGGCATCACTATTTTCTTTAATCCAGGAATATATTTAAATGCAATTCTTTTGAGTTCTTTATAAGTATTGTCGTTATATTCTTCAACCATTGATGCGCAAGCATATAACCATTTATCTGCAAATGTTCCAATTGCTTTAAATGGGCTTCTTCCAAATTCCATGTTTGATTCTCGCGGCTCCCAAATACAGTCCTTTTCTTGAGTCTCGTAATCATCATACAAATATAAACTGTCTAAAATTTCTTCTGGTGTATATTGCTCACTCTTTTTCATTACACATAATGCATGCATGGAACTTGAATTTGATTCAAAAACTCCTCTGCGAATTTGCCTCTTCATGTTTAATTCCTCTTTTCATAAATATCATATTTGTCAAATTCAGGCTTCAAATCACCATATATTGTATAACTACCCCAACTCTCATCTTCTGTTTCTTCAGCAATCCGCATTCTATCATTATAGTCATAACCATTATCGTTTCCAGTAATAAGAAGAGATTCTCCAAATAGAAATCTAAATAACTTATCCGAATCTGATAACAAATCATCAAGTAAAGGTTTTAGTTCACCACTATGATCAATGTATCCGTCTATATCATAGTGATAACAAGTTTTTCCATCCCATTCAGTTGCCTGAACTTTTACATCTGGAAGAGTGTAAGTAATTCCATAAGAATTCAGGATTGATTTTAACTGTTCTAATTTTTCATCTGCATATTCTTTTTCAAATGATAGAATTGCGGTAATTAAATAAGAAGCTTTATTATAGATATCCTTATATTCTTCAAATTCCCAACCATATTCTCCGATGCAAAAATCAATATGATTTGGAATTACATTATTTTCTACATTTTCTTTTGTAATACAAATCGCATGTGTACTTGAAGAATTTGTTTCATAAACACCTTTTCTAATCTGTCTTTTCATATTCTCCTCCTGAAATATCGGTTTCATTTGTATCAGATATAATCATTTATCTGTTCCCTTAATTCATAAATCTGATCTTGAAGTTCCGTAATTTGTTTCTGAACTTTACTTATCCTTTGTGATTCTTCTTTTACTTTATTCTCCATAATCCCCGTAGCAAAACCACGTTTTGTGAGTTTATAGGCAAAAAATTCTTTATCAATATGGCTATATACAAGTTTATCGTAATAGCCAAACTCATCTTTGTTCTTGCTACTTATTCTTATGTAATCAGTACGTACATTTTCTGATCCATAAGTAGTTGTTATATAAGAAAGCTCGTATTTTCCATCTTGAAATACGGTTCGCTCATAAAAATCCTGTCTATCTGGTTCTCCGGCCTCTCCTGTGCCATGTAATAAATAATGAATCCCATCATAATCAAAACGGATTTCCCATTCTTTTACGCACGTTATTTTAAGTAGTGCAAGATCCTGAATGTCCAACAACAATATCATCTCCTATCTTCTAAGAATTTCAGCATTTTCAAACATTGGAATATATACATCCACGTCATTGTTCCATCCAGCCGGAATATCTAAATAGTCCACAAACTCCAAATGAGGCGTAAATATTTTTAAATGAGTTTCTTTAAAATCATTACAACTCTTGTGTTCCATACGACGATCTATATTATGTAATGAAAACCACAAATGCTGCACATAATCTTTTAATATAGGTAAATCTTTGTCTTCTGGAAATCTTGTTGTACAAAAAATTTCATACAAAATATCAGCCAACTGTAAGAGTGAATAAGTGAAATCATTATCATACATCGTGATTCTCAGATATTTTGCGGATACATATTTTCTCATACTAAATTCTCCATATACTAAATTTTCATTCTAGTTCTTGTGCATCAAATACTTTATAATATCTTTGTACTTTTGGATTTCCTATTACAAAAATCTCGTAACCATCATATACTTTTTTGCAATATGATCGTCCTAAATTTTCGTTGAGAAAATTTTCTGTTCTTTCCCATGCATCACCCCATGCATCTTCTGCCGTATCCCACACTGTTACAGAACCATGCCCGTCATCAGTAAGACAAACACACACATAGGCAGATCTTTTTAAACTCTAATATTCTTCATTCATAATCATTCTCGCCCCCTTAAAATAACGTTGTATTATTCATTTTAGTTTTAGTGACATAGCCGCAGGATTTACAACACCCATCCCGTCGTAGCTATACTCTTGGTTATGCCATTTTCTAAGATATTCGCCGTATTTCCAACACTGTGAAAGAATACTTACCGCAAAACTATACATAAAACCAGTAATGCCTTCAGTATCAGTATCATTACTTAATTTATCTGCATTATCTATCACAACTTTCATAGGATCTTCAGTCGATGATTTAATTTTATTCTCAAGCAACTCCGCCCAATCTTTCGGCATAAGTAAAACAAGCTCTACCATATCCATCACTATTTTTGTCATATCAATTTCTATATTCCTGTTCGTGTCCTTCTAAAAATTTCATTACTATTCCTCCACTTTAAATATCGTCTTCTTCTCTATCTTCCAAACCGATATTTTCTACGCAATATTCTAAAAATAATGTTCCAAATTTACCATAAACATCACCATATTTATCTGGATATCTTAAAAACTTTTTATATTCTGTGAGCAACTTAGGGCAATTATCTTCTACCCATTCCTTTGTAGTAGTAATACAGAAGTTACAAGACATATCTATAAATGTTTTTACTACACATAATTTATTTTCAATAATCCAATCTTCATTATTGAATTTTAATTGCAAATCATTACTCATCCAAGAAACAAACGGCTCGTCGTTTGGATAGTCTCTTCCACGAAACCAATTATTTAGTTCAAAATATACAATATCATTCATAAAATCACATATAATCCAATTATCTTAGATGGTAATTGGATTTTCCCCTTTCTTTTAGCTAACACATCAAAAATACATTGTTTATGAATACCGTTTACGAAGAACTTCTTTATAATCATCAAGCCATTCTTTAACATACCCGACATCTGCCGAAAATTCCTGATTCTCTTTTGTAACATAATAGGAATCACCGCTATTTTCTATTTCTTCATAAATAGTATTAATAATTTCTTCAATAAGTTCTTTCTTATTTACTTCTTTATCTATAGATTTACTTTTATCATACGCTTCAATCATTTTATTCATAAACATTGGAATCACATCTGTTCCTATGCCTGCATACTTTTTCTTTTTCATTTTCTCGATTATTATATCTGTTTTTTGTAGAAGCCAATCCGCATCAATTTTCTTTCCCATTTTATTATTTCACCTTCGAAATTTCGATTTCATCTTTTTTACCTTTAAATCTTCATTCGCCATCAATCATCATTTCCTGATTCAAATATTGAAGAAGAAAAGATACAAACTGGGCGAACATCATTAAAGTCGTAGCAATTGTAGCTGTTGATAAGGCCCGAAGGGGAAACAACGGTATTTGTTGTGCTGTAATTATTTGCTAGTGTACTCCATGGAGTAAGCAGCCACCACCATCCACCCATATTTGTAAGGAATTTTCTGTATTTTCGGTATTCATCCACCGTCAAAATCGAAATCTTATCTTTACAATGTCCGTATTCTGTCTGGCCGTCCAAAGAAAGCAAATCTCGATCAAACTCAATAACTACATCTTCTCCAAGCTCGTCCGTAATTTTTTTAAGAAAACGAGTGTTTAACTCATTTCTCAGTTTACTTGAAATCCAGTTATTTGAATCTGAATCAAATGCTCTTTCTTTTCCATCAAATCCATTCAAAATGGCAAAATATCCGTTTTCTGTCTTATCCAGAATCAACCATTCCATACCAGCAAGTTCAATAGCTTTTCCGATTTCCGGCTTTCCGATGTGCTTTTTCTTGAATTCCGTGAACTCTTTACTTAATCTGGATAATTCATCCTCAAAATATTGCAGATTTTTCTTCATAATCATTCCTCCGCCTTAGATACAAAGATATTAGATTTTAAGATACAAACTGGGCGAACACCATTCCCGTTGCTGAAACCGTAGTTGCTGATAACGCCCGAAGGGGAAACAATGGAAATATTTTTTTCCCATCCACGTTCTTCCGTTGACCATGGCGATAATGTCCAATACCAGTCGTTCAGATCATTGTTCGGTATAATATCTGTGTATTCTCGTGCTTCATCAAACGTAATCGGTCGAATTTTACAATCAACAGTCCCCAATTTCTGTCCATCCGCAGTGATAATATCTGCTGTGTGTGTTTCGATATTTTCTGCCTCGAATTCTTTTTCGAAGTCTTTCAGAATTTCAGTGTCACACAGTTTCTTTACCTTTGATGTTTTGTAATCTGAGGTATCACCAAACTCTACATTTTCTTTCACCAGATCAAGCGAAATAATTTTCGTTGTATCTCCATACTGTTCCAGAACCTTGTATTTACGCTTCCCAGTGGTCTGGAACACATCTCCTCGTTTCAGTGTTGACAACTCAACCTTTCCGGTTTCTTCCTGTTGTTTCAGCAACTCAACAAGTTCCTTGGCTTTCTTTAAAATTTCTTTATTGTTCATATCACATTTCCTCCTGCTTCATAAAATCCGGAATTTCTGGTGCTTTACCTGCTGCCGGAACTGGTTCTTTCTCGGCTGTCTTAACAACTTCTGCAACTGTCGGTTGTTTCAACTGATCTTTGATTGCCTGTTCTTTTGTTAATTTCATATAGATATCTCAATCAAATTTTTTCTTTAAACCATTTTTAATTAGAGTTACAACAAAATCCTCATTACCACAATCATCAAACCAGTGATCAATTATCTCTGTTGTACGATATCCTAAAGTGTCCAATCCTAAATCAAGCTGTTCATCAATTTGTCTTTGCAAAGAATTTTTAATCATATTCCTAATCTCATCATCAGTAATGGAATTTGCAGAATCTTTAAACCTATCGGCAATAGGTTTTAATGAAATATAATCTTCCGTTTGTCTATTCATATTTTTAACTCCTTCTATTACTAATTCTCCGAATGTTCTCGTTTATACCACGCATCTAATACATCCATAAACATCTCGCCTTTTTTAGTAAGCCAACATCCACCAACACTGCCGCCATGTTCCGTATACCCTTCTTTATCCAATACATACATCATGAACTGTAAGACACCATGCTGTACTTGACTATGCTCGTCTATTCCAAGATCAGTCCGATATCTTCTCACAACACCTTCGTATGCAAGTTCTTTGTCATGAAAGTCTTTTCTGATGTGAAGATATTTTCTGATTGCCTCTTTTGTATCTTCGGGACAATTACATCCACATAATCCCAAGTCGTGATACCAGAACTCATCCATCAGAGGATCAATCAATGATTCTTCATACCATTTTTCGCGATTACCACGCACGACTTCTGATTCCAGACTTTCTTCCATATGATGATCTATCATATATTCTGCAATTTCACTTAATCTCATAGCTACTCCCACTTATATTTCTTCTTCATTTCTTTTAATTTCTTCGCGAATAAAACCATTTCTTCATATGTAAGTCCAATTACATTATTTCTATCTTCACTATTCATTTTCTCTTCATAGGAAGTTACAATGTGATCACCTTCTGGAATACGAAGAATATCTACTCGCTGCGTGTATTTTTCACGCCTGTAAGACACTCCGAATTCATCTTCTGGTTCTTCGTTCTCTAACTTAACAAACCCTAATGCTTCTATTTTCGCGTCCAATTTTGTATACATATTTATTCTCCCTCGAAAGTTGTATTTCATATGAGAAAATAGTCACTTACGCGACTACATCCTCAATACTTTTCTCTCCTACAGGAAAAAGAGATGGTTCTTCGGCAGCTACCAATTCAACATTTTTCTTCATCTGTTCAAAGTAACTATCTTTTAATTCACTCGCAATTCCACGTCTACCCATTTTTACAGCAACATACGGAGTTGATCCAATTCCTCCAAATGGATCAAAAACAATATCATTCGGGTTTGTCCACAGTTCAATACATCTCTGAATAACTTCCAACTGAAGAGGACAAATATGTTTCTCGTCCTGATCCGCTCTCGCAGATTTTCTCTGTAATGTATCACTCTGACGAATATCCATCCATACAGGAGATGCATAATTCTGCCATACCCCGACAGGAAATGATTCATTTGTATGTTCTACTCTTTCGGGATTTTCACCAGGTTTTCTTACAGTAATTACATAATCCGGAAGTCCCTGTCTACTCATAGAACTATCTTTTTTAATCTGTTTATGTAAAAGACCTAATGCTTTTGTACGCTGCATTTCTGTTACAGGATTTTTCCAAATTGTTACTTTGCTATGATAAATAAATCCACAATCCTGAAAGATTTTAAGCATCAGAGCAGGAAAATCTTTAAGTCCAATAACACCATCTCTGGATTTCATTAATGGAAGATCCATACAATGAAAGCTTAAAAGTCTGCCTGGCATTGTGATTCTGTATAATTCTTTCGCCAGATATTTGAAATGATTATAAAATTCATCGTCACCTTTACAGTTACCCATATCTCTATCAGAATTTGAATAAACATAAAGCTGCGAGAACGGAGGTGAAAAGATTGTATAGTGAATGCTATTATCTGGAATATCTTTTGTGATTTCCACACTGTCTCCATGATAAAGAGCATATCTATTTGCGATTGCCTGATCGATTACATTTACATTTTCCATTATTTAAATTCCTCCCAGTTTGGTAATTTCATTTCTGTATTTGCTTCATAAGGTGTGGTAAGTCTACAAGTTGATCTAAGTTCTTTTTTAGTGATCTCTTTTGTGAGGCTAATCATGGCATCTCTCATTGCGACAAAATCAGATTGCTTTCTTTCGATATTCTCTTTTACGCAACCTTCTTTTGCGGAAATAATAATATATACATTGACTTCTTCCGTCTGACCAAAGCGCCAACATCTTCTTACAGCCTGATAATACTGCTCAAAGCTATCTGATAATCCAGTAAAAATAACGTTGTGACAATTCTGCCAATTCATGCCATAACCTGCGAGCTGGGGTTTGCTGATGAGACATTTTAGATTTCTATCTGAAAATGAAAGCATTGTTTCACTCTTATATTTATTCTTATCGCTACCCTGAACATTTTTGCTCTCATTGATTAATTCTCCTAAACGCTCACCTTCTGCGTTTAGATCACACCAAACGAGCCACTGTTCGTCTGAATTATTTACGTACTCCGCTGCCTTTTGACATCTTAATTCAAGGGTATCTTTTCTTGCGTTTCTTCTTTCTGTTAATGTCATTGTTTCGGTTACTGGTTCATCCCCGTCTACAATAATCTCGTGAATATTAAGTGGCGGAAGATTATAATCTGTGCCGTCATATCCTAAATTTGCAGGATTATCAATAAATACAGACCAACTTGCCATCCACTGCCAAAATACATCTTTTGCATGTCCTTTTAATCTCCACTTGGAGGTCTGTCCTCCGTCATGAACAAAAAACATAGAAAGCATTTCGGATCTTGTCATTACTCCACAAAACTCAGAATGGTTTCCTAATTCCATATAATCATTTGGAGCTGGCGTTGCAGTACATGCTAATTTATAGGGAACATTTGCGAAATTATCTATAATAGATGTCCTAACCTTTCCGGTATAGGATTTAATAATTGAACTCTCGTCTAAGACTACACCAACAAATTCATTTGCTATGAATTTATCTAGTTTCTCATAGTTTGTAATATTAATTCCATTAATACAATCTTCCTGCTTCTCACATACTTTTGCATTGTAATGGAATTTTTCAGCTTCTCTCTTTGTCTGATCCGCAACCGATAGAGGTGCAAGAATCAAAACTTTACCGCCTGTATATAAATGTACTTGATGCGCCCATGATAATTGCATTAACGTTTTTCCCAAGCCACACTCTGCAAAAATACAAGCTCTACCTTTTGCTAACGCCCACCTTACTACATCTTTCTGGAAGTCAAATAGCATGGGATTTAATTTATCTTTGTCAATATTGAATCCACTACTTTCCAGAACATAATCCTTTTGTTTTAGAAAATCTTCGTAATTCATAAAATCTCCTATTCAATTTTTATATTTTTCTATAAAATCTAATTCTCCAGATGAAACCATTCTTTCATATTCTTTTATCCACTGACGAGCAGAATATTTATTATTATTTATATGCTTCCATAAGGTTTCATCAAACGGTTTCTCACATTCACAAATAAGTACATGTTGACAAAATAAAAATATTTGACGGGAATATTCGGCAGAATAGCCACGAAGTTTAGGATTTGAAATATATGCTGAATCATATAAATAACTGTCAGCTAAAATAGAATCATACATTTCAGTTTTTGCATTCCAATAGCAACAAACTTTATAATATATGTCGTTAATTTTATCTGGTGGATACAAGTATATCTTACTTTTCCATTCATAATGATCTAACATATATCACCATGTCCTGCTACAGACTCATTTTTTAAAATTACAGGTTTATATTTATTTGTGCCTTTTCTTTTGTCTATAATTTCTTGTAATTTATCAAATAAAATTGGAATTCCATATTCTGTATACCAAACGTCACTATATTGTTTTACATTTCCTACATAGCCATCTTCATCGACCTCTAAAGTGTAATAGTCTACTTTCCACATATGATTTCTCCTACTTTACTTAATTTTCTTCATTGATAACAATACCACCTTGAATAATTACACGTTTATCATTCTCATCATCAAAGTAAACTTCATTATCATCTTCTGTCACATCAAATTTACCAGTCCAACTTTTGATTTCTTGCCCGTTATAGTCATAAACCGTCACTGTACGATTAAGCCCACCAGTCCAATTACTCACTGTAGATTTCATTTCTCTATCCCATCTAGAGGAGCATCCAGATAATGAAATTGCAACCACACCGATAATTGCTAAAATTCCTACACTTAATACTTTTCTGTATTTCTTTCCTGTCATTTATAAATTCTCCTTTCAAAATGAAATAAATTTTTCAACTCTTATGTACAACTAATAAAATATTACTCAAATATAAAGCATATAAAATCAAGTATGTACCACTTACTAAATATAATATTTTTATAAAAACATTAATCCAATTTTTCTTAGACCAGACAATTCCCATGATTGACATAAAAATTCCTATAAGTAATAAATAGACATTTAATATATTCATTGTTTCTCCTTTTCCATCCATTCAACAGGATATGGCAAACAATTTATACAAGAAAACATTTTAACTACTCTATTCCTATTCTTTTTTCTTACACGCCTTTTCATGTGATACATTGATAAGCTGCTACATTTAATAAATTGTTTACACCATTTTAGTTCTTTGCTCATACTTTTCTTTTAACCTTTTTAATTCAGCTAATTCTTTTTCTCTTAGCTGTTTCTCTTTTTCTAATCTTTCTTTTTCTTTAAAAGGTCTTACAAATTTTTCATTCATCAACTTAATATTTTCATCATAAATTTTACCATCACCGTAAGAACGTAATTCTGCCAAATAATCTTGTGCAATTTTTTCAGCAAGTTTTCTATTATTATGACTAATATTAATTTCAAATTTTATCCAGTGATACCATCCATTACTTTTCGTTATGCTATTGCAATGCAATTCATTATCTATATAACATCTATATCTATCTGGTTCTTTTCTCATAGTATATTTATTGTTTTTATCATAATCAAAAAGAACCTCATGAGTATATTTTAATTCTACTTTCGACAGATCTTTTTCATTTGTTAAATTTTTTAATGGTTTTACATAATAATCAGCATTAGAGATACAACAATATTTGTCTGCATCATTACGATTATCAAAATAACCAACTATATACCAGTCGCTATAACAACCACCAAATACTCCATATACCATAATTCCCTCCTATTTATCCATTCTATGAAAGTTTTCTTTCATATTCTTTGATCCGCTGACACACTTGGTTTAAACATACAATATTATCCATTATCAAAGATAAATATTTTCCATAGCAGCTCGTGCCTCAAGTACGTCAATATAATCTGTCATAGCTTTAATCTGTAAATTATAGGTGCTTCGCGGGCAAGTAGGTTTAAAATCTAATTCATTTCTATCCCATTTGTCCAACATATTCTTCAATCCTCTATATCTAATTACAAGCTGATTATATTCTGCAACAAATCTTTCTTTATAATCAGTACTACACATTCCGTATACGGTTTCATTTAATGTTTTATACATACTTAGATATCCTTTCTTTCGCTAATTTACAATATTCAGTACTTATCTCAAATCCCATAAATTTTCTCTTGTTAATCAATGCCATTTTTGCAACGGTTCCACTACCCATAAATGGATCAAGAATAATATCACCTTCATTTGACCATGATAGAATATGATCAGCAGCCAACTGCTCCGGAAATATAGCAGGATGTTTAAATGCTTCTTTGTCATTTGTGCTATGATATAGCCCTACATTATATTTCCATATATTGTTCTTGATTTTTAAATTAGATAACGAGGAATATTGATGCTGAATTTGCATCCCAGATTTGTCTTTGTTATACATTTTATTTGGTCGAGATTCTATATATTTCTTCTCAATCATTATAGGATTGAATGTCTTTGGTTTCCCCTTACTTAATATAAACATATATTCAAAACATGGTTGATATCTGTTTGATTTTTGAGGTGTAGGATTATTTTTCTCGTATATCATAGTATCATGTAAATTAAAACCTATATTCTTAAAATATAAAGCTTGACGAAATGACGTTCCTGTTTCAGAACCGTTTTTTGTTTTATCTCCAACAATCCATACAATAACGCCCCCTGGTTTCATCACTCTATATAGTTCCTTCGCTATTTCTTCAAACTTAAAATAATAACCATTATATAATCGTAAGTTATCATACGGCGGTGATGTTACTGTCAAATCAATACATTCATTGTCTAATAATCCTAATCCTTCTAGGCAATCTTGATTATATATTTTATTTACTTGCATAATTTCACAAAATTATTCATCTCAAATTGTCATTGCACTATTAATTACCATCAAACAACATAATCCGAATAATCCCCAAAATTCAGGACTATTACTCTGAACCCCTGATAGAAATACTATTCCCGAAGCTATAATTCCATTTATAATGCATCCGATAATGCTTTTCATATTGGTACCTCCTATACCATTGTTGGATTTTCTTTAAACATTTCCAAAAATTTTGTCTCATCGCTTTTATCTGTACACCAAAGTTCCAGTTCTTCACCATGTTCACCAAGAAGTGCTGCAACTGCAACATACAACATACTGACTCAGTGCAGATTTGAGATTGAATTTATCCCCATACTGAGATGTTAATGTAATATCACCTTTGCACTGTTTTACAACATTCAGAAATACTTCAGCATCTTTAATATTTTTAATTCTCATAATTAAATTCTCCTTTACCAATCAAAATCATCCTTACAATTTGCTAGATCATTTAACCGTTCTTCCATTTCGGGTTCAGCCAATTCTCGTGCAAATAGTTCAATTTTATTGCAACAAACATTACATAAATGTAAAGAAACTGATTTAAACTTACCATTTTTATCCATAATTGGTATATGATAATGATGACGTTCTTTCACTTCTTCTTTACACAGATCACAATAATACTTAATCATTTATATTCACCTCTTTGAAAGAAATTTTTCATTATTATATTTATTCTCTATATTTTGCTATTACATCACACATGTCCAAAATTAAGCCATCTAACATTGACATTCCTTTATTATGCAAATACGATTTAACTGAATCCACATCGACTTCAATGTCAATTTGATCTTTTTCGTAAGGTTTTCCAGTTAATTCTTCTCCAAAAGATATTTCTTCAAATGGAATCTCGTAATACTGCCCGGTATTGCCATCTGTGCAACTAAATGTTAATTCAGTATTTTCATCATATCCTATCTGATTTAAAATATTTATTAAATCAACTACTTTCATAATAGATTCTCCTAATGTGTATATTCCTTTTTTGGAAATACAGATTCAATATTTACTGTGTCTCCAAACAATTCACATAAATTAATAACAACATATGTATCCTGCAATTTCACATCTATACCACCTGCATCAACCCCACATTATGTGATCGTCTATCTTTTCGCTAAACGTGCGCGGATCTTTTGGAAATACAGATTCAATATCTACCGCATGTCCAATTAAATCTGTCATATTTATAATCACATGATCTATAGTCAAATCGGCTTTTGTGCTTTTATAATCGAAACATTCTTTCCCGAATTTAGTTACAAAATAATCCACAAAATCTTCGATTCGATCATGCCTAATCCATACAAAAAATTCATTTTCTATCCATTTAAAATCATCACACAACAGATAATCCGGTTGATCTTCATATGGCAGCATAATCATTTTATAGAATTCTACCTCCGACAAAATTCCAGATTTTGCCAATCCCATAACTTCACCTCCAGCGATATTCCTTAATACAATATTTGATTTAAAATGATTTTATTTAAACTTATTTTAATTACCTAATTCTCTAATGAAAGATTTCTTTCATCCTAATAATTTCTACCAAATTCATCTTTTATTTGATGCCGAGACAAATCTAAATAGCCACAATCATAGATTATTTCGACTAAATCTATAATGTTGCCTACATCTCACACGTCAAAATATAAATGCTTATCATTATATGTCGTACACATTAATAATGGATGATCCATGTCAAATCTCCACCATGCACGACATTCTGTAATTTCGATGGATTGAAGCGATATTCCAGGATATTCTTTTTCTAATTTTAAATCGTGATCTTTAATTAATATCCTCATACTTAACATCCTTTTAATAATTCTGGATTATCAAAAATGTTTCCAATAACTTCAACACATTTTCTTTCATTGACATAGAATCCCAGATTACAATAACTATTGCCATAATCTCTTCCAAGTGCATAACTGTAATCCAATGTCCAATCCCCATTAGCCATTTTTACAACTTCTGGATATTTTTCTTTGCGATCACATATGTCATTTTCCCAGATTTTATTGCTGTTCTTGTCGTAAAGTCCTGTGAACTGGCAGAGGGTTTCTGGGTCAATAGGTGGTGCGTATAAAACGCCTGATTCAACTGGTTACATTCGATATTCAAATAAGTTTGACCGTGAATGATCTATTACTAAACACCCCCTCAACCCATTCACCATTATCAATCCGTTTTGCCTTGAAAAGAATTTCTCTCATTCAACTTCACCATCCTCTACTTGTCCTGATTCTTCTAGCCAATTTTCAACACATGGTATGCAAATGTAGCAGCTACACCAGCCTTGTCCTTCTACTATTGCTTTTTGGTTTAACATTTTTTCGCCTTTAGGTATCTGTTTTTCACATACACAGCACGAATGAGGAGTTCTTATCTTTACAATTTTTTCTGTCAGATTTGATTCCGAACCATCCATATCCACCGCAAATATCTGACTATCAATATACATTTCTTCTGGATATTTCATTTAGCTCCACCACCTTTCACGATTTCTATAGCGTCATCCAAAGTTACGATTTCATAAGATTTTGTCCATCCCACAGGTCTTGATAATGTACTTCGTTTTTCCAATTGTTGAACAACCATATCCAAGTCAAACGCAGTAGGCTGTTCATCAATCAACATTTGTGCCGCATTTCTTGTGTCTTGTGCAAATTCACTTGCACCAACAAAAACTTCGTTAAAATCGATCTTATCTGCATCAATCAGTCTCATATTCTTCACACTCCTCCGCATATTCATAACCGTTCATATCATCACATCTACTCTGGTAGGAATCCTGTTTCGTACAGCAGATGCAGCATTCTGTTTCGCTGTCTGGACACTCCCTGGTACAGTGTTTAGCCATATCATACCCCCTGTGGTTTCTCACACCTCTCAAACTCGATCACCCAGACCCACGGATTCGTATCCCATCCGTAGCGGTCAAGGTCGGATTTCTTGATGGTGGAATCCCATATATCGGGAAAACCAAGTGCTGTTGATGTATAATCGAAACATCCCTCTGCTTCTGCATCATCGTCTGTCACATCCTGCAACCGCTCCACCCGTACATCCGTAACCTTCAGCCAGATTCTCGCCGCTTCTTTCGGCATGTGGATGGATGGGTGCCATATATGACTATCATTTTTAAAGCCACTTTCCGCTATCTTATCTGCTCTAAAAACATACTGTTTATCTGAATTTAAGGAAATTGGATGTCCCCATGTTTCCCGGACATACAGGATATCTCCCGGCTGATACTGTGGCTTTGTGTATTGAATAGAACTGCTGTATTCATTAATGCCAAATCCAAAGCATCCCACCTCTTTCTTCTCTGTACTGTCGGTAACAAAACCGAGCGGGTATGTATGCTTTTCATTTGGCTGGGGTTTTACCATCCGCCGAGTACAGCTCTTTCTCCCGTCCATGATTGCCCGAACCATCTCGGTATTGAATAAAATAGGTTTAATTGCCATCAACTCCGCCACCTTTCACAATTTCGATTGCCCTATACATTGCGTAATCAAACTCACTACTTGCGCTGTTCATCATTTCACTGTGCATTTTCCCCAACACCCTATCTACATCAAATGCCGTCGGCTGCTCGTCAATTTCCATCATCGTACTAACAAGAGCATCTGCAACCTCTATCATTTCTGTTTCATCTGGTTTAGATGGTTTCAACCATTTTGCGATACTTTCTTTTAATAACTCTGCATCAATTAATCTCATTCACATATCTCCAATTTTTTCAAATCATCAAGCCGCCATGGTTCCTCATCGTCCCATTTAATGAATCTAAACAATCCGTTAAAACAATTCTCACTTATATATTCACAACTATTTACTCCTATCCAATGGTTTTCGCCTCTAAAAGGCATTTCCATAGAAAGACATAATATATTGTCTCTATCTTTTACAATATATTTAAATTTAGGATTGACAATATCTAAAAATTTCTTATCATTTTCTGTAATTTGAGGCTTTTCAATATATTCTTCATTGCACCATTCCTGCAATCCATTATTACAATTATCTAACAATTTACAGTTTTCACACCCAAGGAACGCACATCCTTCTGGCTCATTAGTGTTTCTATCTACTCCTACACTATCGCCATGACCTATAATATCTAATATCTTTTCTTTGTAATATTCTATGTTTTTCATTTTTCACCCAACATTTCTATTCCAGACTCATTTCACTAAATCTTCTTAACACATCAGGAATATTCATTTTCTCAATAATGTCTTTTGATAAGTTTTCTTTCAGTTTCTGCTCAAAAGATTTAATCAACGATTCTTCAACTTCTTTTCTCGCATTTGAAATCATTGTCTCTACTTTTGTATCCAGCTCTTTTTTGAGATAATCACTTGTTAGTAAATCAGCCGCGGAATATACGGATTCACTGCTCCACCTTGCAACATTGCCGTCTTTGTCAAACTTCTTCTCGGTAATATAATAATTAAATCTTTCCCCTACATATTCAGAAAGTGGTTTATATTTTACTTCACCGCTCCATGAATTCTTTTTTACAGGAATCATTATCTTGTTTATTTTTTCTTCACAGACCGTGGAAATGAATTTGTCAACCGCTTCCTGTATTGAATTCTCTGCTTCACCAACTTTTTCACGAATCTTATCGTCAACAGCTTTCACAGCATCATCCGTCGCCCTTTTTAATAAAGTGTCTTCGATACCTTTAATCACTCTTTCCTTTAATTCGTCGTCGATAGAATATCCTTCTTCGTCATCCATCCAGTCAAGATCTACAGTTATATTGAACTTCGCCATGCTTTTGCATCTCCTTTTTTATTGATGAAAACAAAATTTCATATATATGTTCTATTTCTCCTCAAATGGCTCTATATTTTTCCATGCCAGAACTTTGTCACCTTTACAAACTAAGAAACCATCATCATCTAAACGACTAACCATATAATATGTACGCGAAAAGTTGTTCTCTTTAACCCGTACAATAACTTCTTTATATTTCCGAGGTAAATCACCAGGATTTTGTCTCAAGTCGTGCCATCGATAGTTATGATTCAAAGCAACTATATGTGAATTAATAGAATTCACTATCATTCGGATTAAAGATTTGGCTTCATCCAAATTATCAATTTCATCCAATACGGTTTCGTCGTATTTCATGATTCGTTTGTATTTTTGATAAATATTAATGTTATGCATTCTTTATTCCTCCTAAAATCCACGAGATTATATCAACTGTCCATCCGTTACCAATTGCTTCAAATCTTCGAGTTTTTGGCACTTCAACAATAGTTCCATCTTCTTCTCTGCCGTATTTTGTGTAATCATCCGGCAAAGTTTGAAGTCTTTCAATTTCCAATGGACATGTCTTTTTATATAATTCTCCACCTAACCACACATTGAACTTAGTTTCAGTTCTACATCTCGGAACCGTAGGAGCCTTGTTGTCCAGATAATATAATCTGTCTTGCTGCGAATAATGTCCTTTACCGCCTAGATCATATTTTATGTAATTCTCACATTTGATTAATGTATTTCTCATCCTATCGTCAAATTCCTTAATTAATGATGAATCATCACAGATAACATCTTTCACTAATATTCCTTTATCTTCCGGAAGTCCCGATACAGGTATATTTGTCCAATATAATCTCTTTCTTCTCTGCGCGGAAACGAGTTGACTATCAATCAACACTGGCTTTACACCTAAAGCATCAGAAATTGCATCCTGGATTTCCAGTGAAATTCTATAATTGTTTTCATATAAGAAATATTTTGGTTGAGATTCATGTAATGCTCTGACATACTGCTTAAATAAATCCCATCCTTCACCTTCATTTGGTTTTGTTTCCTTTTTTGCCTTGGCGGTTTTAGTACATTTCGCTCCTGAGAAATTTGTACAAGGACTACCTCCGATTAAAAGATTTATACCTTGATACTTCGAAAAATCTTCTGCAAATACATCACCACATTGATGAATTTCAGGATAATTGTATCTACTAATTTTGATTGCATTCGGTTCAATCTCATATGCAAAATAATATTTTACTGGAATTCCGCAACGATCAAGTGCGACTCTACCGCATGAAATGCCATCAAATAATGATAATACCGATAAACTTTTTCTTTCATTAGAATCGTTCAAAAAGCCTTGTTTTTCAAGGCGTGTACACGCATTTTACCTAGGATTACTCTACTTTTCCTTTCGTAAAATAATTTTAGTGCTGCTAAATAGGGCGGTTGCAAGCCCGCCCATGAAAGAAAAATTTCAAAATCTTTCTTTCAATATTCAATTGTGATCACATTTATTGGGGATTTTTATTAGAATTAATTTAGACAATCTTGATAGATTTTTTCTGACAGATTTTTACAAAAAACTTCATAATCCTTGAATCCATTATGAATCATCTTATTTTTTAATTGTCCAAGAGAATTTGTAAATTCATCTAAGTACTTTGATTTCACTTTACAATATACAATAATATATTTTTTATCATCATGTTTATAATCCCCTTTGAATTTAACGGGAATTTTATTTGTTACAAAAATATCATCTGCCAGATGATTTTCTGTATCTACATACACGAATTCGTGATATCTTGAGTACCATTTTTTCTTTAGTTTAATATAATTTTCACTAACTGTTGCCATGCCATTTCACATCCTTAATATTATATTTGAATTCTCCAAATCTGAATACATCTTCGTATTCATTATCAGCTTTTTTCATTTCCTCATATAATGCTTTTCTTTGTTTAATACTGTCACAGTTATCATATTTTTCTCTTGCTGCAATATATTTATTCTCCAATTCTTTTACAAGATTAGTAATATCTACTTCTCCAACAACTGATATGTTTATTTTTTCACCGCAATGAGGACAATATTTAATCGAAATACTTTCATCTACTGGAAAATCATCTTCATCATATACCTGTCGAAACATTTTTATATGAGGTAGCTCAAAAGTTTTAGAATCCATTCGTATCCCACACTTTTGATTGCAATCAGCCCACGGATTCCATCGTTCTTCGCATTCATCACAAAATACATAGTTGTTTTCATCACATTCACTTGTCAAATTCAGCATAGGATTCAGCCGCATTTTATCACAACAATATTCTAATGGAAGATATTTATATTTTGTTTCATTGTCATTAATACATTTTATAAGAGAAATTAACATAACTCATCATCCTCTCCTGTGATTTTACTCAAACATCTGTTCCAGCCATTAGCATATCCAGTATAATATTCGTCATACGGATCATCCCAGTCATCTTTTTCTGGTAATGGATTCAATGGACACCAATCAGGTTTTGTGAAATGAATAGAAAATGGCATTTTCTTTTTAGCATATCTACACCATTGATATGAAGAATCATATGTGTCAACACAAAGACAATCATCACACCTATCCGGAGTATTCATCGTTAACACTGATTTGCACATAACTCGTTGTCAATATTTACGGAAATTTTAACATTGGATTTTACCTGTTCTTTTACTGCTTCTCTGAACGCATCTCTAACTTCATATTTATTTAATGACACCATTGACATGATATTAGTTTGGGATATTTTAAAATTGACTTGTTTTTCGACTTCTTCTTTAATAGTATTCTGTGCCATTTCGCGCAGCGTTTCTCTGTTGATTCCTGCTTCATTTAACATCTGCCGAATTTCCTGGCGTAATGCAATTTCTTCTACTCTCATTTTTCACCTCGTTTAAATTTGATGATATTGATTCCTCAAATCGATTTAAAATAATTTTCTGGTACAGCAAAAACTCCATACCAAAATATCTTTCCAGAAATTCCACCATGGTCATTTTATTCTTCATACGAAACTTCTCTTTCATTACTCTTTCTTATGGTGCAAAATAATTCACCTACAACTCCTTTAGCAATCTCATATTCTCCAAATGTATATAATTCACTACTATATTCTCCATCTATCATTTTACGTAATGTATTTTCTATTATTGAATGAGCTGCAAGCAAAATTGATTCATCGTTAGAAAAATGAGGATCATATTCGTCTATAACATGTACGCCATATTTATCTTTAATCATTGGAGATTTGGACGTCTTGCTCATTGTAACATTGTATTTCTTGCACAATTCCATGAATAATTCCTTGTCGAAAGATTCCATTAACTACTACTATACCTCTTTTCTATACCACATTTTTTACAACGATAGACTTTTTCTGTTCTATATGGACATTCATTCATTTTTTCTGTTACAATACTTTGTGAATAAAAGTCATTATTAAAAATCAATTCCCATTCATGTTTACAAAAACAGCTACGAATATAATTAATCAGCCATCGCATTTAATCACCACCTTATCTTCTTTAATACTTACTCCACAATCTTCTTTGATTTTAAATAACGTATAAATAATTTCAATTTTAGAATTACCAATTTCCGAAATATTCCATGTTCTGATATTAAATTCTTCACCATCAACATCTAAATACACTCTGTCTAAATCATAATCTTTGACAATAATGTATTGATCATCATATGGAATTCCATCAAAAGCATCTTTAATCAGAGCGTCTAAATATTTATTATCTGTTTTATTTTCTATCGTCATAAAATCACCCCTTTTGATACAATAAAAAAATTTCTTTTATCCATTATTCAAATGATGCACCAATAGCAACACATGTAAGTAAAACAAAGCTCACAATACAAACAATTTTAATCATATTGTTTATTCCTTTCCAAATTAAAATATATAATTTCTTTACCAGATTCCATTGCTTGTTCTATTCTTTTTCTCGTAGATTCTCCAATATGTTCAGTAACGACACAAACTACATCACACATATTTAATTTTTGTGTACACATATCGGTATACATAGATAACCTCTTATCATTTTTATCTAACCCGAAAAATATAGGTTTAAATACTATATAACCATTCTTAGTATAGTATTTCTCAGCATCTATGAATTGTTGTTCATTTTCTATTTTCGTACTACCAATCGAATGCATTATTGGAAATTTATTTAACACTTCATTCATCACAATAGCCTTCATATCCAGTATAATAGTTTTCTTTACATTCTTTGCATGTATGTCCTAGATGTTCTTTTATATATTTGCATCCTTGGCATACACAAGCTTCGCATGTCATTAGTTTTATTTCTTTTGTCAATAACAAATCGTGTTCTTTTAAAAACTGTAATATATAATAAATAGAACTACTATTAAATAAATCTGAATATACCCAATCTGAAATAAATGTTAAATGATTAGTTATATTATAAGAATGATTATATACATCTAATCCTTTAACTAATTCCTCTAATTCAACATAATATTTGGGACAACATTCTTTATATAAAGACTTCCATTTTTCATTCAATATTTTTCTCTGTTTCTTTTTACAATCTGCTATAATATCGTTTAATTTATCAAAGTCATTTATATCATAAATAAAATAATACATTTTTAAATCAACCTTTCATCCCATCTTTATCAATATCATCATTAAGGATACAATTATTGAAGTTGCACATGCATTAATTACATCTTCTAATTTACCTTGATGAGCATACCATCGTGAAAGAAATATATTCAAAATAATTACTGCGCCATTATACAATAGATCTTATCCATTGAAATTGTCCCCTTCTAACCCATAAAATCCCAATCTAATTTCTGTCCACACTTATTGCAGTAAAAATCCGACTTATAAAGTCCCTCTCTATTACAAACTGGACAATCACCTTTTGTCGTATAATATCTGCCTGAAAAGTCAAGGATAGTCTTTATATTTTTAGGCTTCTTTGGAATCTGCTTATGTAATGCATTCATTGTTATTGCAACTGCTTTATCGAGATATGGAGTCGGTCTACCATCATAATGTATTCTAAAATGATCTGTTAATCTTTCAATAGCCTCTTTCTCATCCATAATATTCCTCCATCTGTTTAATCCTAGGTTCATATGGCTTTTGAAGTTTTGACCAAGCAATTATTTCATCCGTAATAGTCGAATAACAATAATCTCCAAAATAATCATTCACTTCATACCATCCTTCCGGAATCCACCATGAATTATCTTTTTCTGAATACTCCAACATATAAGTCGGCATATTGCATCCAACTTCTTCTATCGTACAGTGATGATGAGGAAAATACACTGCCTTAACTACACGTTTCCCATAATCTGTTTTTACTGTTACAAGGAGTTCATCAGAGCAATCTCTATCTCTACATTTTGGAATTGTATGACTATGCCACTGTCCCATTTTCCCTTACCTCTTTTAATTTCTTTCCACAATACGGGCAAAATAGTTATAATTACTTTGATAACTTTCTGTATAATTTTGAAATGATACAAGATAATCACCAGATCCAGGTTTAGTATTGTGCTCTCTACACCAAATGAACACATGATCATGAGGATTGATGTATTTATAACATTCCTGCATTCTTCATCTTCTCCAACTTCTTCTCAGCTTCATTTTAATCCTCCTAATGAAATTTCTCCTTAATGGAATCATAATCAATGAATACTCGCTTTCTTTTACCACATTTCTTGCATTCCAAAATAGCGTCCTCAGTATTCCTCCAATACCAAACCAATTTGTATTTATGTGGTTTACAAAGACATTTAATTTTGCAGCCGTTCTTTCGCCATCTATTGAATTTATTGATTATTGTGTAAAATAATTCGTAAATAATGATAGCAACTACGCCCATTCCCAGTATCATAAAAATTTCTTTTATCACTTCAATCATTTCTTATCTCCATTTACCTTACATTTTCTCTATTACTTCCAACTTTTTTCCGCAATACGGACAATAATTATAATTATCCGCATAACCTCCATGCCCGTCTTGAAATGAATCGAGATAACTTGCATCATACGGCTTGCTGTTTGCGATATTACACCAAATGAATACTGTTCCGTGCGGATTTATGTATTTGAAGCAATTCTGATGCTTTCTATTTTCCATTTTTTACCTCATCTCTTGTCATCTTCAACTTAAACCCTGGAACATCTGGATATGAGATCCCAAACTCTTCTTTTCCATCCATTTGATTCATGAACCATTCAAATACAGAGGCGATTGCTATATCGGTTACGTCTTTTCTCTCACCTACCCATAAACCTTTTTCTTCATTTACATTTCCATAGTAAATGGTATTTGTAATCGGAGTAACACCCATTGTTTTGATAGTTTTACTTGCCATTCTCCATCTCCTCCAACTTCTTCTCTACCGGATTAATAATCTCTTCCAATACCTGCTGCTCATAATTTTCTTTCCAGATTTTTTCTCTTTTCCAAAATTGGATTTTTCTAATCTTATTCATTAAATCAATACACACCATTGCTTCTAGCATTCCCCAGCATCCATCACAGGCTCTTTCATTACACCAATTTTCAAATTCTTTAAATTTCATTTTCCGTCTCATCCAGTTTCTGCAAATCTTCTACTTCTGTCATAATTTTATTCCTTCCATGAAACTGCCGTTTTAACTTTAATGTCCAATCATTTCTTTAGTAATTTCATTATATTTTGCTTTATAGCCATACTCCCATTTTGAATTTAAAATTGTAAGAATAGAATTTTCTACATTATTAGAAAATCCAATTAAACAGTTTGCGTATCCATACTTCCTATCTTTATCAAAATCATAAGGATTTGAAATTTTTACTGTCTTAATTTCTTTCAGTTTTTTCACACATGCATTATGACAATATGGCAGTCTCACCAAATAATACTTTCTATTTCTTCGATCCACTATTTATTCACCTACTTTAAAATAACTTATAACTTCACCATTTTCTTTTTTAATCTGCATATCTTTTACCGCATCTTCAATGGTATTAAATTTACAAGTGCATATATGTCCTTTTGTTAAATTTACAAAAGAATACGTGCCATCTAATTTATTTCGCATAATCGAAACTAATACATTATTTTTCTGTCTTGTTACTATATACACATTATCCATTTTGCTCCTCCATCTCATACAACTTTTTCGTTGCTTCTGCTCTTGTTAAAAATACTGTTTCGCCAAAAGATTCTTTTCGAAATGTGAAGTCGGATGTTGAAAATTCGATTTCTGTACTTAAAATTTTTATTGATTTTACTTTTCTTCCACAAATATTTTCTCCACTGATGATAAAAACTAAATCTCCGACTTTACACGGTAGTTCAAACAGTAATCCTTTTTCTTCTAAATCATCGTAGTCTTTTAGTCTTTCCAACCATCTAGCAACTTGTCCATATTTATCTGCACAATCATTACTACTGATAAAACTGTTAGGAATAATGATGGTATTTTTCTCTTTGTTTATTCTGTTCTTTCTCGCTACATCTTTGGTGTATTTAATAGCGTCGTCAAGTGTCAATCTCTCCATCTACTCCACCTCTTAAAAAGATATATCTTCTAACGGAATAAAACAAATTGTCATAAGTACAAATCTTAATATTACTATCGGAATCTCTGCCAGCATACACAATATGCACCAAATACATGCCAATTTATTTCTTCTCCACCATTCCGCTGGTTTTTTTTGAAACATTTCCATCCGTATCTCTTAATGCTTCAAAGGCAATTTTGCTAATTTTTATCATCTACTTCACCTCTTTTAATTTTTCAATCGCCAGCTTCAACGCATCTACAAATTCATCATTTAACGCTGCGCGGTCTGGATTCTCAATAAATTTTTCAATATCTTCAACTGCTTTCTCTTCCGGTGTAAGAACTGTCGCTTTTCCTGATTTCACAATTTCAAAGAGTTCATCAATGTTGCCTTTCCAGTTGTATATATTACACAAATTGATGCTGCACTTAGTATTCACTTTGCTAAATACACATTCCGAACATTCACGTTCGTAACAATTGCCTGCATCTGCAATCCGCTCAGCAAATTCTCTTACTGTCATTTCTTTTATTCCGAGAAGTTCTGATGCTTCGTGGAAAGCGTAATTTGAGTTAATAAATGCTCTATGAATGATATCTTTATCTTCGCAAAATTTTAAAATGTCTGGGAAATGCTGTTCTTGTAATGGCTTACAATGGTCTTCATAGTACCAATGAAATCCCTGCTTCTCAGCTTCTTTGAGAATCATTTCGTTTTCTTCTTTTGTCTTAACCAAGATACATGTATTTCTTAAATCAATCATCAGAACTTTCTCCTGTAATCTCATCAATATCCATTTGCTTTATCCCCATTACCATTTCGTATTCTTTAACTTGTTTGTCTGTAGCAATTTTTAATTTACTAAGCAAATATTCACCACACCAAGAATCTTTATATCCGGATACCATAACAATAAAATCATCTTCTTTGTCATCAACACATTGATAACATGATATACTTCCTAAGTTTCCTTTTAAATTATTCGGATTATTTAAATCAACACTTGTATCTGTAATTACAAATGTTCCAATATCTACTGGGAATGTTATAGTAAAACTCATATTTCACCTCCTATACGAAATCATGTGTTCACAACTTAGCTTTTTCATGATTTTCCTGTAATCTCATCAATACACCTATTCCAACCATGCATCTCACCATATTCGTATTCTCCCGGCTTTTCCATTGATCTATATTTCGGCAATGGCTTCAATGGACACCAATCTGGTCTAATGCTCAAATCTGTAATATCTCTTCTATTCGCTCTACAGAATGGGTGAAGTATTCCGCTGCGTAAAGCACATGAAGCACAATATTTTGGTGTATCCAACACTAATACTGATTTACTCATTTTCTCTTACCTCTTTCAATTTCTTGACCGTAAGTTTTAATGAACCCTTAATTTCGTCTGTTATTTCTATGTAATCTGAATCCAGAATTAACTTCTCAATATCTTTAATAGCTTTCTCTTCGGGTGACATGTTTATATTATATACGTACTTTCCGCAGCAATAGCATATGCCTGGGTATCTGTTTCATGTCTTATTGCATTCCTCTTTTTACATAAATGGACGCTTCTTTGCGATTGGTTCACAAAATTCATCATGCAATTTTCTGATTAATGGAACGTTTGGTTTAAAATCGTCACTTCCGCTGTTTCTAAAATCATAGATTTTATAAGCCTCATCATATACTTCCTTTAAAATTCCAAGAGCATCGCAAATACATCTAAGCTCTGTAACACCATCGAGATTATGACTTGACATCTGCTGTTTCTCTTCAACCTTAGTCGTGTAATACCACCAGTCTGCGTTAATCTCTAAATATGCCAATTCTTTTGCCATTTCTTTAATTAATTTTTTCTTTGTAATAAATAACCTCATATTTTATCTTCTTTCTAAATTATTATTATCTTCTTATCATGTTTTGTTTCTATATCGTAAAAATATGCATCATCTGTACCATCATAATATCCTCCGCCATCTCTGTACTGGATTTCTATATCATAGTCTTCAATACCTTGTTGCTTCGCCCATTCATATAATTCTCTAATTGTCATTCTGTTCCTTCCTTATCCAACACTTCAGATATTTCTTTGTCCAATTTATAACTAAATTTCACACAATTCCCAAATGACAAATGATTTCTAAATGAAGAATACGAAGTTTCAAAATCCTTTTTGCTAATTTTTCCTTCATTAACCAGCTTTGCCATTTTTATATATTTCTTCTTTCCTTTTCTCTTTTTCTCATTAGTTAATTTTCGAATTGGAATACCACTACTGGTTATATAAGTATGAAAACCACAAAATCGAATACCATTTTTGAACGGAATAATCTGACTCTTTTCATTTAACTCAATATTTAATGATTGAACAAATGTATTAATGTATTCTAAGCAGTCTTTCGCGTGTGTTTTTGACCGTACAATAATATAAAAATCGTCCATGTATCTTCCATAATACTTAGCGCCTAATTCCCCTGTTATGAATTGATCCAACCCCGACAAATATAATAACGCAAACACCTGGCTAACTTGATTACCTAAAGGAAGTCCTGGACTTTCTGCACTATCTATATACTTTTTACATAACCAGAGAATATCAGAATCTGAAAAATGAAATTCTATAATATCCTTAAGAATGTCGTGATCAATATTATAGAAATATTTTCTAACATCACACTTTACAATCCAACAGTTCATCCCATATTCTGAATAAGCACTTAGCATATGCTGTTCCAAAACTTTTAATCCGAAATGAGTTCCTTTGCCAATTTGTCCGGCAAAATTATTCTCTATAAAATGATGAGACAAATACGGTAAAAGGTAGTTATCACACAATGAATGTTGCACAATTTTATCCTTAAAACTTCCGGCAGCAATTTCTCTTTCTTTCGGCTCATAAACTTTAAATTTGTTATATCTGTCAATGAAATATTTCTTAGAATTCAATTGATATTTAAGCATTGAAACACCATACAAAGCAGTTTGAGCAAATTTATATTTACTCTTTTTATGTCCCGATCCTTTTCTGGATTTACGATATGCTTTATATAGTGCTTCAAAATTAGAAACAGACTCAAAACTATAATCTTCCATTTTTGTATTCCTTTATTTTTATCTTGTGGTAAGAAAGGATATTTGCTCTTTTGATGGTGAGACTCTGATTTCAGTATATAAATACGTACTTTTCTGCATTTTTCACCCCAGAACGGACGCACACCGTAGTCGTTCCAGTTGCAATCGTTGTAGTTCACGTTACCATTGGAGTTGACAATCTGCACATAGCGCGTCAAACAGCAGACACCCTAGAATCTTATCTTTTTGAATCTGATTTTATCCATGCCAAAATCATATTTTTTACAGGAGTCAAATAAGCTTGCCATTTCCCCATTTTATCAATACTGATTATTTTCAATTTATTTGCCAATTCAATTAGCCCGGACAAATCATCGCATAATGCCACCGCTTTTAATTGTAGCAGCTGTCGTTCTGATCCATTTCCACAAATCGGAAGTTTATTTGCAGTTAAAAGCATTTTATAAATATTAAGAGAGTTTGTTTGCATTTCAAAAATTATAGTACGATATTTGATTGGGAATCGATCTTTTCTACTTGTCTCTCTGTATGTATATTCCATAAGATCTATGGTTTTATCAATTAGTTTCATAATATTTATTAAGATTAGAGATTAGAAGATTTCAGGATAAAAAACGGACGCACACCGCAGCCGCCCCAGAGGCAACCGCTGCAGCACACGAAACCATCGGAGATGACAACCTGCACAAAGCGCGTATCTCTACGTTTTTTTGTCTGATTTGGGGTTGCTGTCCAAACTGGATTTTCAATAAGTGGAATATTCTCGCCATATTTCATAAGAAACGGAATATCAAAAATTCCAAGAGTATCAGACACTTTTCCGTATTCTTTAAATCCATCCATAGATGTAAGATTTACTGATACAGGAACGATTCTTTCTTTATATGTATCTTCAATTTGAGCTTTTAATTCGCTTTCATCTAATTTTTTGCGGATAAATGATTCTCTATAATCATTTGTAGCTCCAAACTCAGAATTAAACAAAGTTCCATAAAGAACATGATATTCCAATCCATTATCTTCAAAAACAGTCCATGCTTTTCCAAATTCTTTTTTGAAATTCAGATTTTCTTTAATCCAAGTATCTACCGCAACACGAAATTCATTTTCATATCTTGTTGGATCTTCATCGTACCAATCCGGAGTAATATCCTGATCAACATTGTAATTCCATTTCTCAATTGGCACTGCAATATCACCATCTGGCGGAGTTAATTCAGCTCTAATGAATACTTTAGAAGCGTTGAATGTAGTATCATCAATGCCGAGCGAAACAAGTAAATCCGAGTAACTTTCATTCCCCTGTGGTGCTAACTCAATTTTGTTTTTTAAAATAATTCCTGATTTAAATTTGCCCATATTTTTCTCTCTCCTTTTTATTTTACATTAATAAATTCTTTAAGTTTGTTTATACATTTATAAATCGCAACGATTTCTTTATCAGAAATAGTACGAAACACTTCAAATTCAGGATGCTGTGAATTTAATGAAAAATTAACATATTGATTTAGAACCTCTGTTTTTCCGCATTTTTCAAGTCTCCAATAAACATCTTTCGTTGAAGAAAATAAATAATCTAGTTGACAAACATTAATAATTCCTTTTAGTAATTCATCTGGGGTTATTTCTACATCCAACATCTGACATGCTTTTACATTTACTGATATATTCTTATTCATTACTATTCCTTTTATCTTTCTTTTAATCACACCGTGAAACAATCATTTCATCTTTATTTTTTAGGATCAGCTCTATAACAAAAGCCGTTATCCTTGATTACAATATCATTTCCCCATAGGCTACATTTACCACATCTGTCATCTCCGAAATATTCTGCATATTTGCAATAGAGACAGTAACATTTTGCTACAGGTGGTTGTCGAAACCTATTTTTGCTTTCTCTCTTTATCTTTTGTAATTTATAATACTTGTTAAACAAAATATTGACTTTACACATAACGATATAGAACAGAATAAACATAAGTCCAATTGTTATAGCAAAGCCAATTATTGCAAAACCTTGTAAAATCCATGCTTCCATAAAAATCCCCTCTGAAATGTGAGTTTCATCGTTATTTTTAAACACCATTTATGCTGGAATATTAACTACTATAGGATGTAAAATTGCATTTTCTACTCCATTTTTAAACGCATTTGGAAATACCTTTTTCATAATCTGATAACTTCCATTCACGTCAGCATTGATAGGTATGCCATTGTTTGAAATGAATAATCCTCGATATTTACGTCTGCTTTTATCATAATTTTCCTCACAAGGATCTTCTTCATCAAGAAAAGAAGTGCCACTTGTATATCCTTCTTCTGTTGTTTTAAATAAAATACCTTCGTTCTCACATTTGTAAGATAGTTTCTCTATGATCGACGAATGAGGAATATATACAAAATTTTGATTATTTATTTTTCCGATATTCGTTTCTTGTTTCCATCCTGTATTGTATCCACATACCAATGTATCGATATCATTATCTTTAAGAAAATCAATTACTATTTTAGTTGCTTTATGTATGTAATCTTCCACTTTATAGTTCCTTTTTGTGGTAATTTTTTGCATTTTATGTGACCAATTCATATCATTTCGTAATTTTAAATCCGATCTCATATCTGAAATCACCTTATTGTAATATTGATTAATTGCTTTAAGTGGTTTTCCATTAATCACTATTGGTTGTGTACCACAATTGGTTGTAAGAGTGATTAAATTATCAACACCTAAATCAATAGCTGCAATATTTTGTGACTTCTTCTTATTAATATTTAGAAGACTTATTTCGTATACAACTTCCAGAACATATTCATCCTTTTTTGGGACAAATCTGCATTGAATTAATTTCGCATCATCTGGAATTTTAGATTTAAAAATTCCATTCAAACAACGCAATGGCTTCCAACCAAAATATACATATCCATCTTTGATTTTGCACCGTTGATTATTAATACCTAATTCATATCTTCCTTTTTCTTTATCTAAATACTTTGGAATTTTAGGTCTTCCTTGATATTTTTCAGGATGAATCTGGTAATCTTTTATTGATTCAAAAAATGATTTCCAATTTTTTTCTAATTTTCGTAATGTTGCCTGTGCCGCTATGCTTCCAAGTGCAACATATGAGTCTGAACTTTTGCATATTTGATATAATGCATTGTATTGAATCCAATTTGCATGTTCGGCAAATCCTTCTTCTTTCAATTTAGATGTTGAAATAAATTCCTGTCGAATAATGTAATTTCCATAATTATACATATTTTTAGATTTCCAACAAAAATCATCTATTAACAAATAAAATTTATTATTTTTCTTTATTCTATGTTTCTCAGCTCTTTGTACTTTCACAAAAAAGTCCTTCCATTCATTTTTTATAAATGATTTTGGTTCAATGCTATACATAATCACGTAAGTCTTAAACAGAGGCATTACAAAAACACATACATTTAAAGTTTGCTTCCATATAAAACAACATAGTTCTCAAACAGCCTATTTGTTGATTTAGAATTTTCTCTAGGTTTACTACCATGTAAAACAACATAGTTCTCAAACGTATTCCAATGCAGAAGTATAATCAGCCAGTTCATCTGAATTAAAATCATCTATGGAGGTTTACTACCATGTAAAACAACATAGCTCTCAAACGTTAAATAAAGACAGTAATGTATCTGTTGAGGTTTACTACCATGTAAAATCACATATTTCCTAAACCTCAAATATGTATTCAACCATGAAATTTTATATAGTATTTTTGAAGCTTTAAGTTCAACGGATGAAACCCACACCCACTATCCAATTGATTCCTCTTTTGGAATACATGAATGGGATAAACTCGACTTGAATAAGCCAAATAGATTTGTTATACTAAGAACAAATATAGTTTATCCTATATTTTAATCGGAGCAGCTAGGTTGTCGCCAAACAAGTTCCTAGCTGTTCCATTGCCACAATATATAGATTTGTAAACACTATATATTGTATATATATATGAGTAACCCCCACAATATGTAGTATTAAAATCCCAATGAAACTACGGTTTCATCATTTCTTGTCTTTTGACTTTTTCTTCACAGCTTCATTGTGTTTCTTTGTCTTCTCATTCTCAACTCGTTGCATCATTCCTCTTACTTTTCCAAACTGCTTACATGTGATTCCCATATTATTTTTCCTCCTTATTTAACGGTACATATTTAGCAAACATATTACCAATATCAAATATTTCAAGATCTTTATTCTGCTCAAGAATTTCTTCTTTACTAAGCATTCTAAGATGCTTGCCTGAAACATGTTCTACAACGTCTCGCGTCGGATCAATATTCCCGCCAATTTTTCCACAAATAGTACAATATGACGCAATAGATACATGTTGCAAATTTGTGTTACCGAAACTTCCAGTAATCAAACAAGACTTGTATATATGTTTATGTTTCGATTTTGCCTTTGATTTTGATATATTCGAGTCAGCTTTCTTTTTGTATTTACCTACTTCATCATCTGTGATCATGATACGTTCTCCTTCATGGCTTCCAGATATGCCTGTTCTGCTTTTACTGGTTCTTTTTCAAATATCCATTTGTTATTCCTCCAAAAATATATATTTTTTATTTATGTAATCGGGAAATCCCTAATAATTTTCACACTGCCGACTGACAGTATTTTTCGAAATCATTCTTCATATACATGAAGTTGACTTTCTGACTCGGACTGAATGTGATATTGTCCTTTGCATATTTACCAGCCCAGGATTCAAATTCAGTATCCTTTTCTTCTTGACACGCAATTGCCATTAATGCGATTAATGCCGGAGTACATTTCTCGTATAATGGAGTATCACATTTAACAGAATCATCTACCATGTCTTTGTAGAACTCAAAATCTTCCTCATTTACATCATCAGAAACATTTTCTTTTACAAACTCAAAATCAGAAAGTTCTTCTTCAGTAATAGATTCGTCTACAATGATAGATTCTCCAAAATATTCACGCATAAGATCTGTAATTACTTCTACTTTATTATTGACAGTTATCTTATCTTTTGTATTTCTAGTACTTACCTCATCATATGAACGACCGTTAATTTCTTTACTATGTAATGTCGTTCCAAATGCTTTCATAAATTCTATAAATCTGCCATTCTCAATTCCAAGCTTTGAAAAATTATCAAAAACTTTTACCCATGTATATGTATTAGTTGTTGTAAGAAGTGCTTTTTCTTCTTCTCCACAAACCTCGTGCATATCATCAAGTAACTTATGTAAATAAGAAAACTGCTCGTCTGTTGCGTTTTCATCAATGAATTTATATGCGTCTGTGGCATCTTTTTTCCAATCATCCATAAAATATAGACACATCATTGATCTTACGACTACTTCTTCAAGCACTCCTGTTTTTCGACTCTTATTCGTGCATTTGATATTGTCTTTAAAAAACGCATGTTTCTGAGACAATTTCTTAATTTTTGTTGCGGCATCATTTGAAATGCACGTGATGCCATACTGATTTTTACTCATAGCAACATGGTTGTTATAGTTACGCAAATGATAATCAATCATCTCAGGAGTACAATCAAAATATCTAGTCACATTTACATTGAATTTATCGAAACGCTTTTGCAAAAATTCCGGAAGATCTTTATAATATTTACCAATCAGATTAAATACTTCTATTGAATATTTTGCTCTTCTGTATTCATCGAGAACTTTGTTACCATTTTCATCGTACTCAAATTTCTTATAATAAACTTTTGTAAATTCAGCCCCTTTTGCTTTAATTGGAATTCTGTTTTCTTTAAAAGCCTCGGCATATGATAATCGCTGCAATCCATCAATGAGATATGAAATTTTTCCTCCACCAGCACCAGGAATCACCATTTCACATATAACCATCTCTGTAATAGGCTGATTATTGAGAACTCTTGTAAAGTATTTATTGATCTGCTCTTCCGTCCATGCAAATGGAACTCGTTGCGAAACATACGCACAATCCAACTCTCCCTCCTGTTTATCCGCAATCAGAGATTCAAGAGAATACTTGTCCATTCTATATGAATCAGTTGTATCCAAATCCATTATGCAATCATCATCCATAAAAACTATTTTCTCTTCCATATCCTTGTACTCCATTTTATTTTCTATACGTTTTCTTTTTTTATTGAATAAAGAAATCATTTCATTTTCTCTAATCGCAGTCATATTATCCTGATATTGATGTTCTGTAATATGCAATTCTCTTTTAACTGACTCAGTATTCATTCCAGACATTCTCAGTTCAAGAAGTCTTCTCTGAATATCAGATAATGATTCAAGAAATAATTCTACATTTTCATCTTTTATAAGTTCTGAAATTACATTATTGATATCAAATCCGGAAGGTGTTAATTCCCCTATTGTGCTATGAGAATCTTCTTCATTTACAGGTGCATCTAATCTAACATCTGGAATAATAATCTTTTTTAACTTTCCATTTTCGTCCTTTACTTTTACAGGTTTTCCATTTTTATCACGCAAGACATTACATCGTTTTTGTGCCATTGAATTACGCGACCATTCCCAAAAAGAATTTTTTATATTTCCTTTGAGATAATCTTTAAAAGCAACACCAGAATCATCTCTATATGATTCAACACTCTCCATCAATACTTTTTGCGCGTCACTATAAAGATCATCTCTATACATTTCCGGTAAAAACTTCTTTGCGATGATTGGATCGCAAAGCTTTTTAAGATGTCTCATATTGTTTCCTGCATAATATTCAATTTTCTCTTGTTTTTCTTTGCAATCCATCGTAATCACCTTTTAATTCAAAATATTTAATGCCAAATTGTAGTACTCAGTTCTACCCTTGTAGTCAACGTATGTAACTTTACTCAATTCCAGTTTAAGTTTATCCAATGGATAATGGTTTGTTATCGCATCCTGCATAACGCGTATGTAACACTGGCACTGTTTAATTCTCCCTCTCTTACCTCTTACATCCAAAAGTAAATAACTTAATTTTGCTGCCTTATTTGCCGGAGGTTTTCTTCCATCGTGCTTTGACTCATATTCCTGTAAAACATGCTCAATATCAGAAATCGCAGAGTCGTATTTTGCTAAATTGGCACTCAATTGATTCATATACGTATTCAACTGAGTCATATCCCATCCGGCAAGTCCAAGAATTCCTCGTGCTTCTCTGAAAATCTCATCCAAAATCTTGTCATCAAGGGAAATCTCATTTTCACCTAAAAATGCTCCAGCAGAGCCTCTATAATTCTCAACTTCTTTTGGAACAGTGTTCCCAGTATCATGATCAACCATATGAAAACCTTTCGATGGAGAGAATCTTTTCATTCTCAAAATACGTTTAGCCTGTTTCAACGATCCTACATATGCATGATTAATGTTTGTAGAAACGAGCCATCGTTCAGCATTAATAGGGTCTTTCATGACATAATTTTTGCCATCGGTTACTATGTACACATTAAATCATTCCTTTCTATATTTAGTTAATGGAAGCAGAGAGACTCGAGCTCACAACCTTATGTTTATGAGACATCTGCCCACACCAATTTAGCTATGCTTCCAAAAATTAGTGCAATTTAATAAGTTATTCTTGAACTCGAATAACTTAAACACATATATAAATTATTTATTATTGGAAAAATTTAGCAGAAATGCTACGAAAAACTTGATTTTTTAAGAAAATCTATGTAATATAAATATGTAGCATTTTCTTCCCATTCCCGTGGGAGATTATGTTATGTGTGTTGAGAGGTTTCCTACTCCATTATGGTGTTCCCGCACCGGAGTAGGAGCTTCTCTTTTTTATATTGTAAGTATATTCCAGGTGTTCGTATTTGTCAACGAAAAACCGAACATTTGTTTGTTTTTCTTAAATAATACTCTTCTCAGAATCCGATAAAACGGGATAAGTGGCATTATTCTAGCAATTTAGGTAACAAAATACTTCTCATTTCATTTTCCCATGTCATACATCCAAGAACATCAAAAATATCATTCTTTTGAAATCCTACTTCTTTCGCAATATCTATGATTTCTTTTGTTCTCCGTTTGCTTTTTCTTTCAGTCGGCTTATGAATATGAGTTTCTATATTATAAGAAAGGACAGGAACTCTATCTCCTGGATAATTATCTATCATTTCTTTTGCCACTGATTTCGGTACCGTAATATAACCTATCATAATATTGCCTCCCAGTTTATATTTTCTCCATAAAACATAGTATTCCAACAGATTTTATTAATTAGATTTTTCTGTTTCATATCGACTACTGAACCAAGCTTTCTTTTGACTTCATATTGTTTGTCCAGCGTATAAGGCTGTTCACCAAGCACCATTGAATAATAAGCCAGTCCAGTATCACCATCCGCCTTAATACATCCGTGAACCGGAAGGTTCGTTCTTTTTATAATATGAGTCAAAGGCATTGCAATAACCGTAGGAGCCGTCTTGGTTCCTTGCTCATTGCCTACGATTACATATGGACGTCTTTTCTTCTGTACTGATCCAGACGGTGTTGTCATTTTAATTTCAGCCTCGACTATATCATATCTGTGAAGATCCATATGTACTTCCTCCTTTCATTTTTCTATGTATTACCTTTGATATTTCATATTATATTACAGTCTACTGTTATTGTCAAGTGTTGTATTAAGGTATAATTGCTTTTTTATAAAAATTATAGTATAGTATAACAGTAGGAGGTAATTATATGCTTAAAATTAAAGTCAAAGAATTGGTTGATGCTAAGTTTGATAATATTAATCAATTTGCAAAAGCTATTGGCATAGGATATCAGCCTGCCGAAAATATTTATAATGGAACTGTTTCGCGCATTGGGCTTGACACCCTTGATGCAATATGCACCATTTTTGATTGTACCCCTAATGATATTCTTATTTCTGATAAAATCAAAATTGAAAGTGAAAATAATACATTAAAAAAACAGAAAAATATTATTCGGGTATATCATGCACAAAATGCAAAACAAAAAAATTATACAATTAAAACAGAAGATTCACCTACTAACAATAGTGTTTCTATTCCTACAGAATCCAAAAAAGAACAAGATCAAAGTCAACTTCATAAAATTATTTGCGAAATTGTAAATCAGGAAATTGATAGAAAAATGGGAATAAGTTTTATGTCAGTTCGCCCTAATTTAAAAGAAGAAATGCATGAACAATCCTGGCGAAATGTCATAAAAGAAAAACCTGATCCATCTAAAGGCGGTAAGTAATACCGCCTTTACGTATTCTTCTTTAATCCTTTCTTTCGTTCCGTCAAGCATACTGCAAATTTCTTACAAATATGTCTTTCCTCGCCCCATTCACAAATATCGCACGATTTTTCATTATTTAGATTCTCTTTTTCTCTTTCTTCACTATAATATATCATCATGAAACCCTCATTTCTTCCGCTTTATCAAGCAATTTACTCATGTCTTCCATACTGGTTCTACCTTCCTGCCCCATACGCACGGCTTCCAGCAATAAATCGCGAAGATCATTTGACCGCAATGCAATGACAGGAACATTTTTGATGACAGTCTTAACACCATTTACAGCGTCTTCAATAAACTGAGAAACTATATCAAATGTTTTTCGTGCCTTTTCACGAATCACACCAATATATCTTTTGGTGGTTTCTACATTCTCATGTCCGAAAATTGACTGTAACACGACCAGATTATCCGGATCGAATTGCTGCAATGTATGCGCAATATAACCAAAACTCTTACGGAGTGAATGAGTGCTTACATTTTTAATTCCACAATAATCGGCTGCCTTTTTAAATGCATTACGAAAAGCATCAGCCTGGCTTGCAACCGCTTTTTCATACTCTTCTTTACTTGGAGCATAAGTCTTGGCTACTCTTGGAAAAATATCCTCATGATAATGTTCCATTGGCTCAATATTCATTTTTTCGCAGTAAAGGTCAAGATACTTCCATACAATATTGGAAATTGAAATATCAACAATCTTGTCAGTTTTCTGTTCCAATAAAGTATTTAGTCTATCTTTTCTGGCTCCATTCTCATCATAGAAATCAGACCATTTCAACGAAACAGTATCTCCGATACGTCTTGCAAGTAATAACTCCAACATGAAAATTGTGTATTCTGTCCACATTTCACGCTCTGAAAAATAATCCATCATCTTTTTGATATCTTCAGGATTGAAAAAAGGATCAACTTCTGTTTTGCCTCGTTTCTTATTGCTGTTGATCACCTTTTCAACAAGGTAATCTTCTCCATCGTGACTGTAATACACCCAGATCTGCGATTTTTTATTTGTATACTTAAAAACATCATGTTCTTCTTCATCTTCTACTTCAACGGGATAGAAGTCATATTTTTCCAACGTCTGATCAATAACATCAGAACAAACTACATTACCAACTAACTGTTTTCTTAACTCATCAATTCTTGCCATCTGTCTTCCTCCTGTTTAATATAGATATCATAGAATCCCATGATTTAGGATTACATAAGAATAATTTACTCGCAGCACCTTTATATGTAGGATAATTTGCTTGTATCATATGTCGTTTACTGTTAATTGTTCTCATGTCCATCCTCCATTCACTACTTCTTTTGACAAGAGAAGTATAGAACTTGATCCACGCGTATACAGCGCGGAAATATCTATTAAGCTACTTCCTTATTACTAGATTCTCTGTTTCTGAAAAAATCTGTATAATTATCATCCAATATCTCTAATCTTCGGCATACAGATAAAGTCAATATATTTATTGATTTTTCTTCCAATATCCATATAAGCAGCAATTACCAGAATCCCACGTATCGTAGAAATATCCGTGAACGGATGCAATAACATGATTTGCCACACTTAAAAAATATGTACCTTCTTTATGTTCTTTTGTAAAGCTTTCTGCCGTAGGACGTTTAGATCCTTTTTTATTACTAATTCCTACATATTCAAAACCATGTTCCTCTAAATATTTCTTATAACAAGGCTTACTGTTAGGATTACATTGGATGTCCCTTGCAATCGGAAGTAATTCGTCAAAGAGTTCCAACCAGGTCTTATTCATTACTTTACACAAAGCACGAATAACACAATCACTATGCTCGTCTTTCTTGTCCTTGTCATTTGGTTGAAAGTATTTATAATGTTTGCTCGTCATTTGTTATATCTCCTTTCTCTTAACTTAATTATATTATAAACCTTTTGGTTTATAATGTCAACCATAAAATAAACCTTTTTGTATATATTATAATCTATTTGGTTTATATTTTTCTAATAAAAAAAGCATTCAAAAGAATGCTTAAATTTGTGTGCCATCTGGATATTGAAAAATTGATATATAAGTTCCTCCTGTTATATGAGCTATTTCTGATAACTCTTCCTGAGTAAATTTACCTGTATTATATCTTTTCTGAAATGCTTGTGGAGTTTTATATCCCAACTTCCTAGCGAGTTCTGCTTTACTTATTCCGGCATAGGCACATGCCATATCTATTTTTTGTTGTATTGTAGAAATCTTTACCGCCTCCGTTCTATTCTTCCCTATTATAAAAGAAATTAATCTATGTAGCAAGCGGTTCTTTTTCTAATTGCGAATATAGTCTTCTTCTGTATACTTATCATCATGATCAATAATTCCATATATTGCCTCCAATCTATTATATCTTCGGCGAAAATAGATTATTTCATTATTTTCATCATGTTCAAACCATAATTCAACTCCATCTATCCGTCTCTCGTAACTATGAGTATGCTTCTTCTCGTCTATAAAACTTTCTTTTGTTCCCTTGGGTTTAAGTTTAGTTCTTGTTTTACAAATATCCATTGAAATACCTCTTTCGTTATTTGTTATCGTTCAAAATCTTCGTCACTTGTTTTACCGGAATGCAAAAAATTTTTGCCACAGCTGCTTTATCCTGCAATTTCTTATAGGTATTTACAACATCTTCCGGCACCCAGATTCGTTCTATGGGTTCGTTCATATATTCGTTCATATTTTTCCTTTCGAAATGTCTGTTTTAACTTCTCATCAAATCATCTACTGAATCAAAAAGTTTCAAATCATCATGTACATTTTCATGAATCCCATGATTATAAGCCCATTTTCCAAGCCATTCAACAACTTCTTTCCTGTTCTGTAAATAATCTTCTTTACGCATCTTTCTAATGTCCTGTAATTGTTCATGTATCACTGATCCGTTTCTAGTAAAAATCATACAGTGTTCGTTTTCTACAGAATCATTTAATAAATGGCATGGATACCAGGACTTATCAATCCTAAATTCATACATATAATTATAATTTCCGTTAGCTTGTTCAACAGTCATTATTATCACTCCCTGAAAACAATCTTTCATTTTATTCTCTAATTGTTTTGTAATAACTTCCAAACCAGACATGCACCGGAGGATTTTTAGCTCCTGGCATTAAAGAACCGCTTATCATTTCCATAACTTGACCAGAATCATTCCAACCATCTGATTCCATTTCTTTTTTATGTTCCATCTTTTCTTTTTCTGAATCATAATAATACTGTTCTATAAACTCTGTATATTTATCTATGCAGTTATCTCCGTCCCATACAAATTTTGTTGTATTATTTTTCATTTTAATTCTTTTCACGTAATCAACTCCATTCTATATTAAAAACAACTTAATCTCATAACATTACCCATAGATTCCTACCATAATATTCTTTTCTTATATGAAAAATGTCATTATCAATTTTTTTTAATTCAATTTTTTCAAAAGTAACGTTCTTGCAGTCATCCATAGTTCTGCTACCAAATCTATTTTTAGTACATTCAATTCCACTCGATGATTCTTCAACCATAACAAAAGTTACTTCTCGTAAATGTTTGATTTTTTGCATTTCTTCATACGTCATATAAATTACCTATCTAAAACAATTCCATGTATTTATAAAATTCCATTTTTCTTTGCCAAAGCATTAAGTTGTTTTAAAAACTCTTGAAAAACAAAATCTTTCTCAAGTTGTCTTGAATCAGCTCTATCTATAAGAAATTCATAAGTTTCTTCTGCATAATTTTTTATAAGTTGCTTCTCAAAATTAAGATCAAAAGTTCCTATCATGATACCTCCTTATGAAAGCAATTTTTCATTTACATTATAACTCTTCAATCATCTGTTTTACTCGTTCAATTTCTTCATTTGTATGAGGTGTTCCACCAGCATTCATATCAATATACCATTGAAGAACTTCTTTTTCGCTTTTAAGATTATTTACATTCAAAATCATTGTCGCATCATTTGCAAGTCTAAGTCTATCTTCATATTCTTTAAAATATGAACCGAATACTTTAATTTCATTATGAACAAATCTTTGCGCTGCTGTTATTCTTTGTAATCCATCAACACATACATAATCAGAATACTCATTTTGCTTCGGTTCTCTATAGGAATTCCAAAATGGATTATTCAAATAAATTGTATTTCCAGATTTACCTCCACGTAAATGATACTCAATCCATGCGATTTGCTGTTCCTCAGTCCACACATGCCCTCTTTGGAATTTTGGATTAAGTTGCAATCCCATTTCACTGACTTCTTCTTCAATTTCTCTTACAAGACTTGTAAGAGGATAATTCACTTGATATGATCCACTAGATGTAAATTGAGGAATATCTTTAAATCTTGTTATTTTCACTTTGTATCACCTGCTTTCCATAACCATAAAATTGTCATTTAGTCTGCTTTACTTTCAAGATAGCGACACATACCATAAATTGTTATGTCTTTTATTTTTCCATTTTCCCGAATCACTTCGTCTGGATAATTTTCTCTGCAATACACTGTTGCCGCAAATCTTATTCCATCAAGGCAACCTGCAAATTCCATTGGCTCTTCTATTTCAGTTATATTTTTTTGATTTTATCTAATTGAATCATTCATATTCCCTCTCAAGTCAAACTACGTGTTCTTTTATATAGTTCCATGAATAAGTGTCACATAATTGCGAACCAAACTTAAATACTGTAACTTTTTTTAGTCCATGTTTCACCATTTCTATAGCTCTTCTTTTGCACAACTCTAAATCTTTTTCAAATCCAGCTTCTATCCATGGTTCATCATTTGAAAATCCATTTCCATTTTTATCTGCATAAGCAATAGCATACGATCCCATTTATTTTCTCCTGAAAATCAAATTTCATCAATATTTTCTATGCAACACATTCCAATACATTGTGGAGTATCATATTCATCCCCATCAAAACGCTTAATACAAACATAACGTGTTTCTTCCCAATTTATCCTATCGTCAGCAACCGATTCGTCTGATATACTTAAATCACTCACAAGAATCATACCGTCAGATGATTCTGAAATATAATCAAAAATTTCTTTCTTTGGATTATAAATTCCAACCCATTCGTTTCTTTTCATTTAAGTCTTTATTATATGGACATTCTGGAATTTTACATTTACCACACCATCCAATATCACTTGCAGACTCACGGGTGTAAGCTTCATCATAATCACAAAATTCGTGATCTATATTTTTGTTTTTTCTATTCATAATTTTATTCCCTTTTTATACTACTAATTCTACATTTTCGTCTGTTTTCACAAATCCATTTCTCTTAAACTGTTCTAATGCCATATAAATTTCCGAAACAGATTTACACCAAACAGTATCTTCATATCCTGCAAAATGCACACTGAAAATATTATCAGGATGCTCGAAAATACTATCTATGAGTTGTTTATCTTTCTTTTGCAATACAATTCTCGACATATATATAACTCTCCAATTAAAAAATGTGGGCGACAGGACTCGAACCTGTTCTTACTTCTGTCGGCTTGTTTCCGATTTACGAGACTCGCACTCGTTTTCCCTCGTCAGGGCAACGCCAGCTTATGCAAATGCACCCACATTTTATATATTCTCTTTTTAACAAATGAAATCGTCATTTTAATTATGCAGTTTTATTTTGTTTCTTATCATACAAGATACTTTCTGATATATCTGTAAAACTATATCCAAAATACTTATCATTTAATAACTGAGATACATCATAATCAATTCTTTCAGATTCTACTAAAAATCTAGTTACAAATGAATAATCTTCCTGCGACCATATGTTTAAATCTTTATCAGAAATCGTATATATAATAATATCTCTGTCAATATTTCTATATTGATAATCCATAAAAGAATATTTATATTCAATATATTCTTTCAGTTTCAATAATACAAAACTTTGTTTTATAAAAAATTCACAACTCTTATCATTGGGATTTTTAAATATCATATTTCTATATCTATTTAGACTTACATTGATTTCCGATAATATTTTTTGTTTTAACTTTTTAACTTTTTCAAGTCTAATAATTTCATCAGATATTTTTTCGTACATTTATACCTCACTTTAAAATCAAAAATATTTCCAATATTTCGTAGAAATAAACTCCGTAACAATATTCAACGCATTTATTACTTCGACTGGTGTGCTTCTTAATTCCTTTTCAGAATCAAGAAATCCAAGAACTAATGCTGCTATCTGTTTTCTTATCCACTTCATTTTTATTTTCCTTTTTTCAAAAAATTAAATTCAATTTACAATCTCACAATCACAACATCTTAAATATTTTGTTTGTTTACCCAAAATACGATAATACATTCCTTCTATTTCTAACCCCATATCAACCTTTTTATTGGATACAGTATATATTTCTCCAATTTTATCTCTATACCAAGGTGAAACTACTTCGATAACAGGAGTAACCTTAATGATTTTAACCTTCATTGATCTAATATCATCATCTTCAAGTCCGAATGCATCATATAATCTTGTTTTTAATGATTGTACACCTATATATTCTCTTGATGAAGAATCATTATAATTTTTACATTCTTCTAATACTGCATTATCAATAATTTCTTTGATCTCTTCTATGCTATACATATTATTTTCTCCTGATAAAAATTAAAACTCATCAAAATTTTCTATATTGATCGGATTATTTTCTTCTATTTCAAAATTTCCACAATAATAACCATCCTGACTTATATCCCAATTGTTAAAATCAGTTGCAAATGAGACTAATTTTGCCTGTTCTGGAGTAAGCCTAATATATCCTTCCATACAATCATCGGCATAAAGTCATACTTTATATCTATATTTCTTTTGATTTGAATTATTTTTGTACCATCTATCCGCTATGGTATGTGTCAGTTCTATTTGTAGCATTAATGCTGTATTTGCACCAAAATCATTTTCATACTCTCTTTTAATTTTTCCAAGTTCATTATCATCAGAAAATCCAGCGGTTTTCTCTACTTCAAGAAATTGATTATACAATACTAACAATTCCTCATCTGTTTTTGTTTCAAACAAATTAATATGCTCCATAAAATCACCCCACCAATGGTAAAATACCATATCCAGCATCAAGCATATCTATAGCATCCTCCAATGATTCCGCTTCACAATTATCCCAATTACTTAATCCATCTTCATTATCCAACAAGATAACAGCTTTGCAAATATGTCTTGCTCTAACCCTGTCGAAAAAGCTATGGCAAGTGTGCTTGTTTAATGGTATTGGAAGCTCTTTATTATAAAGTTCGAAGAGTTTATCGGCAACGGCATAAATGTCGATCTTATTTCTTTCGATAAGATAAATACGTTCCTCTAAATGATCTTCAATTCTTTTAATTTCCGTTTCAAGCTCTCTAATATATTCCTTAATCTTTTTTCTCATATTAGGCTGATTATCATACTGGTATAGCTTTTCCAATGGTTCTTGCATGGCTTTATTTTGCTTCAAAATCAGCTTCGCCATACATATACATTTCTGTTTTAGGAGATTCAGGTAATTCCCATTCCACTTTTCTTACTAACTTTATCAATATTATATCACCTCTATTTACTTGATATATGCAATTTATATTTTCCGTTACAATTATGGACTTCTTCATCATAATGATCTCCATGCAAATCAATCCATTTACCATTGTAACAACCATATCTACCATTACATATAGTTTGATATACAGCGTCTTTACCATCATCCCATGTCTTTCTGCTTCCTTTGAATATCAGCATCGGATAAATATATTCTTCATATTTCGGCAATGTTTTAATCTCATCACATCCTTGCCAAGCAAAAAGCCATATGTCTTCCGGCTTGTTTGCCTTATAAATAATTGCCGGTTCAAGACCAACAGTAATCTTCTGTCCGTTTATATCAATTATTCGTTGCAAACCAAAACATAAGTCTAATTTTGCATTTCCATCGTCTTCATCGTCACAGTAATAATCGTTATATTCTGCCTTGCCGTTCACAGTATTGATTATTTCTTTCGTTAATGTATCCATAAGCTTGTAGTCACTACATAAAATAACTGTGTTTTTGGTAAATTCAATCAGATTATAATTATCTCCCTTTTTAAACCTGTCGGCTTTAAATTCTATTGCTTCTAACATTGTATCACCTCTAATCAAAAATATGTAGAAACTGTACGTATTATTTGTATTAGTTTCTACATATAATATTCTCTGTTATGAAAGTTAAATTTCATCTAAATAAACTCTATGTCCATCTCCATCTTTATCAATGGCATAAAAACATGGTTTTTCATTTCCCTGTAAAACATCATTAATACTATATTGCCAACCCCATACAGATTCTACAGCTAAATCTCCAATAGCTGTTTCATAAATCTGGAAACAATTGTTTTTTGGAAGTTTTACCTTTATTTCATCTGCACAAGTTCCTCTTGGATGTTCACATCCATACGTATACACGTTTCTTTTGTCTGCTCCTAAAACACCGTAATTGCAAAAAATCGCAAATTCTTTTGATTCCTCGTATAGTTTTTCTTTGTTCATAATATTAATCTCCTTTTCTTTTCATTTGAAAACTTGGTTTCTTGTTACTCTATATCCCGACAATATTCATACTTTCCATTTGCAAAATCATTAACAAAAGTATTTGTAATATCATTGCCATAATTTAATTCTTCAAGCGTTGTTCCATCTCCACTACGAAGCTCATCAATATCATATCCTTTACTTTCAAAATAATCATTGATTTCTCTATCAAGCATGGCTGCTTGTGAAGTCAGTTGTGCTAATTTATGCATTTTTCCTTGTATATCTTTAGATATTCTCATAATTTCTCAACTCCAATTTTCAAATGAATCTATTATTTCATTGCTATGCTGCCGTTTTCATTTCTCTATTATATTTTCTCTCGTTGCACAAAATCCACGCAAATTCTTTTTCCGGCATTGAGTGCACGTTATTTCCGTTCTTCACTGTCACAAACCTTTTGCCTCTCACTTCAAATGCACTGATAACTTCCATATTCTTTTCCTCCATTATACCATATGTGTAATTACAAGTCACTCATTTAAGTTAATCTGTTCTGCTTTATAGTATCCATCTGCGACACTATGCAATGCCGTAGCTTCTATAGAATTAATTTGTATTGGTCGATCTAAATGAATTTCCGTTCCGTCAGCTAAAGTGATATAAACATATGCTCCATTTTTAATTGCAATATTAAGAGCATCTTGAGCATTTTTTATTACAATCCCATTATTCAACATTCTTGTATACAGACTCATCTTACTCTTCCTCCAACATCTGCTTAACTGCTGCCCTGAAAATTTTCATCAGTGATTTGCTGTCATTGATAATATTTTTCTTTGTCGCGGTTTTCTTTTCATGTTTATTGATATACCGTGCCTCGCGATTACTCCAACAAATAGGTTTAATCTTATCCATTCTGGCATACACGAGCCGATATGTAGCACATCCGGCATTACTATTATCATTGTATTTCGCAATCAGTGGAGTAATGATTTTGTCCGTCATACATACCATTTCTTCATCCTGTGATGTATTATTTTCCACAAGATCAACCAGAATTGACTCGAAAATTGAACGATAAGTTTCATTATTATATGTAAGATCTATTGTAGATGGTTTCTTTCCGTTCTGAATAGCATATTCTTTCATTTCCTGATCCCAGACAATACCATAGTTCTTATTCATATACTTGTAGATATATTGAAGACATTCAGAACGTTCTTTGCATTTTCCGGCATCAATAAGCCTGTCAATCATGGAATAGATTTTCTTTTTCCATTCAGTTATCGCGGAATGTTCAAGCACTTCCAGAAGATTTCCATGATTAACTGAATTCGGAATATCAACAGAAATTTTGCTTCCTTCTTTCATCTCTATCAAAAGATTTGCAAGTTTTCCCATGTCGGAATACAACTTATTAATCTTTTCATTAAGTTCCTGAAAATTTCCGCTGTAATCCGGAAGGTTAGGAAATTGCAGCTGAATCATATTCGATTGTGCCGGAACAATTTCTTCTTTCTTCGGAAGAAATGCTTCTGCTAAAACATCTTTAGCTTTAAGCTGGTATGTAATAAGTTTCTGTACAAGATCCGGATTTTCCTTCTGCATTGTCGGAGTAATGGAGATTTTTGCAAGCCAAAGAGGAAGATAATCAAGATCAATACAAAGAACATCTGATTTTGCACGGTCTTGTCCAAGGGAGTAAAATTTCACTCCCTTAGAAACCACAATATCTTTTTGCATTTTTTTACGTTCATTATCAATTCGATTTTCGTCAAATCCCATTCCCTGACATATCCAACGAACTCCAACCCAAATTTTTCCGACGGCATCCTGTGCAGCTCTCAGTGTTGCTCCATTAAATTCTATATCTTTTACCGCTAATCCATTCATGTTTGTTCTCCTATTCTTTTATCCATTCTAAATGTCCTTTTTCTAACTCATTTTCTAAATAGTAACCGTTTACACTCTTACTATAAAATCTATTATCACCAATTCCATAATAATATTTTCCGTCTAATTCTTTCCTCACTTCCAAAACGGTACATATCGTACCAATTGGAATTAATTCACCAGTATTTGTAATTCTAATCACCTTTACTGTATCACCAATTTTAAGCATATATGATTCCTCCATTCTTAACAACTTAACTACTTTTTGTTTTTCAATAATCACCTCCGAAATTTCGTTAAGTATATTTATTATACCCACACTACTTAAATAAAGTCGCTTTTTGATCTTCAAGCCGATTCTGAATATCCTCAATTTCATTAATTAGGCGCGAATACTTAGTGTTTAATAATTGTTGTGCCTTGTTCATCACAAGCGAATCTATAGAATCTTCTATTCTTTTTGCAACATTTGAAAAATCCAGTTCAACACCTCCAACTTCAAATTTTACAGGTAAGCTTCCATCCGGATTTCTTGTAAAATCATCAGGATTTTTTCTTTGTTCCCCTTTCCCCAATGCTGCAAGAATCAACCACAGTTCCATATCACCATGTTTTATTTTATAATTTGTCATACCTTTTACCTCGAAATCCGACTTTCATTAGTTATTGTTTATAACTTCTGCAACTTTTCTAAGCACATCCATTCCTTCAAATTTTTCAATTTGAATTCCATTATCCCATACAGACATAATGGGATAATCTGAATATTCCGTGCTAAAATATTCTTTATTGCATAATTGTTTCTTAATTAGTAGAATATTTTCCGAAATGCAGACTATTCGATCCGTGTTATATTCTTTCAATACATATATCTTCATATCAAAACTCCTTTGAAACGATTCTTTCATGCTTTATCTACAGATACTAAGATTGATGATTTCAAGATAAAAAACGGACGCACACCGTAGCCGCACCAGTAGCAACCGCCGCCGCTCACGCAACCACCGGAGTCGACAACCCGCACATAGCGCGTATCATTTGATTTTTCCGTTTGGTTTGGTGTAGATAACCATTCCATGCAATCCGCATTACCGATGTATTTATGGTATTTCCGCCAACGATCAAAAGTCATTGCAGAAACTAGATCTTTACATTTTCCATAAGAGTCATCTCCGTCCATCGACAACATATCAACCGTATGTAATTCAATTTCACCAAATTCATCCATGATTTCTTTTAAATACTCTGTGTTTAAATACTTTCGTAAATTTGATTCACCCCATTTATTCGTTTCACCAAATCGAATATCCTGAGTAATGGTTCCTTTTCTTACAATACAGGTATCTCCATGTGTATATCTATCGACTACAACATATTTTCCATTACATATTGTCTGCCCTATTTCTACATCTCCCACTGGAATCTTATTGGTTTCTTTTTGATTTTGAATAATTTTTACCGTAATTGAATCACCTTTAAAATCATTAATCATTTTCATAGCTTCATCTTTTGTAATAGTAATACATCCTTCCGTATTAATGTGTTCTTTCATATAATAATTCCTCCTGTAAACTTATGAAATAATCCTTTCATTTCGTGATGTTTCCACAAATATCTATAAAACACTCGTGGAATACTGTTGTTTTTGTATTCTTTTTATCAAAACAATCTATCCAAGCAGCTAAAACTCTGTAATTTTTTCTTCCAGTATCAATAACTTTCATAGCATTTTTTAATAATACAGAACATTCTTGCATTTCTATTAACCTCGGTTGGCTGTTATAATCATCCTGTATCAATAAAGATACCCAATAATTGTCGTATTGTAATTCACCTCTTTTTAGTCTTGAAACATAACTTTGTAACTTATTCAGCCCTTGCAACATAGATTTATTATTATTTCGTAATGATCTAATAGAATTTTTTAATCTCGAATTTTCCGCCTCGAGCTGTTCAATATATAATTTCATCTCTTCGATTTCATTATTCTCATCCATAAATTAATACCTCCAGTGTGTAGGTGTATAGTAAACATACATACTGTCATCTGGAAGAAACCATAAATCATTCTTCCTTTTTAACTTCTGAACTAATCTACAACCATTCCCATCGTCAACTTTTGTTTCTACTACCACTCCGTTTTCCGGTAATCCATATCTTACTGACTGCCACATACAAAAAAATCCTCCTTTATAAGATCATCTTATTTTCTTTCGTTTAGAATTGTACTGTCGTATATGTTTGTTTATTTCAGTTTTATCTATTTTAACTAAATCTTTAATCGAAATCCTAACGTTTATTACAATAGATTCCCAAATCGAAAATTTGACGTATGCCTCGTTATCATCTAATAATTTGAAAATTCTTCCTACTAAATGATTTTCCTTACAATAAACCGTATCTCGATTTCCAAATACATAATTGAACCTCCGTTAATGCGAACTTCTCATATATTAACAATACTTCCTTTATAATTCTTTAACCTGTCGAATTCCATCTTTGCCCGTGACAATTCCGGCGAATTGTAAAAATAAAAAATAGTTCTCTCACTGTCTTTATGGCTTTTCTGAAAATCTTCCATTTTGAAACCTTTAAGCAATAAATATCCCGCCAATTTCCGTGAATAAATTGTTATGTAATTGTTTTCCATTTGCTTTTCTCCTTGAAATTGTTGTTTCGTTCAATAAAAAATAGCAACCAGATCGATTGCTATATTCAGTTTTCCGTTATGAAAGTAATGCGTAAATCACAAATCCTACGATTCCATAAAGAATACACTGTCCTACAAAATATGCCATAATATTTTCCTCCTTATAAATAACTTTCTATTACAATATTCTCTTTCTTATTCTTTTTATTTACGTCCCATTAAATATAATGCTCTATCTCGATCCTTTTGGGTGAAAACTACAATATCTGTATTATTACTTGATATGTCATCAGGACACCATTCAATATCACTCGATTCCATAATATCAATTTCTCTTTTTGTAAGATTCTCAATAATATATTCCATTCTATTTATTTAGTCCTTTCAATTTTTTTCTATTGTCTTCTGGCGCAGCCATTCAACCCATTCATCAGAACCACCCCGCTGTTTATATCTTCTAGCAAGCCGTTCATATATATTCAAATCTTTCTAGCGCGGTTTATTTTTCTTTCCCATATCTATTTCTCCTTTTGAAATGCGGTTTTTATCTACTTAAAAACATTTCTCCATCAGTATCAATAAACTTCTGAATAATTTCTTCCGCCCTGTTCCATGTAACAACTTCGCTTTGATGTTCCCAATCGCAAAACGGACGTCCTTCAAAATTACATTCTGCAATAACAGAATCAAGTTGTCCCAACGGAAGATCATAAGATTTTTCCATTGCTTCGATATCATCGTAATATCCAGTGATTGCACTCTCAATATCTTCTAAAGACATTGTTGTTAAATCTTCGATATCCGAAACAACACAATAATCATTTTCTCCATCTAACCAAACTGCCTGGATAAAGAGATATTTTCGATTTCCCAACGACTTGCTGCATTGCATGCAATCGTTATCAATGCATTCAAAACCGTTTCTTTCTTCTATCATATTAAGCAATTTCCTCCTTATTTCTTTCTGAAAATTCCTTTTTATAATCTGTTCCAATATTTACTGGAAGTATCAAAAAACTATATTCATTTCCATTAATAATCAATGGGGACTTTGCATTGCGTCCAAAACAAACAGGTTTATCGGAATCCACAATACTAAACACATCTGCAAGATGTCTTGAATCAAATCCAACATATAAGTTATCTGACATATTATTTTCATAAGTTTCCAACTCATCGAATGCTTCATATTTTTCCGTATGAATATATGAGTAAAGTTTCCCGTTTGCACTATGGAATACAACAGGCTTTTTGTTGACACAATCCATTTTGGCTAATTCAGCATCGTATTTCATCGCATCAAGAATGTTTTCTCTATCCGGGATAAACCTAAATTCTTCTGGAACTTTAAGCATCTGATCTACTTTATAATATGCCCCATCTACTCTACGAATAATGTATGTAAAATCGTTTCCATCAAGTCTTATATTCTTTTTACTCTGATAAATAATCACATTTTTCTCTGATTTCTTATCCATTAATTTTTTAAATATAGGAACACACATATTATGAATTTTAACCGTTTCAAATGGATTTTCCGTTGTCTCATGTATTGTCTGATTTTCAAGTGATCTCATTCCGATTCTATAACCGTCCAGTGCTTCAATACGGTTCTTTTTCGTATTAAAGTTGAATACCTGCATCATTTTAATACTGCTAGAATAACGCGTATACAAGGAAAGATTTCCGATTGTTTCAAGTAACCAGTTTTCCTTTACGGACATGATTTTTGTTCCTGTATTACTCATATCCGGAATAATATCATTATCTTTCTGATATCCAATAATTGAAACGGTTTTCTTTCCGCATTTAATATCGACTTTTCCAATTCCATTCTTGTTTTCTGGTATAATACTTTCAAGTGAAATAATTCCATTCATTTTAGAAATGATCTTAACATCATCAACATCGATTCCGATAACTCCAGGGAATGTATCATATGCGCTGCTAGATCGTACTTCTACATAATGATCCATGTTTGTTCCAAACATTTTAACAATTCCATTTTCTTCTACCTGGAAATATAATCTTGTGAGTGCCGGAATTGCACACTTTTTATTGATTGATGTAATCCCTTTATTCATTAATTTCTTCAATTCTTTTACATCCATTGTAAATTTCATGATATATTCACTCCTTTTGAAATTTCCATTTCAATCTTAATCTTCATTTAATATATTCTGTAGAGCAATGATAATTCTCAATGCTTTTATTGCTTCGTTTAATTCCAATCTACCTACTTCAATTACTGTAGAATTTGATACAGCTTCTACTTTTGCTTTTCGTAACTTTTCTAATGCTTTTTCTTTCTTCATAATTTACCTACCAATCATTAATAAATTCCTGAACTTTTCTATTGCATTCTCTTCTGGATTATCGTAGAAGTTTTCTGAATATTCTTTATTGTACCAAACTTCAAATTCTCCTGTGTCATCATTATAGAATACTGTCAGATTCTTTTCTGCTGCCCTGTAAATTCATCTGTAATATTCTTTCTCATAGTGTATACCTCTAATTATTGAAATCGCTATTTCATTTTCGTATGTATCAAATTTTAATTTTTACTCATTTCAATTTATTAATCGAAATTTACACACTCTTTAAGCATATCAATGTCCCATACAGTTACAACAAATGAACTCTTTTCTTTTGTTCTGTAAATATTTGCACACCATTTAAAGGTATAATCTAATTCTTTAACATATATTCTTTCTCCAACTTCAAAACCCCAATATGGTTTTATAACTGTTCCACTATACATTTTATTTCCTCCATCTTTGATACTCTAATTTATAATAACAAGCACATTTCTTGAAATGTGCTTTTCATTGCCTTGTATAATATACTCCGTATTCACTTTCAACTCTCTTTGTAAGTCCTTCCACATCAAAGGATTGAGCATCATCTTCTGATATTTCCATAACACAAGTGCAATTTTCAATAAGTTCTCTCTCCCATTGTTCTCTTGGCTCCCCAAACAAAATTTTCAATGCAATCATATCATCGATTACTGGTGGGATTTCTGTTTTAATCACATAGCTACAAGCTTTATTACTATCATATTTTTCGCTTTCTGTATCCTCATCGCCAAAGAAACATAATTCATACCAATGTATATTTTTATCCATTTTATTTTCCTCCAATTCCGACTTTGAAATTTCCGTTTCATTTTAATAAAAACATAAGACACCATCATATAAGTCCGGTGTAAATTCTTCAATTCCCCATCGTGTAATATCTAATGGCAATCCTAAAATTTCTAATAATTCTTTTCTTTGACATTTCATTTTTTCAAATGCATCGTTTTCATTATCTGCATAGACAACACATCCGAAATTCTCTTGTGCTAAATAAAATACTTTCATATTATTTTCCTTCTGATACTTTCCGTTCTCTTTTTTAAAAGTGCCATTTCAATATAATTTCTATTGCATTGTTTAATGGTGTTATTCTCTCGCTTTTCCTAGTAAATGCGAATTTCAGTGTTTCTTTTTTCTGCAAGAATAACATCTGCAAGGTGCTTTCATATTCCTATCAGTAAACCAGATTCTTTCATCATTTGTTTGCCAAAAATATTTTCCGCATTCCTTACATTTTTTAACATCCTTTAAATCATTTGCATTATGCTTTTCTACGACATTATCTGCATATGTCTTATTAGCCATCCATGAAACAGTTGAATCGCATGGCATCGTCTGAACTTCTGTTGCAGTATTATCTGCTACAAATTTATCTCCATTAAAATAAATCTTATATCCTAACATATTATTTCCTTTCTTCTAATAAAACACGCATTTATTCTGAAAATTTTGTATTGCATCATCATAATCTCTGTTTACCGTTTTAAACTCTTATGCAATAATCTCAATAATTTCATTCTTTGTCTTGTCACATGTATGTTTTTTACTATTTCTCTTCACTACTTTCCTAAGAAATCTACGTTTCATTAGATTTTAATATCCATTATTATAAAGAATTTCAGATATATTTCTCTGTGCTGTTTCAGCATTGACCGCTTTATAATAATCTGTTGTAACATCTGTAATAATTCCTGTATCATAATCCCTTAATACATAGACTTTCTCTTTTGTATCAAGATTTTTTGCTACATCATAGTTACTATTACAAAAAGCTGGCAAACAACTCATAACTAAATTATTTGATTTAATAATTTCATTTCTTACATCCTGATATTTCATTCCGACTTTTATAGATGATAATTTAAACATATAAAATCACTCCAATCTTTTTCCTGTTTTCATAAAAAATCGCCGATTCATTTACTTTAATTCAATTAACTCTGCTTTTTCGACATATTTCTTTGCAGCATCATATCCATTTCTATTAAGTTCACCTTCAATGCTAAACCAAAGTGAATCTAAAAAATTTGGAATAGATGCAAAATCTTTATTTGGATATTTTTCTCTATATCGTTTATACGCCGTTTTATATAATTCATCTACTAAATCACGCTTCATTGTATTTCCTCCATTCTTCCAAAGAAACTCTTGTTTCATTACTACAATTCTATTATTGTTGGAATCAAAGCATTAAAATTTCCATACATTTTTCTTTTACCAGATATAATTTCCTGAGAAATTGTAAAGTCACCATTTGTTTTTTCTGGATAATTCGGTTTATAGTCAGCATAGTATATATCTCTTGTCTGAGAAAAATAAATATTTTCCGTATCTAAAACACCAGATTCTTTGCATTTATCTATCACAAATTTCTTAAATTCTTTCATATTATTTTCTCCGATTCTCTGAAACTTTTATTTCATTAACATTCATCAACTTCTATCACATCTGGACAATCAGTAAAAATATTTCCATTCTCTAATGCATTTTCAATCTGAATAACCGCATAATCCGGATCAAATTCTGTGTAATGCTGCAAATATGCATTAATTACTTTTTCCTTTGCTAATTCTTTATTGTCTGCAATTACAGCACCACATGCGCAATCTTCAATTCTGTAAATCCATACTTTATTTATATCAAACATCATTCTCTACCTCCGATACAACTTATGATTCATTTCCATCTGTAGATTTCTTTACTACCATTTACAGTATCAGCAACCAATATGAAATCACCCGTAGCATAATATTCTCCTGTATACATTGTACGAATAGTATCATTCATATATTTCCTAAATGAAAATGACTTTGCGATTACTTTTTTATCACAGTCTCTTACAACTACGTACGAAAACAAACCTCTCTTTTCTACATGTGCAATACTTGCTTCCCCAAATACTCTAATATTTGATTTTTTCATTTTTATTATTCTCCAATTCAATTTTCTAATTAAAAATCATCATTTTATCGTTTTACATCTGCATTTGTAAATCCGTCATTTCTTTCAATTTCTTGTACCTGTTTATCCGTCAATCCAAACACAGCAATCAAAACATAGCTCATTTCAAGTAAAGCTCCGTGATTATCGGTATTAAATTCATTTTTCTTTATCTTTTTACACATTTTTGCGTACCTATTTTGATATGCAATTCTCATTTTCTCCCATTCTTTTTGGACAGCGTTCATGGTTATACCTCCATAATTCTATCTAATATATAAGTGCAGTTTCCAATTCTAAAACCACTTTCAAAGTATACAATTTTATTTTCTGTTTCTGTATTTACTTGTAAATACACTTGTTGCTTTCCATCAAAGAAAACTAATTCATGTGGCTTTACCTGGTGTAATACTCTATAGAACGTTCCGTCATTCATACTATTAACACGTTCCAACTTAAATACAGCCTTACCTTGTATCTGTTTCAATTGTTTCTTTAATTCTTTCCAATTAGTTGCATTAAGCATTTATATCCATCCATTCTTCTTAATTTCCGATTCTGTGAAATTGCATTCGATCATAGTTTCTTCTGAATTTTTCATATTAATATTTTCCATTCTCATTTCCTCCGATTTCATAAAGTTTATCAATCGCCAACGCCGCAGCGGTTCTATCCTTATTCGTTTCACTTCCAATTTCAACATATTTATCTATATCTAATTCCCACAAAATTTCCATATAAGCAAAAAACTGTGACAAATGATATTCTGTATTAAGAATACAAGTTTTATTATGTACATTATTTTCTGTAGTAATTTGTTTAGCGCAAATTACAGCATCTTCTAATGATTTTTTCGCCTGGTTAATGATTCTTTCTTTTAATTTTTCCATTTTTATTTTCTCCTGTTCCATACGTCAATTAATCCATGCGGTGTTTGATCGTATCCTCTGTCTATTCCTGCCATACAACCAAAGCACACTATTCTCCACCGATTCCCGACAATGGTTTTATATTCTTCAACTACAATGTCCTCTGTTTCACCACAAAAAGGACAAGGCTTTACTTCTGTATCTATTGTTAATTCTTTTGCTTTTTTTACACTTAAAATTTCCATTCTCATTTCCTCCGGCTATCTAAAATTTTAAATAATTCATCCGCTGTCATATCAGTCCCATCAATCAGAAGATCAACCGCTGCATCCTCGATTTCGTTCATAACGTCCGTTGCTTCTCCGGCATCCATCAGATCATTTTCCAGTGACAAATAACGTTCTGTGAGTTCTCTTAATTTCTTGATTGCTAAATATTTTCCGTCAGGTTCCCAACCGTCCAGTCTGTTATATAACTCAAATAAATTATCTCTTCTATCTTCCATATAATGAACTGTGTCTGTTATACTAGAAAATTTGTTTCTATATTTTTCCACTGCATCATCAATATTGAAATTACATGCTATTTCGTAAACACTTTCGATAAAATCTCCCGTTGTTCCATCAAATGAGATTGTCCAAAACCATTTGATGGAATATATCTGTTCGTAGATTTTAGCCGTATATTTTCCGTTATCATTCTGGATTACTTCTTTACATCCAAAATTATTTCGCGCTAAAATATTCATAACTTTCTGTTCTAACATCATAATTTTCCTCCTGTCTCGAAACGTGCATTTCATCCATAAAAAATAGCCTTATGGATTTTCCTATAAGACTATTCTCTGTTCTTATTTAATTTGTTTCCGTTCTTACGAAAGATACATTTCAATTGGATTTCTTTTGGTATTCTCTGTTATTCTGTTATATGTTTAATTATTTTATCACCACGAAAATCTTCTTTTGATATTTCAGCAACTTCACACGGGATATGGTTTCCAAAACTATTTTTATGAGTACGATTGATTTTATTGATCGCACCATCCTTAGAATATGCCCATACGTCCTCTTCATAATAATAACTTGTATTAATTGGATAATGCGGTGGAATACGTTTAACTTTTACTCGATAATATTTTCTTGTTTTCTTTACATTATTTTCCATTGTCATATATTCCTTTCTTATTTACACTATTTATTTTAACTTTTCTATTCTATCCCATAAATTTCCATAATAATATGTTTCTAACGTTTCCAAAATTTCATACTGTATGTCATAAGAATTTATATTATCTTCATTATGAGATGTAATGCCAGGTACGATTGCTCCTTTTCGTTTCCATTCGTACTCATCAAATTTTCCCCATGTTTTATTATCGTAATCAATAAACAAATGTTCTATATCATCATAATATATATAAGCAATTGATTTACTTAACATTATTCTGTTTTTATCAAATATTGTCCTTTCCGATCTAACTAATGAATACATATGTACCTCCTATTCTCACATTCCATAAAAAATACTTTCTTTCTTATGTCTATCACGTTCCCGTTGTGATTTTCATTCTTACATCTTTCATGTTATCAATTTCTTTCTTATTATATAGTGTTCTGTTTAATCGTTCAATCGGCATACAGAAAGTATTTCCATATGCCTATCAGCGGTCAAACTCATTATAATTCTGCAATATCACACCAGCTATCCTGGCATTGTTCCGGCGCGGATTCTTTTCCATTTGCAATCCGTTCGCGCAGAATCTGTTCTGCTTCATCTGGCGAATTTGCTTCAACTTCGTAATTTTCCGCGTATGTCTCATGATATGTAATACAATATGTTTTCATTCTGTTACCTCCTGAAATATGAATTTCAAATTGTTTTAAAATATATGTTCTTTCATGATCTCGTGAGTATCAATTTTATCAATTTCATCCGCTAGATTGTCAATTAACTTTGCACATTCTTTGTTTCCAGATTCCATCATCAAATCTCTAACAAAGAAAATCATTTGTACTGTTTTATATCTTGTTTCTATATCAATATATTTTCTATTTTCTTCTACAACTTTTTTAAACTGTTTTGCTTTCATTATGTTTTCCTCCTGTTGAAATTGTACTTTCATCAAAATTTTCCGTTCTATCAGTTGCAAATTCTATTGACAAATTCCGGATAATCCCACATATCAATGTGAAATTCCGCTTTTAACAGTTCTTCAAAGCTGCGATCCTGTGCACAGTATTCTATTAAAAATTCTTCGTTGTTGCACGGTGCCATGTAGTTATGTACGCGATCTCTGATATCATCGTCCATATAACCAACGATCGAGTCATATGTATATTGATCTAGTTTCGGCATTTCCTTTCCTCCAATTATAAATTTGTAGTACGCAGCCACTTCTTTAGGTCAAAATTTTCCGCACGTTCCTCACGTGTCTGTCTGTTCTCCATGTCGGCATTCTCATAAATCCCGGCATATGATCGTTTAAATGATGTGTCGTTTTTTCCGTTCTGTTTGTTTCTTTGATATTTCCCCATGGTGACACCTTCTTTTTATCAATATCCCGTCGATAAAAGGAAATGCACCACCATGCCAAGAGGCAAGGCAAGAATGATCATTGCTGTTGCGATATCTCTTGTGAGTCCCTGAATAGTATCGTGTATCGCCTTTTTAGTCCGTCTCTTGTGTTCCTGTTCCCACTGATCATAGCTCATTACAGTTTCAATTTTATTTCTTGCCATTTTCCGTCCTCCTCTTGAATTCCCGTGTTATGTGTGTTGGTGTTCTTGTGAACACTATAAAACGCGCCATACTTGACGCGCTCTAACTGGTCACAAGTATTATTCTCTGTTTTTTCCGCTAGGATTGATAAAATCATTCTGAATATTGTTTGCTTTTGTGTATCGATACAGATTTAAAAGCATAACCATGTCGGCAGGTGAAATAGAATAACATTCTATTCCATCACGTTTTACCATGATTTTTCCGTCATGGTTTTCCTGTTCAAGTGTTAATTTTCCGCCGTTGCTTACGTCAAAACTAATCATTATTTATTCTCCTCCATATACTCCTCGCGTTCATCTGTTAATTGAGTTATTAGCGGTTTCATTACCTCTTTATAGTCTAATCCGTGAATCTCAAACCATTTTTTTAAGTGCGCACTTGTACAGCGTAAACCATCATATTTTAATTCCATGTCAACGCATTCCGTTAATGCTTGCCATGCAATAGAGTGTATAGGATGCCTACGATCATCAACTAACCAATGATAAAGGTATACTGTACTACTACAATTAATTACATAGTTTTTGACTTCACCAGTAAAATAACTAATGTCAATTTTCCCGTTGCTATCCAAAAATTTTCCGTCCAATACGCTAATTGTTTCATTCTGATTTGTATGTAACATATTATTTTCCCTCCCGATCCCGTTCTATTAGATTTCTACATCGCTAAAGTACAACTTGCGCCCATTATCAAACGTGCCGGATGTAACGCATACGCAAGGCTTTTCCCCATACGGCACAACACCATAAATATTCTTTTGATATGCCGTGTAACGCGTTCCGGCAATGCTTTTAAATGTGTATAACCTTTTTCCGCTATGACAATCGTATACATGCGTGATATGGAATTCTAAATCTATGTATATTTCCTTGTCTTCCGGTTCTGCTTTTAAAAAGAATGCAAGACTTTCTACTGTATCTCGTCCGATCGTTGCCATGATTTCTGGCTTGATATCGTCCAGGACTTTTGATATGAATAGATTGCTTTCTAATTCATGCAGATCGATGATAATATTGTTCTTTCCGGCTTTACAATGATCGTAGTTCTTTTTCATTTCTGATAATTTCTTGAATTCCATTCTATTTTTCCTCCTCAAACTCATATGTATTGCCGTCAACGGTTACAATCTCGAATCCCGTCGCGGTCATGTTCACGCTTGCGATTTCGTCAAGTGCAATATACCGTTTGCGTTCTGGACTGTATACCGCGTCTTCTTTATATACTGTCATCTCTGAACCGTCACGCATGGCAAGTGATAATTCCGTGCCGTTGGTGTTCCAATCGGTTATGTCATCCAAAAAGATAGACTCTTTTTCGTCCGCCTGGACTGTCGCGTTGGTCATTTGACCGCCCCAAAAAGCTGTAAGTGCTACTGTTACGGTAACTAATGTACTAATGATTCTCTTTTTCATGGCTTATTTTCTCCCTTAAATTTATGATCTTTGTTTATAGGTACTAAAAAGCACACAAGCGTTTTTTCTTGTGTGCTATGTTACTGCCTATAAATTATTTGATTAATTTAATTCACTTGTTAACATAATCAAATAATCAGATGATTCTGATTGAGAATCATTTTTTATATCTTCCTGTAAATTTTGAATTAGTGTTCTAATAGTGTAGTTTGGACTACCATTTTTAACACTATATTCATATGATACTAAATACTCATATGCATTTTCGGCTATTTCTTTTTCAGTAAAGCAACCTTTCCAGTTATCATTACAATATTTCGCTAAATCGTAGAAAAAACTATAATCTAACATTTTATATCCCTCCCGTTTATCTGTCGTATTTATTAGTTCTCTTTTTTGTTCTCATCTTTGCAAGCCACATTTACCAACATTAGAAACAACGTTACTTGACTACTACTTGCCACCCTCACAGGCTTTACACTTTTGCCCGTCTTTCGCGTTGCTTTGCTTGTTAGAAATGACTTGCAAAGTCAAAACAAAAAAGCAAGTGATTAATGATTAACCGCTTGCAAGTTGTACAGTCGCGGTTTTTATTGTGATCCGCTCACGTTCTAAGAATCTGTACTATCCCACTTTTTTGTTTTGCACCGTCTTTTCATCGGTGGCAAGTTGTATTATTGTTTACAACTTCCGTGTGGTTTTTTTGTCCTCCGTGCCACGGCTACGGACAGGAAACGTTTACGGGTTTTACCATACCGCCGTTTTTTGATCGGATACGGACAACCGACTTTTTGCATTTTTAACCTGTCGCGTGGTCTTTTGGTTTGACTTTTGTTTTACTTGCTATCATGTCAATTTGCTACCCTTGCAAGTTTTTGTTGCTGTCGTGGACATCACATTCTTTTTTATAGTGCGGTTGACTGCACTTTATAAAAATGTTACAATCTTTTTGGAGGTATTTACTAAAGAGGGACTTTTCAGTCCCCCGTTGCTAGTTGTTTGGGTTGGCTTCTAGTGCTTCCTTGACAGTTGCGTATTCGATGCCATCCGTTTTCCCGATGTATCCGAAATCTGTATACATTGGAAAATACCTCCTTTTATGTATTCAACGTATGTATTTATATACCGCTTTTTTGGTGTAGCGGTAACAGAGTTATTAAGTAAACCCTTATTTATAAAACCTGTCGTTTCGGCCCTCTCATTTATTATGACCGTGGTTATGACAACCAGTATGGACTTTTAAGGTATCCCGTTATTACGTGTAGCCTGTCGACTAAACCCTTTATTTAGTTGTCAATGTTCAGGTTGTGCGCTCTGGACTTATTAGATTGACAGTTACGTCCTACATGATGTAGGTTGCATCAACTGTTTGATACTTGTGTATCTCTTGTTGATGGTTATACTATAGCATAGGTGCTCCTATTAGTCAATAGGTGCTCCTATATTTATTAAACTTTAGCAGTATGCATAATTTATACGTTGAATAGGTGCTCCTATTTGACTATTATGTACAAAAATAAATCATTTAAAGGAGTGTGTACAATGGCATATAATGCGAAAAGTCAGAGAGATTATAATAATAAATGTAATGTTGTTAGACTGAAATATACAGAAAAAGAAACAAAAGAATATAATAGGTTAATACGATATATAGAAAATACAGATCAAACTAAAACAGCCTATATTAAAGCATTGATAAAATCTGATTTAGACAATAAAGGCATAACATATAATGAGTAATACCCAACAAAAAGCCGATAGTATCAAGTCAAAAGAATATATAAATTTATTAAAAGCTTATTTTCAAACACTAAAGCCTATAATTGGAGAAAAACAATTATTATATTTTATATTAGGTATTAATTTAGGGTTAAAATCAAAAGATTTATTATCTTTACAGTGGTATGATATTTTAAATGACGATTATACCATTAAAGATTACATTGAAAGAAATGAATATAAATTGTATTTAAATAAAGCATGTAAAGAAGCAATACAACATAATATAGAAATAAGCAATGATTACCAATTATATGTATATGTATTTGGATATAATCAACGACAAATGAATATTGCGACTTTTAACGGATGGTATATAAGGTTTACGAAAAAATATAATCTGTCAATACACATAACCACTGAATCATTAAGAAAGACTTTTATATACTGGCAAATAAAAGAGCACGGAAATGATCCTATAAAAATGTATAAATTACAAGATATGATATACCGAGACAAAAATAATATATATGATATATCCCAATATATAATTGATAATGATTACAATTATTTCAATGATATTAATTTATGATTTTTGCCATATAATAGGAAGAAACACACTCACAACGTCCTGTAATCCCGTGCAAGGCATTCGCGCATAGTTTGTCTTGTGACAGTGTAAACGCGTCCAGAACGCGCCATTTTGTGCCATATAAAAAGATATATAACAAGTACGGTATTTGATACTATATGTAGTGGTATACAATACTATAATATAGATATATTAATATAACGTATATCAACGTGTCATGGTTTGCGACTGGTACTCACAATATATACAGATAATACAAGCTATTATCGTTGATGCATGCACAACTATGATAATATAGTATATATACACATGACATAATATAGTGTGTATGTATGCTACAATATTATGGTTATTGTGTGATATCATAGTATCATTATAATAATATATGTGTACAACTTGTGTTGTTGCATACAATTGATATATTAATAGTATAACTTATATTATAGTTGTGCTAGTTGCGTGCGTATCACAATCAATATGATATTATTGCATCACTATGATATGCAATTACGCTATTTGTCGCGGTATCGTGTGCAATTGCGACTGGTGTATGTAAGATTGTGAAAATAATACGCGACGTCGCGCAAATAAACAGCTCGCTATATAATTGTTTGATAATTTATGTAAAATGTATGTTGTTTTGTGTGGTATTTGCGAATTATATATGTGGCTTTATGTTGAATTGATGCATAATCTCAAAATTGTAGTGCAAAAACCACATTTTAGTGTGTGGAATTGTATCAAAATAGCGTGGGATTATGTGGAATGCAAAAGAAAATAGCGTGGGATTATGTGGTATTGAATAGGACATGTGGATTTTTGTTTTTTTTAATGATTCGATACCGAACCATTTTATCGAAACCATACGGGGCGCACAAAAACGTCATATTTTCAGACAATACCAGGGGCATGTATAAAATCAACGTTTTATCTGAAAAGTTAAAATTGTTTGAAAAACTAAAACATCTTATATATAGTGATCTCAGAATAGTTTATTACAGCTAACAATTCCATTTCCACAAAAAGTCCAATTAATCCAATGTTTTTGTATACCCTATCAATATTGTTGTATTGTATATATTGTATATACAATGGGGATAATTTACATTATTATCAAAATAGTCTGGCAACTATTCTCCCCCATGTGTTCCACTCACACTATCCTCTCATTTTTCGAATCCATCCTTTTAAATTCCCCTCAAATTTGTTCGGAGACGTGTTCGGTAGCATCCCATTAATCCATGTTTTTATGACACTCTACCAAATTTGCCGGAAACGTGAATTTTAGCAGCGAGTGTGTAGAAAAGTCCGATAATTCCCCATATGAGGGTACTTTTACATGAGAAAATTATAAGTACCTAACGCGTGATCAGGATGGTCAAAATTTTAGCGAGCTTTTGCCGTAAAAACGCGGTCTAGCCCACTTTTCCACATAGTCGTTTCCTTATTATAATGCGCATCGGTATCGAACGCGGGAAAAATTCATAGCACGAAAAACAGATGATAGGCAAAACGAAGCTAAGACGAGCTGCGTGAAATCCCAGTAGAATCAGAGGAAAATGTTTATAGCGGCGAAGTCCTTACTCGAAATTACCGAATATATAAAAAATAAAAATATTTTTCCATTAAAGATCAACAATGTAGTTGGTCTTTTTTTATTGCGCAAATTGCGTAAGTAGTAAAACCGAAGTTGAATTACATGTAAAAAGAAAAATAAAAAGAGAATTCCATTAATGAAACAAGGTTTTACTACACTCTTCCATCTCAATATTCAGCCCACGAAATATAGATTCATCCTGGTATGTTCATCTTCTATTCCATCCAGGAGTTAATAAATGTACCAAATTGCATTGCGCACTATGCGCTCCACTGAGGTTCCGCGATATAAATAAAAATTAAATTTTAATTTCCTGTAAATAAAAATGGATATACATTTTTTCTTTACTGGGAATTCCCGAAAGGGAATCGGGTGCGTAAGCACCTTTATATCCTCAACCTAGAGGAGTCAGTAAAAGTGAAACAGAGAAATAAATAATGAAAGGAAAACGACATGGATAAAACAGAAAAGAAAATAAATCAGATTTTAAATTTATTAAACCTCACACATGAGGAGAACATGTTCTTCATGGAAACACTTGCTCATTGTATTGCCAGCGATGAAGAACGAGAAGTATTAAATGAGTACATGCAGAAATGTAATGTAAAGAGAGAATGTATATGTAGTGGCATGTACGAAGATGAAATTGAAATTTTGAATTAAAGGATTCTATCTTTTTCATCTTCTCAATCCTGTGGAAAAGGATGCGCAAATATTAATATACGTAGTATATTAATATATTCTATCTTATTAGTGTTCACTGGACGACACTTTTGTGTATGTCCAATGAACCCTCGTGCCAAAATTGGACAGCACTTTTGTGTAGGTCTAATGAACCGCCGTGAACAGAAAGGAGATAAAAATGGAAACGGAATATTTTACTAGATTTCCAAATCGGTATATCCAGGGTGACATTTGCAGCAAGTTTGGGATCAGCCGCAAGTTTTACATTACTTATATATTAATAGACAGATATAGGTCGTATGAGAATTATAGTTGGATTACCATTCGCGAGGTACTGGAATTCTATGGATATAAAACTACGAAACATAAACCCAAAGCATTTAAAGAAATCCTGGATGTACTGGAATGCATGATCAACAACAAAATGATCAAAGTCAAACAGGATCTTGATACTGTCGGATATGATACTGGAATCAAAATTACTATCATACCGGAAAATTTCGATTACCCAGATCATTTCTGCAAAATAACATCATCGCAGCTTAATACCATCATGATGAATGACTCTTCTATTAATAATGAAAATCTCTTAATGGCTCTTCTATATATCCTCTCCTATATTGGCAATCGCCCGCGAAATCCAGATAACTCAGAAAAAATGAATCATCCTGAAAACCAGCCTGAAGCATTTTGGCGGAGTATTGATGGAATGGCGAAGGAATTGTCAGTTGCGAAGAACACAATTTTGAAATGTATGGATTGGCTCACTCAACCCGTAGGAAATAGTAAACCTCTTCTTGTAAAAAGAGAATTAGGTTTTGTACAGGTTAATCCGGATGAGCCGCCAAAAACAGTTCCAAATATCTATGTTCTTAATAAAGAAGGCTATGAGCAGGAAATTGAGTGGGCAATTCATAAGATGATGGAAATTTACAATATTAAAAATATCACGGAGGAGAATGTATATGACGGAGAATAGATTATATGAGATCATCAATTTCCTTGTTGATTGTATAAAAGAAAGAAACGATGACTCACTGAGTTGGATTTGGGAAGATACTTCTATTTCAAAGGAGATGATAGCAAAGAATCCCATTAGTTTTAGCTGATGGGAGGAATTGTAATAAAATAATAAAAAAAACAAAGAGAGAATATTATATTGAAGGAGGTGAACAATATAAAAGCATATAAAGTTAGATGCTTTCCGACAGATGAACAAAAAATGTTAATACTTAAAACTTTTGGTTGTTGCAGATGGTATTGGAATCAAGCACTCTCCGACAATATCAAATATTACGAAGAAAACAAGAAAAGCAAGATAAACACACCTGCTTTTTATAAAAAGGAATATGAATGGTTGAAAGAAGTAGATGGACAAGCTCTATGTTTTACTCAAATTGATTTACAATCTGCATTTTCTGGATTTTTTAAACAACCAAATAAAGGATTTCCTAAATACAAGAGTAAGAAATGTTCTAAAAATAGTTATAAAACCATGATTGCTAATGGATTTCCTATTGATGATGAAACAATAAAACTACCTAAACTAGGAAAGATAAAAATTGTCAATCATAGGCATAAAATTGGAATTGTAAAATCTTGTACTATTTCCATGACACCTACTAACGAGTTTTATATTTCTATACTTTGGAAAGAAGCTGAAACAGATGAAACTTTGCCCAAAGTAAACAAAGAAATAGGAATAGATTTAGGATTAACTGATTTAGCGATTTGTTCTGATGGAATTAAATTTCCTGTATTACAATCATTGCGAAAAAATTTGCCTAAGCTAAAAAAAGAACAGCGAAAGTTAAGTAAAATGACAAAAGGAAGTAATAATTATAACAGACAGAAAATGAAAGTTGCTAGGTTGAATCAACGTGTTGTAAATCAACGAAAAGATTATTTACATAAAATCTCTTATAAGATTACTAACGAGAACCAAGTTATATCTTTGGAAGATTTGAATGTAAAAGGTATGATGAAAAATCATCATTTAGCTTTATCTGTTGCAGATGTTGGTTGGTCTATGTTTATTAATATGTTGGAATATAAGGCGGAGAATAAAGGAAGAACTGTTGTAAAAATTGATAGATGGTTTCCGAGTTCTCAAATATGTTCTTGTTGTGGTTGTATTACTGGAAAGAAACCATTATATATAAGAAAATGGACTTGTCCTGAATGTCATACTCATCACGATAGAGATATAAACGCTGCAAAAAATATATTAACAGAGGGAAAAAGAATTTTAGGGGTTGGCTCTAGTCCTGATAGGTAGTTTATGCTTTGGAATAAGCAATTACACTCTTAAATGTAATTGCGAAGTCTAATCGAGCTACAAGCCCATCAAGCTTTAGCTTGTGGGTAGTTGACATGGAGAAGTTAATTTTAGCGGAAGCACTGTACTTCTTCTATATGACTTTGAGTTGAGAAGAATCTAAAACGGAGAATTATATTTTAGAGGATGGTGAATCAATATATGATTGTATGAAATTCAAATAGCAACCTTTTGTTCAACGTTCAAAGAATGGAGAATAATCATCATGAAAAATAAATTTGTAAATTTAAAGGAGACAGCAATTACATATGACAGCAAATACAGCAAAGAGACATAACACATATAAAGCCCCATATCACAATTTAACCAATCCTACTCTTCTATCCCGTGAAGAGTTACATCGCACGTTTGGCGGTATGATTTACTCTTCTGATTTTGACACAGAGTTTTCCGGAAAACCAGACAGTGAGTCAAAATATGCGGCAAGGATTATGTCATCATGGCGATTTGATATGCAATGTGGAGCAAACATTGCTAATAATTTAGGAGGCATGTGATATGGCGGTAGAGAGAAATTTTAATAAGAATAATGAGAATTGTGTTGAGTTTCTTACGGGCGAACATTATGCGGTTTGTACTTACACAAATCCAAAACACAAGAACCGTCTCCTGAAACTATACGAGGAACGTGGTGATGAGTTTAAATATTTTTACGAAAACAAAGATGGATCAATTTGCGCAAAGTTCCCACTGAAATGGTTAAAGATGAATCCTGGGATAAAACCTGGCACAGAATCCGGACGCAAGCGGACACCAGAACAGATTGAAGAATTCAAAAACAGAATGGCTAAATATCGTGCTGCGAACAGTGAGCATCAAAAAGATTATAAGTCTCAACTTGTCGAGAAATTATAATGAATTAAACATCTATTTTCAATTCTACGCAGCTTAATGCATAGTTGTTGGGCTGCGACTATTAAATCGAAAATCGACTCCAAAAACACATATTATTTTAAGGGAAAATTTAATAATGAAAACAGATATCAGATATTTTTGCAAAGCAAAGCATGTGGCTCATGCATCGGATTATCCCAAAATCCATATCGGGTGTATCGCGGTATATCAAGGATCTATTATCGGTATAGGATGTAATACAAACAAAACTCATCCCATCCAGAAGTATTACAATTCATACCGTGCTGATGACGATAATTTTGACAGTGCAGATGATCTCCTTCCGAAACTCCACGCGGAAATCAATTGTATAAATAGCATTCGATATATGAATATCAACTTCGCGAAAGTAAAACTGTATATCTATAGATTAAGAAATGATGACAAACCATATGGGATTTCTCGCCCATGTCCTTCCTGTATGGCTGCTATCAAAGATTTAGGAATCCGTGAGATCCACTACACGACAAATGATGGATTTGCGACTGAGTTTTTGGAGAATAAGTATATATAAAGTAATTTTGGAGGAATATAAATGTGTGAAATTTGTAGACATGATCCATGTGTGTCAACTTGCCCCAATTTTGATCCGGATATAAACATGAAAAATTTGGAGTCTGGACATTATTGTCAAGTATGTGGTGGCAAGATTTATCGTGGTGATTATTATTACAAGAATTACCAAAATGGAATGATACATATGGAATGTGCGGCGACTTGGAGTATTGGAAGACTATTAAATTGGTTTGGTGAAACCGCTAGCATAATGGAGGATGTATAAATGCTAGATACACAAATTAATATGTACAGTGTAGATACTGGACATTTTTATAGCAATCATGAAAAGTATCTACATGATATGAACTGTAAATACCGCCAGGAAAGAAACTATTTGAATAATCGATTAGAGGATATAAAAAATGAGATTATTAAACTTGGTGGGACTGACAGGATTATCAAGTTACTAAAAAAAGATAGTAACTATGAATTTAATCAAGATGAAAACCTTAACATCTCTGATATTGAAAAATTCAATGAATTAGCATTTCGGTTCAATTTTACATATCGATTAATTTCCCATAAAAGAGAAAAAGCAAAAGAATCAAAAAATCAATTGTTAGCAGTTATGCATAACAAAATAATTCATAAAGAAAATATTGAAAATAAAATTGAATATTACTCTTCCATCGGGAAGGATTATCCTAAAAAAATTGAATTGCGAAATCTGAGAGATACCGAGCTTAAAGATACGAATATTATTTCTGTATTCGAATCATCTCTTACTAGAACGATAGGTATCAAAAAGGATGAATTAACGGATGCGCTGATGGTTGTGCAAGTGTATTACTTTGACGTATTTAAAGATCTTTCGTTTTTTGGATTTACTTATAAAGGTGAAAAGTATAGATATTTCACTTCGTCCGCTGGGCAGATCAGAAAAAAGAAAGCGGTTTTTATAAAAGAATCTATATGGAATGCAGTTGAAAAAACTGTTATGTGTGGGCTTACAATTGATAAGATTAATTCTAAAGGCGGGAATAATGTCAACAAACATCTTGCATATATGGCATTAGCGAATTCGGCAACTGATGAATGGGTTGATTTTGATATTGATCGATGTATTGTAATTGATGATTTTGAGACAAATGTATCCGGAGTTTTTGATTTTATCGATGAAACAGATTATTCAATAGAAAGAAAAACGGGGCAAGTTCCCATTCCTCATACAGATGGGGTTGGAATGATGTTGCCAAGTGTGATGGACAAAAACACAATGTTCCGTGCACCGTGGGTAAAAGGTCTTCTCGGAGTATTTGATTTCCGGAAATTTGTTGAGATAAACAACTACTCTCCTATCATCGTAGATATTTATGGGAAAGAACATAATATTATCGACGAAGATATTCAGATTATTTTTACAAAAAGTCAGTTTAAGATGTATAAGTTCTATGATTCCTGGGACGAATATAAAGAATATTTCAAGAAATATCATTGTCAAGCAGGCAGATGTAATACAGAAGAATCCCGTATAAAGAATGCCAAAATAAATTATCAAATGTTACAGACGCTTACAAATGTAACAGATGATGAAATAAAACTTCTCGCATCCAAGTCTATAGATAAGATCACCAACATCTGTACTTCTCAGGATACCATGATGGAAATTCTCGGAATCACTCCGTATAACAATAACATGACCGCCTTTCAGAAGTGTGTTAAATTATATCCACCGTTGTTAAATGATACTTATGCAAAAGATGTACTTCGTGAGATCAAAGATAGTTTACTTAAACAATATCGTAGTGGTCGCTTGGAAATTAATGGGAAGTATACTTTTTTACTTCCAGATTTTTATGCGGCATGTGAATATTGGTTTGGTCATATTGAAAATCCTATTGGATTACTTGCAGATAAAGAAGTCTTCTGTTGGTTGTTTAAGTATTACGACAAATTAGATTGTTTACGTAGTCCTCATCTATATAAAGAACATGCGATTCGTTTTAATGTGGCAAATAAAGCATACGGTGAGCGTGCTGAAAAAATCAGAGAATGGTTCACAACTGACGGTATTTATACCAGTACTCATGATTTGATTAGCAAAATTCTCCAATTCGATGACCATTAATGTCGAATCTTACGGAAACGTAAGAAAATAAAACTCGGTGAACCTACAAATGTAGGGTGTATATTTCACGAATTAGGAATCGCAGGAAATGGCGGTTAGGGAATATGCTAACAGGGAACGAAAGAATCCTGTGTTAAGTATGTAATAAGAATTGTCACTTGATTTTAAGGAGTGATAATTTTGAAAGAATTATTTAAAGAAATTGAATATAAAGGCACTAAAATAACAGTATCGAATTTAGGAAGAGTAATATGGGACGGCGTTGAACGAAATCATTATTATAATGCCGATGGATACACAATGTGTACCATAAAAATTCCAGATAAAGGGTGGAGAAGCGTTTTTGTACATATTTTAGTTGCAATTGCCTTCGTTCCAAATCCTAATAATTATTCTGAAATAAATCATATTGATTACAATAGAGCCAATCCTAATTCTGATAATCTGGAATGGGTAACAAGACAAGAAAACATTGAATATAGTAAATGTCATCGTCCAGATTATACAGGACATAAAAATCCTAATTATAAAAATAAAACTTTATCTGAAAAATATAGTAAAGACAAAGAATTAGCAAAAGAAAAACAAAGTAGACCAGGTATAAATAATGGACGATCTACACCTATCGACTTATATTTTGATGGAATATTTAAAAAATCTTTTGATTATATAGTTCCATGTTGTCAGTATTTAATAGATATTGGAGTTGCGAAAACTCATGACGCAGAAGCCGTGAGATCACAAATTAATAAATCAATTAGGAATAAAACTTTATATAAGAAACATTATAGCTTTATAAAAAGATAATTCTTATTACATAAAAATCAAACGACTATCGAAAAGATACCACTCTTCCGTTCAGGAAGAATGGGAGTAACTGAGTAGAGTACTTTATTGGTGAAAATCCAATTAAGGAAGTGCCGAGAGCCTAAGTTAGAAATAATATGGCTATGATATAGTCTAACTTCTTATTTAGAGGTTGGTTGATGGAGATAAATCGCTTGTTGTCGCGGATCGAGATTTTGTCCGGATTGCAGAACGTAATATGAATGGGATTGTTCCGTTATATTACAATATGCGAAAAGCGGAACCTACGAAATTGAATAATAAAAATATTTACGCAGGTCTGAATGCAGCATTTACAGGTGGAAATATTGGAATTTACAGTAATAATATTTCAAAAATTTGGAATAGTGAAGTTTTTATTAATGGAACGGATGAAGAAAAGGAACATGCAATTACTTGTGTAAAGAGATTGTGTTGTCAAAATAACTTCGTTATTGATTATGCCAAAACGTTGTATAAACCCGAGTTCCCGAGTGATATTGCGGCACAAATTAAAGAATTTACAAATGATAAACTTCCGGCATTCTTTGAATATGCAAAAGATAAAAAAGCTTCTGATGATGAACGCAAGTCTCAGGTTTCCAAAAGAAATATGAGTTTCGTTAATAAATTGTACGATCATATTCCAAATAAAGCAATCAATACCCGTGGACTCAAATTAGGAAAACTTGATTACCATAAAATGATGAGTAATGTAAACGTGATTTGTTCAAAGGAAGTAGCGGAATTATATGACAAGCTTAATAAAGAATACAGATATAAAATCAATATGAAGGACGAATATATTGATAATTTGAGATACGTGGCTTGTCAGATTCGAGATGAATTTTCTCAGTTGGGATATTCGGATGAAACAATTACGAATATGTTAATCCAGTATCTATATGAAAAGAATAAACGTTCAAAACAATTATTCTGGTTCTGTTATGGACATTATGTAGTTCACAATCTGGAATGCAATCTCCCACTAAAGAAAACGAAATTCATTCAGTGTATTGATTGTGGTGAATGGGTTGAAGTAGATATCAAAGACACCAAAACATGTCGATGCCCGGAGTGTCAATTGAAGGAAAAACGCCGATTAGACCGTGAATATCGTAGAAAATTAAGAATGTCGATGTAGCAAATTAGTCCATAAATCATGGGCGAAAAAAAATGTGGAAAAATTAAAACACCCATAAAACATGGGCGAAAAAATTTTCCCATTTGTAGCAATATGGAGAAGCATATAATTTGCGAAGTTTATCGCGTTATCCGAAATGAATGATATGCTATCCATACAAAAACTGATCAGATACAGATGGGAGGAATAATATTATTTGACGGTTAATCAAGAGAATATTATTAGGGAAATTGCAAAAAGGGAAGATATAAATGTAGCGACAGTCCGAAAAGTATTTAAGTCGGCAGAGGATATTATTTTCGACTACTTATCTTCTACAACTCCCGCTGAAAATACAGTGGTTAAAATTTTAGATGGACTCAGTTTGGAATGTAAATATATTCCAGAACGGAAAATTCATACATATCAGGATATTGAGTGTGATGAAAAAATTTGGGCAAAACCAAAAATCACGCGCTATTACAATAGAAAATTAAACGGATACTATGAGAATTAGTCAAAAGGAGAAATGAGTTTATGATTTTAAAAGAAGCTTACCGTTATCAGAAATGTTTATCCACTATGATTGGACAGGCAGAGGCACTTCTATTAAACAATAGTTTTGTCACCAGTACAATTCAGGAACATAACCGTAAGAAAGCAAATTCCGACGCAGATGATGAGACGGTTAAAGTAGATAAACCAATTACTGATTTTAATGCTATGAATGTGATCAACTTCATTGCAGATGCAATTAAAGAGAAACAGAAAATTTCAGATGCGATTGTTGCCTCCAAAAGAAATACGGAGATTGACATCGACTCTTCTATTTCGCTGAATAAAATCAAGCAGGAATATATTGGATATCTCCGACGCCTTGCTGCAATGGATTCTTCTGAAAGAAAAACATATGGCACAGATTATAAATTTGATGTAGATGGTAAACAGACATCTTATAGATATGAAGTAATCGAAACCACTACTATCGATTTTGATCGTAATGATGTGCGCGGTCTTGCGAAGAAACTTCAGAAAGAATGCGATAATATTTCTTCTAAATTAGACCTTATTGAGCTTACAACAGATGTTGAGTTTACGCCAAAATGGGATGTAAACGACACGCTGGAAGAAATTATTACTTCCACTAAATAATAAATGCTCCTTCGGGAGCATGTAAAAGACTGAGATTGAATGATTGTCAATCGGTTCAGCCACGGATGAACTATGATGCCGCGGAGCAGATATGCTAGAAATATCATAAAATCGTAAGTGTATATTACGCAGACTAATGCTTAATATTTGTTTACATATATTATTAACAGTTTACTTTTTTAGGAAAAAGCAAAACGGTTCCCCTTGCTATGGGTATATGAAAATATGACAAGCACTTCGATAAATGCAATCTTGAAATTTTGTTCTTTCATCAATTTGTTACATTACTCTCTCATTATTTCGTTATACGATTCGTGATAAGACTTTCTTAAAAGATAAATTTGGAGTGATTCTCCTGATAAAGAAGATCTCGTCTTACGGGATATTATTAATTTAAAATGGTGATTACATGTGTAGTCAAATACAAATTGGTTGAAATTACGACATCTCAGTTTTTTACATGCTTCTAAAATTCATAGAACTCCTTTCTTGTGGTGGCGGTGCTGTTTCGGTGGTATCGCCACTATCATCTTGCGGGATAGAGCAGTCCGGTAGCTCGTCTGATTCATATTCAGAAGTCGTGGGTTCAAATCCTACTCCCGCCATTCTATCCAATCGGATAAATATAATAATAAGGATGTGCAAAATTTGGTAAAAATTTCAAAGGAAGATGCAAAAACTTTGAATAAAGAATACGGAATTCCATACGGATCTTATGGAATCAGTCATACAGATAGTTGCTCTCATAAAAGAAAGACATATTATCTATGTACAAGCTTCAAAAATATGAAAGCTTATAATGCTATTCGTGCAAAAAGACACGAAATCTAAAAATAGACATAAATATCTATTGCAAGATCATTTGATATTGATTTGTAAATATAGAAAGGAATTATTCCTAAATCAAGAAATTCAGATGATATAAAACAATACTCTTTTGATGTTTGTAAGATACATCGTGTATTTATTAAAGAAATGGAAATGTAAGTGAATACAGATTGAGAAATTATATTGAAAATCAGGGATAATGGAGAATTATTATATGAAAGGAAGTGATTATGAATGTTGATGGCATATAAATATAGATTATATCCAAATGTAGAGCAAAGAATATATTTTGCAAAATGTTTTGGTTGTGTCAGATTCATTTATAATCAGATGCTTTCAGATAAGATCGAGTATTATAAACAAACAAAGAAAACTTTGCACAATACACCAGCTCAGTATAAGAAAGAGTTTGAATGGTTGAAAGAAGTTGATTCTCTTGCTTTAGCAAATGCACAACTGAACCTACAGACAGCATATAAAAATTTCTTTCGTAGTCCAGAAACAGGTTTTCCAAAATTCAAGAGCAAGAAAACACACAACTACTCTTATACCACCAATAATAAAGGCGGAAATATTTATGTTTCAGACAGATATATTAAGCTTCCAAAAATCGGATTAGTAAGATTAAAGAAACATAGAGATTTTGATGGACTAATAAAATCAGTAACCATCTCACGGAAACCATCTGGAAAATATTACGTTTCAGTTTTGGTTAAACGGAATGAAATTGAAAAGCTGCCAAAATCAGAATGTGAAGTTGGAATAGATTTAGGATTAAAAGATTTTGCTATTTTATCCAATGAAGAAAAAATAGGCAATCCAAAATATTTATCCAAGTCAGAATCCAGGCTTCGGAAATTACAAAAAGACTTATCAAGATGTCAAAAAGGAAGTAAAAACAGAAATAAATGCAGAATTAAAGTTGCAAAACAACATGAGAAAATTGCAAATCAGAGAAAAGATTTTCTAAACAAATTGTCAAAAAGGCTTATTTGTGAAAACCAAACAATATGTCTTGAGAATTTGAAAATCAAGGAAATGATGAGCAATAAACAGATATCAAAATCAGTTGCAGATGTCTCGTGGAGTGAATTTGTGCGGCAGCTCGAATATAAAGCACAATGGTATGGGCGAGAAATTGTAAAAATTAGCACGTGGTTTCCGTCAAGCCAAACATGCTCTTGTTGTGGATATGTCAATAAAAAGATTAAAGACACGAGTATTCGAGAATGGACATGTCCTAATTGTCATGAGAATCACGATAGAGATATCAACGCAGCAATAAATATCCTAAATGAAGGATTGAGAATAAGAACCGCAGGAACTGCGGAGATAGCCTAGATAAACTTGTCTCAGTAGAGATATTGACTAGGAAGCCGCAGAAGCTTTAGCTTTGCGGTAGTTCACAAGAAAGGTGGTACGTTACAATCGCTGCAAAAAAGAAAAATAGAGTAAAAATTTCTTTTGTAGACTCTCCGTCATCTGAGGATGTGACAGGGAGTCTTATTTATATTGAGACATTTAATCACAGAATTTTGGTAGATTGTGGAATGCATCAGACAAATGATAGATATGAAGATTATCTTGTGAATAATAGAAAATTCAAAGAATTCAAGGTAAAAGATATTGATTTTGTTTTTGTAACTCATAATCATATTGATCATGTCGGTTTAATTCCAAAATTATATAGAGATGGATTTCGCGGTGCAACTATTATATCCGAGAATTCAAAACAGATTTTAAAAGATATGACATTGGATTCTGCTTATATCAATGAACGCGATATTTTGATGATTAATTCTCAACATAATAAAAATTACAAACCTTTGTATTCCGTATCAGACGTATATAAGATGTTGGAATATACTCTTGAAAAACCAGTAAATCAAAAAATTGTAATAGATGATGAACTAGCATTTGAGCTAGTTCCGGCAGGTCATATTCTTGGAAGTTGTCAAGTGAAATTATATTTTTCAATCGATGGAACGACAAAAACACTTCTTGTTACTGGTGATTTAGGAAACAAAATAGTTGGAAATAGATTTGTTGGTGAATATCAACAGGTAGAATATGCAGATGTTGTTATTGGTGAAAGTACATATGGCGACAGACCTGATATTAAAACTGGAATCAAAGAACGGAAAAATGATTTAGATAAATTTAAATCCATTATAGATACACAGATTCATGAAATGAATGGACGTGTTATTATACCAAGCTTTTCTATGTCCAGGAGCCAGCAATTAGCACTCATGTTATATGAGATGTATAAAGATTCTGAATGGAAACCCAAAATTTATATTGATTCACCATTAACAATTAAGATTTTTGAAGATTATGCAGAGTGTCTTGACGGGCAGGATAAAATCGATTTTGATTCCATGATGACAAGTAACATGTTTACTTTTATAAAGGAATCTGAAGATAGTAAACATTTGGTCGCAAGCAATGAACCATGCTTAATTATTTCAAGTTCTGGAATGTGTCAATCTGGACGAATTAGGCATCATCTTAAAAGATGCGTTCCTGATCCGAACACTACCGCACTTTTCGTAGGGTTCAGTACAGAAGGAAGTTTAGCGTCATTATTAAAGGACAATAAACGTAAAACGATTACGATTGATCAAAAGGAGTATCCTTGCAGATGTGCGTCTTATTCCCTAAAATCTTTAAGTGGGCATGCTCCTTTCTGGCAGCTCGTCGATATATACACGAATATCAATACGAATAAAATCATATTACATCATGGATCAAAAACTGCGAAAGAAACTTTAAAGAAGGAATTAGATAAGCAGTTTGAAAAAATGTGCAAATCTACTAGAGTTGTAATTTCTAACTCTAGCCTAAAAATTACATTATAAAAATATTACGAAAATCGAGGAAAATAAGTCTATGAATAAAGATTATGTAGAATTCTTTGACGTTACGGAAGATATTGGTGATTGGGCGAATTTAAAATTACCAGATCCTTCTCTTCTGGATTATTATAAAAGACTTGAAAATAGAGAAATTCTGATTAATCAGAATATTGATGATGGCACCGTGGAATGGACACAGGAAATCATTCAGTGGAATCGTGAAGATAAAGATATTCCTGTAAAAGATAGAAAGCCAATCAAAATTTTCATCAATAGCAATGGTGGTTCTTTGAATAGCATCATGGAGTTAATTACTATATGTAATTTATCAAAAACACCTGTATATGCGATTGGCATGGGTAAATGCTATTCCGCAGGGGATCTTCTTTTAATGGGAATCCCGAAAGGAAATCGTTATATTCTAAATACAACAGAAGCACTTATTCATGATGGAAGCACTGGAACATTTGGTGATACTGGCAAGGTACTTGACGATTTGGAATATACAAGGAAGACAGAGGAATTCACAAAGAAATTCATTCTCGATCACACAGACATTCCGGAAAATGAATATGACAAAAACTACAGACGTAATTGGTGGTTAGATTCCAATGAGATTATCAAATATGGTGTCGCAGATAAAATTATAGAAAACATCGAAGAATTATTTTAGGAGAGCTAAACACTCTCCTATTTTTGTAGAGAAAATTGAGTATTAGATATAAAGGAGAAATTAGTTTAATGGCAAATTATTTATATAAAAAAAACACCGTAACAACGAAAAAATTAGCAGGAATTTACGACGCCGAAGGTGGCATTATCAATGTAGATGGAGAAGACAAAGAACTTCTTGAAGAGCTTCGAGATTTTGAGGGAGCTGCTATTGAACTTGTCGTAAAGGTCAAAGAAGAAACCGACCTTGCTGATGCGTAAGTTGGGTGGTGAACATTATAACTTCATATAGAAGATTTGAAAATGAAAGTGATGAAGAGTTAATCTACCGAATAACTGGAGATAAAGATAAGATTGGTTCATGGCAGGATGTTGCGAATATTCTCAACGAATTGCTTGGCACGGAATATACAGAATCTAAATTTCGTAAACAGCGTCAGGCGTTTGATAAGATGCTTGCCGCGAATCGCAGTAAATACGTGGATTCAAATGCCCAGTTGCAGGAAATTGCACTTGCCCAGCGCGAGCTTGAAAAAGAGCGTAAGAAAATTCAGACTGAAAAACTTGAGTATAATAAGTGGCTTCGTGAAGAAGCTCGTGATGAAATGATTACAGAAAAGATTTGTAGTTCAATCGCTACTCTTCCGCCTGTTAAGGTTCCGGAATACATTAAGCCAGTACATAATAATAAATCATATTTATTGGCTCTGGCTGATTGCCACTATGGAATTGAGTTTTCCATTAAGGATTTTTTCGGAAATATTATTAATGAATATAACCCAGAAATTTTTGAAGAGCGTATGTGGGATTTATACAATCAGGTTGTCGAAATTATTCATGACCGTGGAATTAAAGAATTAAACGTATGGGAACTTGGCGATGGAATTCAAGGATTGCTGCGTCTGAATTCTCAGCTTATGCAACTTCGATACGGTGTAATTGACTCCGCCACAAGATATGGTGATTTCTTGGCAAAATGGATCAACACATTAAGTAAATATGTAAGAGTTAAATTCCAGATGACTATGGATAGTAATCATAATCAACTCAGACTTTGTGGCGCACCAAAAAATGCATTCTCAGATGAGAATATGAGCAAGGTTATCATGTTGATGATTAAATATCAGTTAGCAGATAATCCAAATGTGACGATTATCGAAAATCCTACAGGGATGAATTTCGGGATGTTTTCCACACATCAAATTCTTGGAATTCATGGAGAAGTAAAAGATTTAGGCAAAGCATTGAATGACTACTCTCGCGCTTACGATACGCCAATATCTTATATTATCGGTGCGCACATTCATCATCTTACTTCAAAAGAAATGGGAATTAATGCAGAAGCTCTGTCTGTGCGATCTATGATTGGAGTAGATCCTTATGGAATGTCGTTACTCGCGACATCTAACGCAGGAGCTTCTTTATACGAGTTTGACCAACTTAAAGGTCTGACTTGTGAACATAAATTAAAAGTCAATTAGTACAGAGACATCTATTTTTAGATGTCTCTATTTTAGAGATATAGGGGAAATAGTTAAATGACAAAAGTAGAAATGATTAAAGCAGTTGCCGCCAGAGTAAATGAGAAATATCTGGCGCAGTACGACGAAGGGAATAAACCGAAACCAATTACCAAAGCACAGGTTGAACTCATTCTTGATTCTTATGTAGAAATGGTATGTGATGAACTTCCTGCACTGGACGAAAAGGATAAACTCCCACTGCCAGGACTCGGCGGATTTAAAAAAGTTAAAGTTGGCGAAAGATCTGGCGTAGCAAATGGTGTTGCTTGGGAGAAACCAGAACATTATAAACTTGTGTTTAAACCACTTCCGGCATTCAAAGAAGTGTGATTGGTGGTGTCATATGAAGACATTATATTTTGAAGATATCGAGTATTTATGCCTTGCGGCAAATGATATGTACGACGGGCATAATGAAATCGTGTTTGTTTGTAAATATGAAGATGCAAAAGAAATTCTGCGCGAGCTAATCTTCTACGATCACAATTTCAAAGAGCTTCTTTTAGAAGATCCTGAATGGCATGGGTACGAAGATGAATACTATGTGACCATTAAAGACGATGGTATCTGGTGTGAGAAAGCAAAACCTAAAGATGAATATCTTTATCCCGATGGCGACGTTGTATTTATTTCTGGAGATTCTAATACAAAAGTCCTCAAGAAAATCAGCAAAAATGCAATTGTATATGAGTATTCTTTTGAAGAATCTAACGATGAAGAACCAGAAGAATATGATGACTTTTGCGAGTGTTGCTACGACCGCAAAGAAGGTAAATGTTTCCTAGACGACGAGGTTGAGGAAGGTGAAACCTACGTACATACATTAAAAGACGGTGACAATGTACATGGTTTTAATCTGAGCAAATATGAAGATGGTGCATATAAAAGCTATTCATATTATGGCAGTGACGTACTGAATGAAGACAGAGTACGTGATATTTTGAGAAAGATTGATTTCTGACGCGGGAGTAAAATCTCGCGTTTTGCATCCGTAGCTTAATGAAAAGCGACAGTCTCCAAAACTGTTAGTTCCGTGTTCAAGCCGCGGCGGATGTGTTGAATAAATTTGAGGCGCATGTTGTGAAACAGCGATAAGTCCTCTTCTATTTTATGGGAGGATATATGGGTATAATTTTACCACAGAAAATAAAGGTTTTTTGTGATGGGAATGTTGTAAAATATTATGAAAATTTGGGATATCAAATTCCAAAATATTATAATCAGAGGCGAAAAAAGTATGCAGTAAAACGAGGAACTACTATTGAAGGTTTTTATAAGAATAATATTGATTGGAAAAAAGTGCAAAAAATTGGTGAATTAGATTATACAAAAGATGTTATACGAGATTTTTCAAGAGGAGCTGCGTAGGCTCTTATTTTTATACATAAAGAGAGGAAGTGATTAAAATAGCAGGAAGAAAAATACAACATAATGATATTACTTCTCCCGAGAAACTAAAATTAGTAAATCCAGAGAATATAGAATTAGGAAAAGATTTTTTAGATTATTTGGTGTCAATTGATAGGTCAAAGAATACCATCGAAGCCTATGGATATGATTTAAATATTTTTTGGGTGTATTTACTGGAACATTGTAATAATAAATTTTTTGTAGATCTATCTAAGCGTGAAATATCAAAATATCAAAGCTTTTGTCTTACTGAGTGGAAATGGAGTCCTGCTAGAATGCGACGGGTAAAATCTACGCTCTCTTCTCTTTCTAATTATGTTGAAAATATGTTGGATGATGAATACGAAGGATATCGTCCAATAATTCGTAAAATTGAAAATCCCCAGAATGAAAAAGTGTTTACTAAAACTGTTTTTGAAGAAGAACAACTTCAAGAGCTACTTGATTATCTAGTAGAAAAGAAAAAATATGATAAAGCGTGCATGTTGAGCATGGCAATGAATAACGGTAGACGAAAAAGTGAATTGCCACGAATGAAAGTATCATATTTCGATGATGAAAATATTATATATGGTTCTCTTTATAAAACTCCTGAACTTATTATGACAAAAGGACGTGGTTCACGAGGAAAAGCATTAACTGTATATACTCTTGCAAAGCCATTTAAACCATATTTAGATTTATGGATGAATTATAGAAAAGAACATAATATTGAATCTGAATGGTTATTTCCTAAAAAAGTTTCAGGGAAATACATAGATGAACAAATGAGTCCAGAGACTTTAGATAGTTGGGCGAATAGCTTTTCTAAAATATTAGGAGTTCCATTCTATTGGCATAGCCTTAGACATTATTTTACGACGAGTTGTGCAAAACAAAATTTACCAGACAATGTTATCCAATCACTTATTGGATGGTCTGATATTTCGATGGTTCAGGTCTACAAAGACCTGAGTGATGAAGAAGAATTTGAAAAATATTTCAATGAAGATGGAATAAAACAAGTAGATCAAAAAGGATTATCTGATCTATAACGAAACTCCAATTTCATAGTAAATAAACAGTGATCTCCGGCTATACCGCTAACAACCGGAATATAAATGGCTGTAGATGACGTTGTTGATGCGGGGCAATATAAAAATATAAAGACGCAGCCACTACTGATCAACAGCGGTTAATATTATTTATTTATAGACGGAAATACTAAATTAATAATATCATGTGGAAGTACGAAGTGCAATTTCCAATCAATAAGGAAATTGTAAAGACGTTATTTTGTCATAAGGCAAAATCCAAAAGATCATAAACCGCGGATATGTATGAGCGAGTAGGTATAAGATAAACAATGGGCAGAACATCGCTTCCAAAACAATGACTACTAAACGAGGTGTATAGTGTTACATATAGAAACTCCTTATGCTACTTCTCTGTATAGGAGTGATGAATTCACATGTATATCCATTCTGGGCAGAGAATTAAATAATAAATTAGATGATTTGTTATTAGAAAAAACTGCAAAAAAGAATGCAGTACGACGACAAAAAAGTTTGTCACAAGCAAGAAAGTCAAATAAATTCTAATAATTGCACGGACATGTAAACCTATAATGATGTTGGAATTCTAATCCTATAAGCTACCTGTGTGGTAGCCATTATTGTAGTAGTGTCCAAATAGATACGTTAAAGAGTGTCGTCAGTTACCAAGAAATGAAACCAAACCTTTATCAGAGAGTTGATCCGGCTCTAGGTGAAAAGCTATACCTTGTCTATCAGATAGGTAAAGAACGCCAATGTTCTCTTACATGTTCCCATTGACCACAACGGAAACGTTTGTAAACATTAACGTGAACAGATTTTACACTATGTAGGTAATCCATATACTTCACCCTCCTTTCCATAATTTTATTTCAAATTAGGGAATGACTACTGGGTGGTTTGACAATCCGGAAAGACGGAAATTTGTTGGAGTGGCAGAGTCTGGTTGAATGCGGCGGTCTTGAAAACCGTTTGCCCGCAAGGGCGCGTAGGTTCGAATCCTACCTCCAACGTATAAATAAGACATATTTGTCCCTTTACATATTTTACCAATTGTGTTAACGTAAAATTATCATATATTGGAGGTGCAAAATGGAATTTAACAACAAAAAACAGCTTGTAAAAACATTTGCAAAAGATATGGGTAAGGGTAGATACAGCACGAAACACAAATGTCAGCGTAAAGAGGATCAGTGGTCAAAAGAGCAGAAAAGCTTACTTATCGATTCTATGCTTCGCAATTACCCACTCGATCCAATCCGCGTGGAATTAAAAGAGGATGAAAAGAAATACATCTTCGATGGCGTACAGCGTGCCACTACTGTTTGTCGGTTCATCGAGGATGGATATAAATTATCCAAAACATTAAAGCCAGTAGTAATCGACGGTGAACAGTATGAAATTGCTGGAAAGAAATATTCTGAGCTAGATGAAGCTGTAAAAGATAAAATTTCAGATTATGAACTTATCATATATATATTCTCAGGATGCACTGATGAAGATATTCGCGAGATGTTTCGTCGTCAGAATAATGGTAAACCATTATCTAATACACAGAAACGTACCGCAATTGAGAGTGACACCGTAAGTGAAATCATCTTCTCTCTTGCTGATCATCAATTCTTCGAAAAAATCATGTCTCCTGCGCAGATTAGAAAAGATGTCAACAGAGATATGATTCGCGAAACACTAATGCTTATTAATACCAATGAATACCAAGATTTTACGTCTTTCAGAACAAAAGACATAAATGATTTCATCGCATGGTATGATCAGAATATAATCCAGGCGGATGTAGATCTTCTTCGTGGAGCATTGGATAAATTAGATGAGTCAATAGAGGAGTTAAAAATTAAACCTACTTCTATTCCGATGATGCTATATGCAGCATATCAGTGTGTAAAAGAAAACAAAGATTTTGCAACGTTTGCACTTATGGTATCTGATTTCTCAAATAATTATGATTCAAACGAAAAGTACGCAGCTATTTTTGCAGGTGGTGGTACTGCTTCTTCTGAATCTGTAAATAAGAGATTCCAGTACTGGAAGAGTCTTGTGAATAAAATATAATTTTGTCCGACGAGGACAACCTTAACAAAGGAAGAGGGGTTTGGATAACCCCTCTATTATTATGCGGTAAACCTGATGCCAAAGTCTTCTGTCTGGGTATACACGGACTTTAGATGTGTAGGTTCAACGCCTACTACCGCCCTATTCGTCTATTTTCGCCAGATACTTAATAAATGTACTAATTGGTATATTTTCTGGATGTTCAAGTTGTAATAACTTATTTCCATCCGATACAAGTTGGCGCAAATAGTCAAACATGTGAGCAGTATGTATGATTTGTTTTACTTGATCAAATGTAATCATTTCCATAGTATTCATTTTAAATATCAAAATTTTGACTCCTGGTCGATTACGATGTAATGCCAGGAAATTGTCAATGTCTTTTTCATCTTGAGTATTTACTTCATCTACTATGTAACTTTCAAAATGATCCACTCTTATACAAATCAATTTAATATAATTTTCAATTTCAAATGTTGCCATATCTTTCACCTCCTTTCGTTGTGAGATGCGTTGTATTATATCAAATACAAATTAAGAAATCATTGGTAATATCTGGAAGTAAAATCAGAAAGGATGTGGCAGTTATCACTACTGCAAAAAAGAAAAAATGTACTTGTTGTGGCAAAGAATTGTCATTAATTAATTTCTATATGAGTCATAGTCCAATGTTTGCATTGGATAAAAAAATAAATATATGTAAAGACTGCTTTGGTAAATCTAGTATAAATCCAGATACGGGCGAAGTGGACATCGAAAAATTCAAAGTGGTATTAAGACAGGCAGATAAGCCTTTTTATTTAGATAATTTACAGTCAAGCATAAATCAATATCAGAAAGAACATAGTGATGTTCCAGCCGATGAAGTGAAATATCACGGCGAAGGCATTATTAAATTATATATGAAAAATACCAACACATTGCGTCAGCTTTCTCATAAGACATATGCAGATAGTGAAGCAGATGGCTTTGTTCAAAAGAACAGTACTGTGTTGAAAAAAACTGGTGACAAAACAAATCATTCTCTAAAGAAAATAACAAAACAGAAATCAGATGATGAAGTTATTATCTTAGATGAGGAAGAATTCGAAGTCACAAAAGATATGATAGATTTGTTTGGGGAAGGATATACTCGTCTTGAATATAAAAAGATGGTTAAAAAATATAAAGAAATGAGTGAAACATATGTCATCCAAACAAACATTCATAAAGAAGCCCTTGTTACATATGTTCGCTTTAAAGTAAAAGAAGAACTTGCAACTGCTAGAGACGATGTAGCTGAAGCACAGAAATGGTATACTGCTGCCCAAAACGCTGCGGAACAAGGTAAGCTTACCGCAAAATCTATATCAAAAGAAGACTTGCAAGGAGGGCTTGTTAATTTTAGCGATATTTTTAAAATGGTTGAAGGTACAAAGGAAAGAATCAAGATATTTCCTGAATTCAAATATCAACCAAAAGATGCCGCTGATTTTATTATTTGGTGTTATATCAATTATGAACGAAATTTGAATAATATGCCTGAAGTTTCTTATAAAGACATTTATCATTTTTATGATGAAAAGAAAAAGGAATATGTTGAAATGTATGGTGATCCTTATGGTATATTCAATGACGATCCTACAGAAGAAAATCGTCCTGCAATAGAAAAATTTATTACTGTTCCTCCAGAATTTAGGGATGGTGATTAATATGGAAGAAATAAATTTAAATATAGAGAATTGGGAGTATTTTTGCAGTTTTTGCAGATGGTATCCCGATTCTTTTTTAGATTTAATTAAACCACAAAAAGGCGGATTAAATTTACATCTCGATCAACGAATATATTTGAGATGTATGTTACGTTTTGTGTCATTTTATGGAGTTTTCCCTAGAGGTTATGGAAAAACTTTCGATGAAGTACTTGCTTCTATTTTAGCATGTATCTTTTTCCCTGAAATTACGATTTCTCTCTCCGCACAAACAAAAGAAAATGCGGCTGAGTTGTTAAAAGATAAATATCTCGAAATCATGAGATTCTATCCGATGTTGAAGAATGAGATAGAAAAAGAAAATTTTTCTAAAGGTAATGCTGAAATTAAATTTAAAAGTGGTGCAATTTTAGATAATCTTGCCAATTCACAATCTTCCAAAGGTCAACGTAGGCGACGCATGAATATGGAGGAGTCTGCTTTAGTAGATAATGCAACATTCGAGGATGCCCTAGTTCCTATTGTTGAGGTTCCGCGAGTTTGTGTCGGTAAATATTCAATTACCGATCCAGAAGAATTAAATCAGCAAATCAATTTCTTTACCACAGCAGGATTTAAAGGTTCTGACGAATATCAACGTTCTGTAGATATGGTTAAGGATATGATTAATCTAAAAGGTAAAATTGTTTTAGGCTCAAGTTTCTGGCTTCCGTGTTGGCAAGGACGAGGCAGTACTAAGAGTCAGATATTTCAAAAGAAAAGAGATATGTCTTCTGTTGCTTTTGCACAGAACTATGAATCAAAATGGGTTGGTGCTGCTACTGGTGCACTGGTAAATATCAATAAATTAATTGAATGTCGCAATCTCTTATATGCTGAATATGAAGCGAAAGACATTGAAGAATATTATATTGGTGTCGATGTTGCTCGTTCTCAATCAACGGCAAACAACCAATCTTCTGTTGCGGTAGGACGAGTTATTAGAAATCCTAAGACTAATAAAGTAAAGCATATTGAAATTGTAAATGCAATCAATATTTCAAACACAATGAATTTTACTAATCAGGCAATAGAAATAAAAAGATTAAAAAAAAGATATAACGCAAGAATGGTTATAGTAGATGGTAACGGTTTAGGATCTGGTCTTGTTGATCAATTACTAAAAAGTGCAGAAGATCCTGTTACGGGAGAAGATCTTGGCTGTTGGAATACAATTAACACAGATAATGAGCCAGAAACCAATGAATGCGAAAATATACTCTTCGATATGAAGGCACAGTCGTATCAGAGCAAAGTTGTATCTTATTTTATAGATGCTGTAGATAGTGGAAAATTACGTTTACTTCAACAGCGAAAAGACAGTGATTTTTCTCAGGCAGAAAAAGATGATTATGAGAATCAAGTTCTTCCATATATTCAAACAGATTTTATGTTTGAGGAAATTGCAAACTTGAAATTAAAAACATTACCAAGTGGTGCGATTACTGTCGAGAAAGCTGTATCTAAAATGAATAAGGATAGATTTAGTTGTCTTTCTTATCTAATTTTCTATATCATGGAATTTGAAAATAATTTTGTAGAATCTGTAAATGAAATGGATTTATTGGAAGAATACACATATTTGTAAGGAGGTGAAACCCAATCGCATCGAAAAATCAAAGTACAAAACTTGCACAGTCATCAGCCGCAAGGATAAATAAAGATGACATTTCGTATTGTAGTGAATTTTTACAATCATATAAATCACAGATGTATTCTGGCGAAAACTATATGTTGACTCCTCAGTTATTAAATTTCACATTAAAAGATGTGAATATGAATAGTGCATCATTTTCGTATGAAGAGATTCAGCGGATGGTTATGGCGCCTCATGAATTTGAACAAGAGTTACGAAAATTATCATATTATTTTTACAACACTGTATCAATTTATAAAAGATATATTCAATTTTTAAATTCTATATTGGTTTTTGATTGGGAACCCATCCCCTATCTGACAAATGGTAAACCAATTTCTGCAACAGATTTTAGTTCAAAAACATTTAAAGCTGATTATGCGGTAATGTCTAAATTTTTCAATTGTTTCAATGTTCAAAAAGAATTTGTAAAAGTGGTGTTTAATGTTTCTTTATATGATACATATTTTGTATCAGTTAGGGATTACGAAGAGCATAAATATTTACAAGAACTTCCATCTTCTCATTGTATTATTGATTCTGATTCATATCTTGGTTATTTATATTCTTTTGATCTCTCCTATTTTACAAACGCAGGGGTAGATATTAATGGATATTCGCCTGTTTTAAGAAAGAAATACAGTGAAGTAACTCAGTTACGCCAGAGTACATATGATCCAAATTTACCTCAGAGGAATGGGGCTTGGGTATATTGGCTTCCAATGTCCCCTAATGATGCATGGGTTTTCAAATACAACGAAGGCTTTGCGGGTTCAGTTCCTCCATTATTGGATATGTTTTTGGACTATAGCAAAATTCCTAAATTTAAAGATTTAGAAGAACAAAAGAAAAAGCTTGAAGCATATAAAGTAATCTTCGCCACTGTTCCACGGCTTGCGAATGGAAGAGGCGCGAATAAAACAGACGATTTCGCAATTAGCAGCAAGGAACTTGGAAAATTCGTTGCCGCGGTTAAACAAACACTTGGAGATGTAGATTTTAAAGCTGCTCCATTAGAGAACTTTAAAGCATTCGACTTCTCTCCTGCTGCTTCAGAGAACGATTTACTTGAAACAGAAATTTCAAATATGTTGAAAGAATCCGGAGTATCCGATGCAATACTTACGGGCGGAACATCTGTTTCTTCAAATAATATATACAAAACTGCTGTATCAGAAATGATGAAATCACTTTATCCTCAATTTGAGAGATTCTGTGAATATCAAATAAATAAAAATACCAAAAAATATAAATTCAAGATTAAATTCGTTGGGACAATATTTGACCGTGAAGATCGTCGTAAAGCGGCTAACGAAGATATGGAACGAGGTATTATCACTCCTGCTATCTTCTCTTCTCGGGGCATTGCCATTACGGATGCGAATAATGTTACTAATATGATGTATAGTCTTGGATTTCCAGAATCATTACGTCCTATTAAAACCGCTTCTACTATGTCAAGTGATGAAAAGGATTCTGTCGGAAGAAGTAAGAAATCTGACAATGAACTGACTGACGCAGGAGAACAGACCAGAAACATAGGCGCGAATGAAAATAGAGAAAAGGATGGTGGTTAAGATGTTTATAAAAAATCCATTATCCATTAAAAGAAAAACCATAAATGTCAATGATGACACAAGAAAATATCTGGGTGATATGGGATATATGCCCGTTGCAAAGGATGGTGACTTATGGGTTTTCATTTCCAACAAAGATATTTTGTCGTTATTAGATAAATATCATAAAGGAGGTGAATAATATAAATGTCAAAATTAGTTACTTTTGCAGTGTCTGAATTAAATGAATTAACACCTGAAGAAATTGAAGATAGTCAATTTCAAAAAATACATTTTAGAATATATTCAACTGCTCTCAACGCACATGGATATATCATGTCACTAAATGTTCTGAAGAAATATGCCAATACTATTCAGGGAAAACCGATTCTTACTTATTATATGCCGCATGCGGATAATGGTAACGGAGATTTTGCTGGGCACGAGGATAGTTCTTGGGCACAAGAAACAGCTGTTGGATTTTTCCCAAACGATTGTAAGATTACATATGAAAAAGATCCGGACGGTACTGTTTTTATGTGTGCCGATGGATATATTTGGACAGTATATTATGATTATGTTGTTGATGTATTTAAAAATAATGACGGAAGCAAAGGTGTTTCATCGGAATTATATATTATAGATTCTAAAGTAGACGAAGAAACAAATATTGAAGAGATTTTACAATATTCGTTTACGGGGTTGACATTACTTGGAGAGCAAGATGCGATGGGTGTTCCTATTCGTCCTGCGGTTGAAGGATGCAGAGGGGAATTGGTTAAATTTTCAACTGCCAATTACGAAAAAGACAAAATAGAATTCGAGAAAAAATTATATAACTCTGTTAAAGAAGAATCCTCTGATGAGGGTTCTATTTTAATACAAAAAAATAAGGAGGAAGCAATGGCAGAAAATATTGAAGCTAATGCAGCTTCTTCTGAAGTTGTAGAAAATGCAGAACAGTATATAACTACCGAGGTTAAAGTTTCTACAGATGTAGAAAATTTTGATGACGATGGATGTTATGTAGGTTCTACTTATGAAGAACATAAACAGGTTACGAGAGAAACAGTGATGACACCAGAAAATGAAGAAGAATCTGGAATCGTAGAAAATGCTGTTGAAACAAAAGAGGATAATCCTGAGACTGACGTTCAGGAAAATGCTATTGAAGAAGATCCTGTTGTAGAAAATGCAACCAAAGAAGATGCTCCAGAAGAAAATGCTTGTAAGGCAAACAACGAAATTTTTGATGAAGAGCTTAATGCTCTCAAATTAAAATGCGCTGATCTTGAAAAACAGATTAATGAAAAAAAAGCAGCATATGAACAGCTTGAGATTAAATGCAACTCTCTTGCTGAATACAAAAACAATAAAGAAGAAGAAATCATGAAAAACACAATTGAATGTGAACTTAACAAGGTTTCTAGGATTTTGAATGCTGAACAGATTAATGAATGGCGCAAAAAATCATCACAGTGTTCTACTGAAAATGTAGACGGATTTATCAATGAACTCAAAGCTTTTGCATTTGACGTGCAGGAAAAAAATGGTACTCCTGCTGTTGAATCCATAAGATGCAGTATCCCAACAGAAACAAAATCTGAGCCTACAGACATGTGGGAAAGAATCGCAAACACTTATAAATAATAGGGAGGAAATTTAAAATGGCAAATATTTTAATTCTTAGAAGTGCCAATACAGGCGAGAATGATATTAAAACTGTTTATTCTAGTGAGAAACTGGAAAACGGATTTGCGGTCGCACTTGGCGAAGTATCTAAAGAAAGAAAGACAAAAGGAGCATACAAAGGAGCTGCCCCGGCAGCAAAAACAGATGTAATTGCACTTGTATATAACGCAGATGTTCCGGTACTTGAAGATGCAATGGGCAATACATATAAGGGGGTTACATCTGATCCTAGAAATATCGTATTTCCAGAGAATACACCTGTAAATGCATGGGTTCCAGGAAAAGCAGCTGAAATTGCAATGACAGAAGTTGCAGGGACAGCTGATCAGGCGAAATATGTTATTTACAAAGCTTCTTCTATGAAGCCAGAATACGCAAAAGATACTACTGATGCTCTTATTGCATTCAAAATTACTGGCAACGGATTCGTTTCTATCGGTAACGAAAGAGTAAAAACTGTAGAGATGATTCATATTGAACTTGCTTAAAAATAAAAAGGAGGAAATACATAATGTTTAATCGTATTACTTTTTCCACAGCTGCCGAAAAAGATCTTGTGCCAGCATGGAAAGACTATGTAAATCACTATAGAAAAGAAAACTTTTCTACTAAGAAAACTGTACAGGGAACAAAAACTCTTGAAGAAAAAGAAGCTCTCGTAAATAAAATGGCATTTGCAGAAATTGCTAAATTCTCAAATGTAGACACATCCTTTATCGGAAAAGCTCAGATGTCTACAAATCCAATGTACCGTTGGGCATTCTTCTCTGTAGTAAATAAACTTGTTGATATTATTCTTCCAGACGTTGTAGCTGAAGACTTTTATCAGTTTGCAAATGTAAGTGTTGTAGGCAAAGGCAACTCTGGAAAATTTAGTATTAAATCTAGTGATCTATTTACTGTATCTGTAAACGGAAATTCACGCAGACATATTAATGCACAGAAACAGTTTACTGGCGAACAGACACTTACTCCAGTAAATCATACTGTTACAACACAGGTTGACCTTTATAGGGTAATGGCTGGTGAAGAATCATTGGCAGAATATGCCATGAAAGTTATCATGTCTATTGAAGCCGAAATTGCCATTGATATTGCATATGCAATGGAATCTGCTTTCGACACAAGAACAGCTCATTTTAAAGAAAGTGCTTATACACCAGAAGCATTTAAGACACTTGCAACAAGAGTAGCTGCTGCAAACGGCGGACGTAAAGCTGTTGCTGTAGGTACAGAGCTTGGTCTTATGGATGTTCTTCCACAGGATGATTATCTGAAACTTGGACTTGGCGAAACATACAATTCTATTGGATATCTTCCAGTATTCTTAAATACACCTCTTATCGCTCTTTCCCAGAAAATTGATTGGAGTTCTGAAGATTACGATTTCGCAATCAATAACAAACTCATCTATTTCGTATCTCCTGGCGCACAGAAACTCGTTCAGATTGTATTTGAAGACGAGGGACTTTATATTCCGGATGAAGTATTTGCAAACGCAAATCTGGTGCAGAACGCTTCTATGCACAGAGCATGGAAAACAGGACTGATTACTAACAGCAAAGTTGGTATTATGAAGCTTGCTTAATAAGCAACAATATTATGGAGAGGAGTTGTATCTCCTCTCCTATTATGTAATGAGAAAACGGAGGAAATGAGAATGGCGGGTCGCTCGAAAACAAATACTACTTCTGCTTCAACAACGAAAAATACTACTGCAAAAGTAGAGAAAACTGTATCTAGTGAATCAGACCTTAAAAAAGAGAATGATTTGCTTAAAAAGCAGATGGAAGAATTAATGAAAAAAATGAGTGAATTGGAAAAATCTCAGGAAGAAGATAAGACAAACAATTTTAAAATTGCAGACGATGGAAATACTGATGAAGATGATTTCGTAGATATTAATCCACTCAAACCTATTAAGGTAATTTCACTCAGTGATGGCGGTGTTAATCTAAAAACATCAAATGATGGAAGTGCAAAAAAATTCAGGCTAGATAAATTTGGTCACACTGCAACTATCACATATTCTGATTTACAGGATGTGATTGCTACATGCAGACCATTTATTGAAGATGGAACTGTTTATATTTGTGATAAAGATGTTGTTCGTAATAATTATTTACAGGAGCATTATAAGCATTTCTTGTCTGTAAGTACAATTTCTAATATTCTTTCTTTTCCATTGGATCAAATCGTTGAAATGGTAACTAATACCACTCCTGCTATTCAGGAAACAATTATTTCTCTTCTTGTGAAGAAAATTAATAACAATGAATATGTAGACATGAACAAAGTGGATGCAATCGGAAAAGCATGTACACCAAAATGTGACATCACTGCTCTCGCACTTCAGAAACGTGAAGGATGATTGAGAGGTATAAAATGAAAAATACAACTTATACAGATATTGTAGAGTTGGTATTAGCATTAACCAAGTCTTATGAATTAGATGGAATCTTTGACAAATTCAAGTTGGATGGATTGTTGCAACTTCTAAGTCCATATTTTAAATTCGCCGCTGGTGAATTAGAAATCACTGATTCTGGCATTAATACAGAACGCGATGAAAATATTTATGAATTTACATCCACTCTTACTGACGGAGAGCAACTTATATTTGCTAAATATGTATTAATTGGATATTTAACCAAAGATAAAAACGACATTCTCCAGGCACGATTACATTTACAGGATGGGGATTTTAAAACATATGCAGAAAAGAATATGCTTGAAGCCAAAACAAGTGCATTGGAAATCCTCAAAGAAGAAGTCGGGTGGAATGTAACAAAAAGTGGTTATAAGAATACAAATGTATGGGGGATCTGATTATGAATTACAATAAAGAAGAATTAGACCTCTATATAAATGGCATCATAAGTCATATTTTTGCATTACTTCCAACGTATGAAGAAACTGGTATGACTGATGATTTGAAATATCGAATCAAATATGTACAGGGGCAAGTCAAAACTCTATTGGATTCATATGATGATTTTTCAATTCAGACATCTCTTGAGCTTCTATCTTATATGTCGATTCTGTCAAATATAGAATCTCATATAGAATTAAAAAAAGCAGTCTTTAGATCATGTGCCCTTTTAGGGGAACTAAAGGCAGGTGATGTGAATGCTTGAATCATATATGATTTCAAGAACACTTGGAAGTGCCAATCCACGAGAACAAATGAGATATGAAAAACAGAAGCAAATTTCATATCTATACGATTTAGCAACAGATCGTGAAGATGATGTCAAGCTAAATGGTAAATATTTTAAATTATCTCCTAGAATTTTTGACCGTAAATTTGTAGATTCTACTCATCATAAAATCACAGTCGAAACTATCACTGACGAAGACTGGATGGAATGTGGGGATTATCTTGAATATGATGGAATGATGTGGTTGTGTCTCAATTCATATTCTTTTCATAAAATGTATTGCAAAGCTACTTTTATGAGTTGTGATTGGAAACTATACTGGCAGAACAAATCAGGTGAAATCAAATCGGCTTATGTTATTGATCAAAATAGCACCCAATATAACTCTGGTGAATCCGGAAATGATAAAATCCAGATTGGAGCCGCGCAACATATGATTCGAGTTCAATGCAATCCAGATACTCTTATATTTGATACCCCAATGCGTTTTGCAATGGATAAGAATATTGAGAATCCTACGTGTTATAAAGTCACCCAAAATGATAACACTGCTTATAATTATGGGAAAGGATTGTGTATGATAACCGTTATGGAAGATGTTCTCAATAGGGACACGGATAAGTATGTAAAACTTCCTGATGGAAATCATATTTGGATTTGCAATTATTTTGAATCAAATAATGTTATTATCCCAGATAATGAACCAGAACCAGAAATTCCTTCTATATTTATGGACGGGAAATTATCTATTTCTGGAAAAAATGAAATCAAATGGAAAATCCCAAGAAAATACAAGGCGACTATTAAATTGCCGAATGATGATGAAACCGCTCTTTCATATAAGAATATTTCATGGAATGTAATTTCTGATTTCGAAGTAGAAATGGAACAATCTGGTGAATACGGAGAGGAAATTACTCTTCTGACAAGTGATGAAAATTCTATCGGAGAAACCATAACTCTTCAGTTATTAATCAATGGAGAGGCAAAATTAGAAAAAGAACTTTTAGTTATCGAAGGATTTTAGGTGATGACTAATGGCTAACAATACAACTGGTTTTGTAAAAGAACCACGTAAAAAATCAAATAGTGAAGAAATAATTGAGTATCGTAATATTATTATGGGAGAACTTGTAAAATCCAAAGAAATTATTAAGTTATTTGGACTTGAAGATGAGGAATATCCAGAAGATCTTATTCCATACAAATATACTTATCCCCATGAATATATTCCAGATACCATTAAGGAATCTGGCAGATGGATTAATTTTGACATTTCCGCAACTATCGATTCACGAAATAAAGTCTACAGAGATTTAAAAATCTTCTTTTTTATTCTATGTCATAGAGACAATTCCCAATATATTGAAAACGGAAGACATTATTATTGGTGTGATAAAGCTGTTTGTGAAATAGATAATATTTTTAACGAAACCAATTTGCTAGGTGTTGGCAATACAGAGTTTGTATCTAATAATCCATATTATCCTCAAAACAAATTTGTTGGCAGATTGCTGACATTTGAAGTTAAAGACTTTAATCGAGGTAAAATATATGGCAGATAAAAGTTTATTGAGGATGAAAGAATTACAAGTAACTCCTAAAATTACTTTAAATATTCCATCTGTCGGAGATATTTTAGATGACGAGGGTTATTATTATTGGATTGTGAATTCAATTACTCAGTCCCCGTATTCTGCAATGGTGGAATTGGATGATATGGGTATAGATTTTACTACTATTACTGCATTTGAATTGTTTGTTTTAAAAGCAAGATTTATTCTTTCCAGTGACCTGTCTTATGTGTTCGGCGACACATTTTCTAAATTATACAATGTATTGTCTAATCCAGAAATCTCGGATGAATTCAAAAATGAAAAGGTATTAAGAATAGGTAAAAATCAAGAAAATGGTGAAATGGTAATTTACGATGCAGTAGATGATATTATCATTGACCAGTTGGTTTACGAACAAATAGCTGACGGAATAAGAAAGATTAATCTAATTGAAAAAGATAATCGTCGCCCTGGAAATGATGCGGCAAAACATTATCTAATTCAAAAGGAACGTAGATATAAAAGGAGACATGCAAAGGATAAAGTGAATCCTTATCTTGAGACTTTGGTGGTTGCTTTGGTAAATAAGCAGGAATTCCCATATAATTACGAAACCGTAATGGATGTGTCTATTTATAATTTTAAAAGAAGTTTGAAACAAATTCAACATACTGTGAACTTCGACAAAGTTATGATTGGTGTTTACGCAGGAACAGTAGACGCTTCAAAAATGGCAGACAAATCCATTTTAAATTTCATAGATTTTAAATCCAAGACCCATTAATGGGTCTTTTAATATGCAAAAAATTAAGGAGGAAATACAATGGCTGGAACAGTAACAGATATTAATATCGATAAACTGTCAATCACTCAGGTAGACCAGATCACAGCTTTTGACGGCAATGACCTTGAATTCATCATGGATGAAGTAACAGAAACAACTCTTTCTCAGGAAGAGGAAATTACTGATATCACTGGTCGTGGTGGACGTAAAATTGGTTCACTGAAAAAGAATAAAGCTGTAACAGGTAAGGGAACAAACGGACTTATTGTTGGTGGTGCACTTGCTGCTATGGTGGGTTCTGAAGTTGAAGAAAACGAAGAAGAAAAAGTAAGATATACGGATACTTCCCTTAAAGTAGCTTCCAATAAAGCAAGTATTGAAAAGAAAGAATCTCTTGTAGGTGCTACTGGACAGGAAATTATTGCTGTGTATGTCAAGAATAAAGACGGTTCTCTTGGAAAGAAATTTACTCAGAACGCAGCCGCAGCCGCAGGAGAATTTTCATATTCTGATGGTGAGATCACTTTTAATGAAGGTGAACTTGTAGACGGTACAGAGCTTGTAGCTTTCTATGATATTAAAGTAAAAGCTAAAAAGGTTAGCAATGTATCTGATAAATATTCCAAGACTCTTAAACTGTATATCGATTGTACAGCACAGGATACTTGTGATAATCAGTACCATGTACAGTTTATTATCCCAAGAGCAGACTTCCACGGAACATTCGATCTGACATTTGGTGGTGATCCATCTACTCAGGACTTCGAATTTGGTTCTCTTGCTGGCGGATGCGGTGGATCTAATTCACTGTGGGATATGGTTGTTTTTGCTTAACCGAAAGTTAGTCTGAGCCATCTTTTAAAGGTGGCTCTTTTTAAAGGAGTTTAAAATGGCGTATAAACAAAAACCTTGCAGAGTATGCGGTAAGTTATTTACCCCTTGCGCCTACTGCGAAAAAGATGATACTGCATTTCACTGGCGGGCAATTGCTTGTTCTATTGAGTGTGGAAAAGAGTATCTGCGTAGAGTCCTAGAGGCAAGGCAGAAAGATGTAAGCAAGGAAACAGTTGCATCTACTGCCGTAGAAAACTCTGTAGAAGAAAAAAACGAGGAAGATACTTCTCTTCCGATTAATGAAGAAAGTGCCGAGGAAAAAACAGAGGTACATTCTCCTGTAAAAATGAGAAATCGGGCAAAGGCGAAAGATTTCTCTAAAAAATAAATTTGTGTGATTAGTGTTTTTTATTATGGCTATGCTAATCACTTAGATTGGTGTAGCCATTTTTTTACGATTTACTAAATGAGTAAATGAGATAAAGGATGTGAATGAGATTAAGTATTCAGAATTTTTCGGTCGTTACTATGACGATACGAATACTATTAGAATAGTAAACACTAAACAATTTGGACTATACATAAAGCACAGAGTAATGCCCGTGGATATCAAATGGGAAAAGGAAACTCTGGCATTTTATTTTAATAAAGATGATACAAAACATGTCTATGATCTATGGTGTGATCACAAGCTAGTATGAGTAGGAATGTAGGGAAAAGATTTGAGGACAATGTAAGAGACTCTTGCCCTGAATGGTTATGGGTATATAGACCACCTGATGCTGCTCAATCTTTCAATAGAAGAAAATCCCAAGATGATAAATTAAGATTTAGCAATCGCTCTCCTGCCGATTTTTTCATGTATAACGGAAAAGTATTATTCGTAATGGAGTGCAAAAGTTTCCAAGGTTCTTGTTCATTTGAACGTTCTGAGCAAGAAAAGGGTAAAATAATTCACTGGTATCAGATAGAAAAATTATCTGAGTATGCTAAATATGAAAATATGATTACAGGATTTTTATTGGATTTCAGAAAATCTGACCATACTTATTTTTTATCAATTCAGGATTTTTTAGTTTTAAAAGATTCTATTGAAAAGAAGAGTTTTAATGAAGAAGACATGTTACAGTACTGCTCTCCTATTCTAATAGAGAAAGAAAAGTTGCGTGTCAACTATCGGTATAATATCGAGAATCTATTAGTGGATTTGGAGAACATATGAATATGAGTAAATGAGAAAAGGGAGATACAGGAAATGATTAAAACTAATTTAAGAATAAAGGATAATATTTCACTCACGGATCAGATCATGGTTATCAATGATATCGTTGCAGCATATTTCAAAAATGGCGATTATACTCCATATTATGCAGAAATGGGGGAAATCATTGCTGTCGGCACATATTTACTCGAAGGATATGAGTTGGAAGAAGGTGAAAACATTTATACCTTATATTATACTGATTCAGATGTACATAAGTTAATTGATATGTTCATCAATAATTCAAATCAGAAAAGTCAAAATGTCGCGGTTATGAAATTTATCCGTGAAATGGTAAAAGATAAACTTACGTTTGCGAAGGAACGTGCCGTGTATTCTCATAGACAGATGGACGAATTTTTTGCAACATTTAATGAGTTTATGAATGTTATTATCGATGCGTTTGGAAATTTTGCAAACCTCAATCTTAGCGCACTGTCTCCGGAAATGATTAAGAATGCTCAGACTGTATATCAGAAAATGGCAGATTCCGGATTTAAAATGACAGAAGATAGTATTGTAAATGTAATTAAAGAGGCGGCAAATTTTAAGCCCGACGAGGCAAGCAAGGAAATTATTGAAGCAAAAAACGCTGAGATTAGAGAATTAAAGAAATACAAAACGTTATGGGAGTCTCGTAACACAAGTAAATAAATAGAGAAATGGCTTATGACGTATTTCTACACCATAAACCTAATGTTTAATAGAATTATAATTAAATAGGGGGAAACTCTGTCAGAAGATTTCTTCCTTTTCAACAGAGGGAAAAAGAATTTTAGGGGCTGGCTCTAGTCCTGATAGGTAGTTTATGCTTTGGAATAAGCAATTACGCCCTTAAATGTAATTGTGAAGTCTAATCGAGCTACAAGCCCATCAAGCTTTAGCTTGTGGGTAGTTGACAAATGGAGGTAAATATGGGACAGATCATACAAGCAATTGATGCCCAAATTGTCCGCCCACGGGCAATGCAAGCATTTGAAAAAGGTTGTGAAATGACCCGTGAGGATATTGAATCATTCTACTCTCAAGGAAATCCTGTTAGATATCAGCGTACTTATCAATATCGTGAATCGCCTATGTTTATTATGAACGCAGGTGGAAATTGTGAGTATCATTATACAATCAAATTAAATCCTCCATCTTATTCTACAGGTACATATTCCGGAGAAAAAGTTCTTGAAGAAGCTCAGTATAATGGGAGTGGAATTCTAGGTAAACCTAACACATGGCATGAATCAGAACAGGATATTATCCAAGCTGTAGAATCTGCATTTGGCGGATAAATTAATAAAATTATATAACACAACTAAATAAGGTAACTGTAAACAACTAACACTCTCCTACCACGGAGGGTGTTTTCTTTTATTACGAAAGGGGAATTTCGTTGGAATTTAATGTAGATGTCAACATAGTACCCCATGGGCAAGAAAAGATAGATGAGATTGAGCAAAAAATCAAATCTCTTCAAGGAAAGTCCGTAAAAATAGATTTTGATACGAGTGGCCTTTCTGGATTAGATAAGTTAATTTCAGGAAATTCCTCTCAGTATAAAAAAGCTGGACAAAATATTGGAACGCAAATTTCACAAGGGATAAATTCTGGAATTGGGAAAGCCAGTATTTCGAGTGCTTCTGAATTTTCTAAAACACAGCAAAAAATGAGAAAAGATATCAAAGATACTGCTGATGAATTAGGGAAAATTTATCCAGATTTATCTGAAAATGATGCAAAAAAAGATGCACAAGGCTATTACTCTGCCGTGGCAAAAGAACAAGAACGAGCAAACAAAGAAATTCAAAAAGCCACAGAAAAAGCTCGACGTGAAGCGGAACAATCTGCATCTAAGCAAAACAGTTCTTTAGAAACATATATAGACTCTGAAAAAGGCGATGCTATCCTTTCACGAATGAGAAAGCAGATGGAATCCTATGCAGGTCAGTCAACACCTAATATTGAAAAAGCCAATGGGTTAATGCAGGAATTTTCATCATCCCTAGTTGCTTTAAAAGATCATAAATCAGGAACTTCAATACTTGATGATGAATCTTTAGATAATACCATTCAGAAAATACAAAAAGCAGAAACATCATTCAAGAATGTATTTTCTCAGATTAAAGACGAAACATCAAAAACTCTTGGACTGGGCGTGGCGGAACAATCTGCAAATAAAGTTGCTGCCTATTATGAATCAAACAGTAAGGCTGTAAAAAGATATGGTGCAACATTAAAAGAACTTGAGCAACAGTATCGACAAGTTACTACTGTCGAAGAAAAGGCAACTCTTGATACCGCGTTCAAAAATTTACAATCCCGTATTTCTGCCGAAGGTTTAACAGGGAAATCTGGGATAGATGAATTCAAGCGAGCTTTTAAGCAAATCGGACAGTTCGCAGGAATTTATGGTGCAATTCAAAATGTAATAATGGAAGTTCCGTCTAAAGTAATTAATTCGGTCAAAGACGTTGATTCAGCAATGACTAATTTGTATAAAGTAACGGATGAATCACAGTCTCGTTATTCTAAATATCTTGATACTGCTTCTAATAATGCACCTAAATTAGGAAGAAGCATGTCTTCCTATATTTCCCAAACATCTGAATGGTCAAAACTTGGATACTCATTAGATGATTCTGAGCAACTTTCCAAATTAAGTTCAATGTATGCAAATGTTGGTGAAGTTAGTGACAATACAGCAGTTTCCGATATGGTTACTGCTATGAAGGCGTTTAATATTCAAGCATCAGATGCAGAATCTATAATTGATCAATTAAATATTCTGGGTAATAATTTCGCAACTTCAAGTGCAGATTTAGGTGAGGGACTATCCAATTCGGCATCTTCTTTAGCAACCGCAGGAAACGACCTTGGTCATTCTCTAGCTATGCTTACAGGAATGTCAGAAATCACGCAGAGTGCACCAGAAGCTGGAAATGCACTAAAGATCCTCGCCATGAGGGTAAGAGGTTATGACGAAGAAACCGATTCATACACCAATGACACAGAAGAACTTTCAGGTGCAATTGCTGACTTAACAAAAACGGCAAAAACACCTGGCGGCATTAGTCTGTTTACTGATGATACAAAGCAGACATATAAAGATACATATACTCTTATGGAAGAAATCAGTGAAATCTATGATGATTTGACTGATAAAAATAGAGCGGAATTACTCGAAAAATTAGCAGGTAAGAATAGAGGCAACCAAATTGCTGCATTAATTCAAGGATTCCAATCTGGACAAGTTCAAAAAGCATATCAAGACACATTAAATTCTGATGGTTCTGCGCAACAGGAACAGGATAGATGGCTAGAATCTATTGAAGCTAAACAACAACAGTTTGAATCTGCATTTCAGAAAATGGCTACGACTACGTTTTCTTCTGATATGTTTAAAGGATTAGTAGATGGTGGCACAAACTTATTAAATTTGTTTACAAATTTGACAAGTTCGATTGGTATGTTAAATACAGCAGCGATCGGTCTTGGAATCTTCCAGGGCAAAACAGGCAGCGGTAAGAGTACATGGGAATTCGCCCCATGCATTTTTCAAATGACTTATGCCGCTTAGAAGTTTAACGGTAACGTGTACGAGCTGAAAAGCAAGGACTTCTATAGTGACTTTCTAATATGGAGTAACAGTAATGTGTTACTCTCCTACTATGAATGGTGGGAACGGGGAACCTTCGCAGTTCAAAAGTCTGCGTCACATGGTTTTGATCTCAAACCTATTCTTAATAGGAATAGGTGGCGAATGTGAAAGCATGAGGTAAGGGAATAATTCAAAACACGAGGTAATCCGCAGGTAGGGTTTCGTTCTAATAAGAAAGGATACCGACCTCAACGAGCGTAACGAAAGCGTGGTTTCATCGGGAATCACGAAGATGCACTCTAGCGATAGGGAAGACAGATGCCCGAATCATTCAGGGATAGTTTCTATATACTACCCTTCTGTCAGCAATTTTTGGAGCATTGCAAATTGGTATGGTTGCGATGTGCGAATATAGAGTGAATACCAATCCGACGCAACTTCGGATATCTCCACTGCGGAGAATTAAAATATGAGCAGAAAAAATAGTTGTAATTGAAAGCAGAACATATTTTCTGCATTATATTACTCGTCATTGCTTATAGTAATGTTCGCGAGTCAACACAATATTTTTTTGGAAGAACAAGTATCTTCCACTTCTAAATTATATAATTAGCAATTATAGAATAATCCTAGGTTTTTATATGCAGTATTAAGTCGTGAGACATAATCTATTTGATCTTCATTGGCATAATCTTCAGGTATTGCTCTAACAGGAATTTGGTTATCTAGCAAAAATTTCATGAGATCTATATACATTCTATTGTCTTTTTCAAATAGATTAATTCTTCTTCTGATTTCACGGTTCATTTCAATATCATCGGTTTTTGGAACTGTAATTATTGCCCTTGCATAATGGAATCGAAAATTATTCACAATCACATTTCTCCCTTAAATTTATTTATGATTTCTCTTTTGGTACTTTCTTCTACTTCACCAGGAGTAGCAAGATTGTGTTCTAATATATCATTCAATGGAGTGACATAAGTATACACGTCAATATTGAGAAGTTCACAAATATTTACACCCATTTGAAATGTGACGCATGACAGATCGTCATCTTTTTCATATCTCTGCCACTGTCGCAAAGATATTCCTAAGATATCGGCAACTTGTTTTTGTGTAAAACCAGATTCTATTCGTTTCTTTTTTAGAATTGATTCTGGAGTCCATTTTTTCATTTTAGATAAATCAATATTTTGGACATTAATACTCATTTATGTTCCTCCTTTATGCCTTTATAGTCATATATTATGACACATGTGTCATATTGTCAAGATAAATCTTGCAAACAAAAAAGGAGAGCAAATAGCTCTCATTATTTAGTATTAATTCAAAATATGAATTTATGAAGCAAAAACTTTATAGATACGTCTAAATTCCGGAATATTTTTGGAGAATTCTTCAAATAATATTTCGCCGCCTCTCTGACTGTAATTATTTTTGTAAAAAGATATCATTGCAACAAGACGATATATATTTTCAATTTCTTCAAAATTGTCATTTGCATGTTTCATAATATCAGCCAAAATAGATTTTGAATCAGAATATGTATTTTCTATATCACGATAGACAAGTGATATATTACTGCTAATTTCTTTTTTGTTCATACTAATATCTCCTTCAATATATTATACTCAACATACGATGAAATTAATGTTTTGTCAACAAAAATCATTAGATTATCTTATTTCCATACATACGTTCTGAATTGACGTTTGTCATATTTTGTCACATAATAATATTAATACACAATATTGGATGGTGAACTAAAATATGCAAATGAATCATGAGAATATGATTTGGAGTGATGTCACAAACATAAAGAGATATACAGAGCATATCGAAAAGAATAAAACAAATAAGTCAATCAAATATTCTGTAATTATGCTTGCAGCTGTTCAGTATATGCATAATTACATTCAGGGGTTAAAAAGACAAAATGCGTATGACGCAGCATCTATACTATTCAGTGATATGAATTGGATGAGAAAATGTCATACGACAGTATCTTACGATGATAATAAAAAACAAATTATTCCAAAAATAGGACATACATACTATATTGATTATGGAAATACATTTGCCGGAGAGTTGGGATATTATCACCATGGATTATGCATTGGTGTTAAAGACAATAAATTTTTAGTAGTTCCTATTCGAAGTGGTGATGATATTTTTCCACAAAGTTATCATCCTACAAATAATAAAAACGGGAATAAAAAATACAGGCAAGGATTGATGAGTGATGGATTCCCTAAAGATTGTGTTTTACTTATCAATGACGCAAAATTTATTTCACGCGCTAGAATAGATAAAGAGATTACCACAATTTCAGATACTGTTTTGTCTGATATACAAATGCAGGTATTTCAAATCATGTATCCTACTATTCATCAAAGACATCAATCTCTTATAAAGAACAATGATGAATATAAAAAAAGAAATAAAGAACTTGAGAAACAGGTTCATGATTTAAAATTCAGAATAAACATATTAGAACAACAAAGACTAAAATCAGAACCGAAAAATAAAAAGAAACATGTTGACAATAATAGGGGAAAAGGATATATTAAACATAAGTAGAAATATTATCCCGTCGTATACACGGTTTGTGTCCTGTCACTGCGTAGTGTTTGATATTTCTCAATATCAATAGTATTCTTTTTTGAGCTTGAAAATGGACGCATTTTTATAGGCTCACAACGATTTCTAGTATATTGATGAGATATTTGTCTGGATATTGTTATGAAATAATATAAATTCGAATATTTTGCTTATACTAGCAAAAAACGGTTGAGTTTTTTGGAACAGCTTCATGGGCTGTTCTTTTTTTGTATAAAAAAAGAGAGAGTTGTAACTCTCCTGGTATTATACATTTAAAATAGGTTCACTTGATGAGGGGATCATATCGGCAGATTCGGGCACTCCATATATAAAAAATTATCGTGAACGATTTCCGATAGTGATGCTTATACTTATAAAAATAGTTTTGCTAGAATTTATAAGTATTAGGTTGAATAGAGGTTTTGCCACGAAGACAACTTTATAAGCACCATTGAAACGAGAGTTGGTTTTGTCATGCTCTCGTTATATATTTAAGGAGAGTATCACTACTCTCCTTCTCTATTACTATTTATTATTTTCCAGGTGTCCATTTATAGCCGCAATTACCACAACGGTTCATTGTTTTGCCGGAACCGAGAAATCCAGTCCAGAATGAATACCCGCGCTGACCAGTTGTAATATTAGTCGAGTTACATTTCGGGCAATGTATCTTTGGTTCTTCATACTCCTCTTCTTCTACAGAATTCAACAAAGAGTCTTGGAATTCCTTATCCAATGTTTCTTGATAGAGTTCTTTATCTAAATCCGGATTATCAACAACATATTTTTCTCGAAGATGGGACAAAAATTTCTCAAACTTTTCGTCGTTGTCCATTGCAAGTTTCGTATGTTCATCTCCTGTGAATTCTGTTTTAATCATATTCGGATAACCACATTTTTTACAAGTGTGGGCATAATTCTCAGGGTAGACATAATCGTTTCCACATTTCGGGCAAATATAACAGAAAGTTTTTGGAAAAACATATTTACTACCATCTTGATTGTATAATGAGCCACATGTCATACATTTTATAATAGTTTGCCCATATATGTTAAGATAGCTGAGATGCCCTTTTTGTCTACAGTTTGGGCATTTTTCATTTATATTCATATATATCTCCTTTATATGACTACATTTTGTAGGACATCAGTCTTATCTTACGCCGAGTAAAGCAAGAATTAAAAAGATACCAACTGGTACTCCAATAACGAGTAACATACTACCTAAATCTGTAGAACCTGATTTTCCTACTTCTGCTAAAGTTCCAAAAATTAATATAAGGACTACTAATACTACCGCCGTCATGTAATCACATCCTTTTTCTTTTTATTTTAGCATATAAGTTTTTTTCTGTATACAATATTATCCAAAAAATATTTTTCGCAGATAAGTGGAATACTCCAAAATTATCAGAACAGAAAAAATACTAAAAACACATTAGAATCTGTATTAGGCAATTTAGCAAATGCAGGTGAAGGCGCTAATTTAAAAGATGAATTATATAAAGGCTTAGATATTAGTGATGAGTTTAAACGAGCTTATGGAAAAAATTTAGATAAGTATGCTGATAAGTACAAAGATACCTCAAAAGAAATCCGTGGGGCAAGAATCAATTTAAAAGATTTCAACGATGAACTTGTAAAAGGTGGAGAACAGGCAGTTAAAACAACCACCTTTATGGACGATCTCAAGTCTGGTGTAAAATCATTTGGTAAAACCGCACTTGCATCAATAGGCAATGCGGGACTTGATATGCTTATTGGAACCGGAATTAGTCTTGCAGTTCAAGGTATAAGTGATTGGATTAATCGTGACCAAATTGCGATTGATAAAGGTCAAGAAGCACAAAGCACTATCAAAAATACTTTTGATGAGTTCTCCAATGGTAAAACTACTTTAAATACTCTAGGACAGTCCTTTAATAAAACAGAAACTCAGATTACAAATACTAGTGATGCGATTTCTTCTGTTGCAGATAAATACGCGGAATTAGCTAAAGGTGTAAATTCTAAAACTAATGCAAATATGTCTTTGACTGACGATGATTATCAGACATATTTAGATCTTTCTAATCAATTAGCGTCATTATATCCACAGCTTCAGTCTGGCATCGATTCTCAAGGCAATGCTATGTTGAATCTTGGAACGAATGCCAAAACTGCTGCACAAAGTATACAATCCTTATATGACGCTCAAATGTTGTCATCTCATGTAAATATTGGGCTAGAGTTACAAGATCAGTTTAAAGGGGTTACTACACAAGTAGCAAAATACCAAAAACAAGTAGATGGTTACAATAAGCAACAAGAAAAAGCGCAAGCAAATATAGACCAATTAAAAGTATCTGGACTATCTAACAATTTAAAAAATGCCAGCACTATAGATATAGATTCTGCTGTTCTTGGCGATGATTTATATGCGGAATATTATAGTAAGATTGAGCAAGCCTTAAAAAAATCTGGTATAAAAAACTACGAACCTTATTCTTATACCGATGTAGATAAATCTGGCAATGTTACGCAGAGAACATCTTTTGAAGTAATGGAAGCTACATCACAGCAAATTGATGATGTCACAAAACAACTAGATACTTTTTCAAATGATTTATCGAGTAAATTTGCAACTCAGGCAACAGAGGCGGCGAATAAATCAGCATCGACTTCTGCACTTATAGCTGATCAATGGAAAAGCATGTCTGATTCTCTTGGACAATATTTACAGACTACAGATTCTTTTGATAAATTGGATTCTAATATTCAAAATGCTTTATTGAAAAATCTTGGTAATATAGATATTTCGAAATTGTCCAAAGAATATGATGGCGATGCTGTACAGTTCATGTATGATCAGTTTATTACGCCATTATCTAACCTTTCAAAAGATTCCCAAAAAGCATTAGCGGATGTTTTTGATATTGATCAGGCGAAAACAACTGCTGTCGATTATGCGAAACAGGTAAATACTGCATTAGAAAAGGCGTTTCCTAATGATAAGGATTTACAACAAAAATGGAAAGATAATTTCGGTTTAACTTCTATTATTGACGAAAATCAAAGACAGCTGGATGCCATCAAAAAAGCTCCAGGATTAGAAAATGCCACTAGTCAAATTGAAAATCTTACAGGTGAAGATAGACAGATTGCATATGATTTGGTTGCCAAGGATGATTTTTCGGGAACTTTTGCCGAATTACAGGCGGCAATTGAAAAAACTAAAAATACTGTTTCCGGAGATAATTTATTATCTGGTCTACAGGGTAATGTAAAAGATATTCAGACACAGTATTCTAATATCTCTTCCGCTATTTCTGAATCAATGTCCGATACTGGATTAACAGCTGATTCTATTTCCACACTGAAAAATGGACTTCAAAGTATAATTGATAGTTCTGACGAGCTGAAAGACTATGATTTAAATGCATTATTCACAAATACATCCAAGGGTGTAAAACTGGATAATGATAGACTTGAAGATTTGCTGGATATTCAGCATCAGATTAAGGAAAAGGATTTTGCAGAATCAATCCAAAAACAAAATGATGTGATTAACGAGCAATCAAAAGCTCTTGAAACGGTTAAAAAGGGTACTGACGAATACACAGATGCGCAGGATAATTTAAAAACCGCCCAAGAACAACTTGCGGAGATGCAACAGGCTCAGTCTCAATACTACGCCCAGTATCAACAGCAGAAACAACTATTCTCCGATTATGCCGAATGGCAACGTGCAACACAAACCGAAAACTCAGGCGACAAATATTTGTCAATGGTTTCCGGATTAGATACCGCAAAGAAAGCGTGGGACGCTGGTGAAATCGGAACAGATGATTTTAAATCATTTGCAAAAATGATATCTCCTTCTGGAGCAACTGATCCTTTCAACTTTGCCGAAAACTACGCGAAAGCCGCAAGATACCTCACATCTGATGAATCCGGTCTTGTTCATTTCTTCGAAGACCTTAGTACCAAAACTGATGCCGCTGGACAGGCAATGGCAAGTTTCAACGAAGAAACACAGTCATGGGAACTTAATACTCATGATCTCGGAGAAGTCGCACAGAAACTTGGCACAGGAACACCTGTTGTAGAAGCATTGTTTGGACGTGCCGAAGATTACGGTGCTACTACTACTGTTATCTCCGATATGCAGGATGGTATTTTAAAGGCAACCGAAGCAACTAAGAACTGGTCTGAGGCTAAAGCACGTCTGGATCAGATGAATGAAGAAAATGCCCAGGCGCAAAAAGATGGTAAAGACCCGATATATAATACCACTGCGATAAAAGCCGCCGAGGACGAGGTTGCGAAGTATAAGCAACAGATTGACGGGTTACAAGAAAGCATGGATTATTATGCCGAGCATAATCTAGGTTCTGAAGCACAACAAAAGAAAATAAAAACCGCCGCGGATGAAATCAAGAACATCCAGGAGCAGGTTCAGGCAGCTGAAAATGCAAATAATAAAGCTCTTGCGGATTCTTATAGAAACATGGCAAAAGAGAAAGCCGCAGCCGCAGGAATTACCGTTGACGATAATTTAAACGTTACCGGAGATGGAAAAACCGCACAAGAACAGCTTAAAGAAAAATCCTCATCAACTTCTTCTACTTTATCAGGAATTGATTTTGACTATGATAAAACAACTATGTCTCTTGATCAGATTGATTCTAAAATCAAAGAATTACAAGATGCGAAAGTAAATGTAGACGTAGCTGTTGATGGTGAAGATGCGGTTAATACTTTAGACACGGAAATTTCTTCATTAGAAGCGCAAAAGATTCAAGTCCAAATTCAGACTGCGGTTGAAAATGGAAATTCTTTTCAAGAATTGCTTACTCTTTCTGATCAAGAATTAATGACTACTGTTGGATGTGACGCATCTCAGGTAGATCAAGTTCGTGATGAAATACGTGAAATGAGTGGCGAGCAAGTTGACTTAACTGTTGCCATGGATTCTACTCAGTTTGTTGCATTGATTAATGCTATTACTGGGGAGAAGGTTGAAATTCCATCAGAAGTAGAACAGCCTCAAGAACCCGATACTTCAAATATAGAATCAACTCCTGTAGAAATTCCATCAGAAGTAGAACAACCTCAAGAACCCGATTTATCTGCTATAGAAGGAACTCCTGTCACTTTTAAATCAGAAGTTGAATCCCCTGACACTCCAGATATACAGGGAGGAGTGGTTTATTACAAAGCTGAAGTCGAAGATGCCACTACGGGTAATACCTCTTCGGGAACGATTGATTATAAGAAGGGTAATGTAGAAAAGGCTGACGGTGAAACATCTGAAGGAACGATCAACTATGAAAAAGGAACTGTACAGAAAGCTGATGGTGAGATATCTACAGGTACAATTAATTATGATTTGGGTAGTGTTGCTGTTCCGACTGGAATAGTTGCGACGGGAACAATTAATTATACATTAGGATCAGTTGCTCAACCACATAAAGCTTCTGGAACAATGAATTCTCCTGCTTCTTCTCCGGCACATGCCACAGGAACCATTTATTCGGGATCTACCTATTATAATACAGTGAATTATGGTAGTGCGTATGCCAATGGTAAAATCGCATTAGATCATAATGAAACTGCACTTGTGAACGAGTTAGGACAAGAATCTATTATTCGTGGAGATAGATGGCTTATGCTTCCTCCTGGAATGCATACTCAAGCATTAAAACGTGGAGATATTGTCTTAAATGCTAGACAAACTTCTGATTTAATTAATCATGGTAAAGCTACGGGAACTGCTCGTGCTTTTGCTCATGGTTCACTTAAATCTATTGCTCCGGCTCATGCTGATGTTGGTGGTGCGACATTAAAATTTCAAGGTGGTCTTGCTAGTCCTAAATATGGCAATACCAAATCCACAGATAAAACCACCAAAGCAGTCGATAAAGCTGCGAAAGATGTATCCAAAGCAGCTAAAGACTCTAGTAAATGGACAGACCCGTGGAAGAATGTAAAAGACTGGTTTGAGCGTGTTGTTACAAAGCTTCAAGGTATCATTGACCTGAACAAGGCGAAATCTGACAATACTTATGACTATAACAAGCAGAACAGTTATGCTAATAACTCTATTTCTACTACTGAAACTTTAATCAGCAAGTATCGGCAAGCCGAGAAGATGTATACGAAGAAATCCGACCAGTATGCGAAAAAAATCGGCTTATCTTCCAAGCTGAAGAAGAAAGTCCAGAACGGTACTGTTAATATAGAGAGTCTTTCCGCGGTCAATAAACAGAAAGTTGATGCATACCAGAAATGGTACGACAAAATCCTAAACTGTAAAAAGCAGATTGAGGAACTGAAGACCAAGGAAAAGGAACTATATAAGCAGAAACTGGACAACATCACGACCCGTTATGATGCCCTGATTGGTGTATATTCCAAAGCGAATGATTCTCTTGACGGTTTGAATTCTTGGCGCGAAGAAATCGGAGCATCCCAGGTGATCGGCTCTGACTACTATAATGCAGTTCAGCAAAAAGTAGACAATGGGAACCAGATGCGGACTTATTATAAGGATGAGATTTCCGCCCTGACTAAAGAATATGGTAATATTGTTAAAAAATATGGTGCTGATTCTACATTTGCAAAGGAAACTCTTTCTCAGATTGAAGAGTTGAAAAATACATTCTATGAGAATGAGAAGACAACTGCCGAAAACACGAATAAGCTTGCCGAGCTGAACATGACTATGGCGGAGAATGAAGTAGATAAATACACCCGTGCGTCCGATGCTCTCTCCTCTTACCGTGATTTTAAGGAGAAAAACAGCTATAAGCATAGTAATTATGGAAACGTAACGGAGAATGATTATGTAGAGGCGATGAAAGTCAACGACAAGACTATTCTTGCATATCAACATCAGAAAGACCTCATTCTGACCGAAATGGCGAAAGTAAGTGTCGATTCTCCGAAATATCAGGAATATGCGAAGCAGCTTGCGGATGTTAATAAGAATATCTTGGAAGCAAACAATGATACCGCGGACTTGAAGGAATCTCTCGTAGAGCTTCGGTTCAAACCGCTTGAAGATGCAAGGGATACGATTGAACTTCTTGTAACAGACCTTGATAATCTCCGCGACATGATGGATTCCGATACATTTATGAATGATGACGGTTCCATGACCAAACAGGGACTTGCCAATATTGCGTTGCTGAATAAAGCTTCCGAAGCCACAAAACAGCAGCTTGCGAATGATAAAGCACAATTGGAAACTATTCAGCAAATGTATGACAACGATCTACTTACTGAAGACCAGTACAAACAGTACATCAAAGATATCAACAGCGATATCCAGAAATCATCCAAGGCAATCTATTCTTATCAGCAGAGTTTGATGCAGGTATATCTTGACCAGATTTCCAAAGAGAACGATTATCTACAGGAAAATATCAATAAACGAAAAACAGCTCTTACTGCGAAAAAAGATTATTATGATTACGATAAAACGCTTAAGAGTAAAAACAAAGATATCGATACAATAAAAGCACAGATTGCAGCCCTCGAAGGAACAACAAATGCGTCTGCCAAAGCCCGTCTTGAACAGCTTAAAGCCGACCTGAAAGATAAAGAAGATGACCTTGCCGATACAAAATATCAGCATCAGATCGAGATGGAAGAAAAGGGTTACGAAAACCTGTCGGATCAGGCAAACGATACGTTGGATAAGACTACTCAGGCGGTAAAATCCAATTCTGACTTGCAGAAGTCCATCATCGACAATATGCTCAAGGAAACACAGAAATCTTATTCCGATGCTTATGAGCAGATTGAAGAAATCATAAAGAATACAGGATATTCCGTTTCTGAATCCTTTGATGAGATTATCACAAAAGCGAAACTGACCAGCGAAGAAGTAAAGAAGGTAAGTCCTTCGGTCACTGCTTCTGGTGAGGGTGTTGACAATCAGCGTACTGATAAGAATCAGGCAGACCAGTATACTAAGAATGCAGCTAATTCTTCCAGTACTGGGGCAAATGCCACAAAAGATTACAGTAATGCTAATCCAAGCGCAAATGATCTTTCTGAATCGGGAACATCTGGACAGCAAAATGCGCAGCTAAATAATAATCTATCTGAAAGCATGAAAGAATACAATGCGAAAAAGTCTGCATTACAACAATGGTATAAAGGGGTTGGTGGTGATGTAGACAAAACAAAGTTAAAAGAGAAACATCATGATTTCTATACTTATTTTTGGAAAAAAGGTAAGAATGTCCGGCAAAAGGATTTTGAAGAAGTGGCGAGAATCCTTGGACATAATTACATCATCAAACAACCATACAGCAAATGGAAGAAATCATGGAAAGATAAAATCTTCAACGAGCTTAAAGGCTATGGATTCTCCAATGGTGGTGTTATCAATAGTGTAATTCCGATGGATAGCAACTCTATTTATGGCGAATATCTGAGCCGAAGTGATGACACAGGAATGATTTTTGCGCGTCCTGGAGAATCCGTAATGACTGAAAAATTCACAGAACTGTTGAAACCGTCTCTTGCGACAATGGATCAGTTCACGAAGTTGGCAAATCCACAGGGAATTCTGCCAAATACACAGATGACAAATCAAGATATCACATTCAGCCCGAATATTGAAATTACTGTTGATAGTATCAGTAACGACATGGATTTGAAACATCTTGGCAAGGAACTGTCTGATATCATGTATCCGATGTTTACGAAGCGGATGCGAAAAGACTTGAGTCGATCAAGCGGTAAAAATAGATAAATAAAAACTAAGGGAAGCTACTGTCAAAGGTAGCTTCCCTTCTATTATAGAGGAATGAGGTGAGAATTTGGTTGAATTTGAGTTTAATGGGAAAAAGGCAAGTGAATATGGAGTTATTGTGACAAAAATAGATAATAATGACGATTTAGAAAGCAGATCATTAATTCTGGGAAGTAAAAATAAATATCGTGCAAGAGAAAATCATTTTGGAGCGCAATATGATGGTAATTATGTATTTGATGTGACTTTTGTAAAAGATCCTTGCAAAAAAGATTATCTCCCATGGCTAGAAAATTCTATGGAAAATGGCAAGACTTATAGTACATTAGTATACCCTGAATCTCCTTCAATAAAATATGATTCAGATTCCAAATTAAACATATTAACATATCCTTCTTCCTTTGATGTGAGTATTACTAATGGTACTCTTATAAGCGAACACAGTGATTATTTTAACTCAAATGATATAAGCACTTTAAACGGATGGTTGACATCACCTCAGTATCCTAAATTAATAAAAATTACAAGTGATGATGATGACGATGAATTCTTTTTTTCAGACGATATTGAATTTTTTGGAACTGTCACCGCGGTGAAAACTGAAAAGAATGATCGACCATACCAAATTACTTATACTGTTACATGTGATAGCCCGTATGGTTATTCTCCTGAAAAAACAACTGATAAGATTTCATCTACAAAAGAAACTCCGACAGCATTTCATTTGTACAATAATTCAGATTGTATCAATGAATATGTTTATCCAATATTGAAAATAACTCCATACGGTAATTATGATGGTGAAATGATTTTAAAAAATTCATCCGATGATAATAAAACACTAAAATTGAATTTTAAAAATTATCCATATGGAAATGACACAATTTGTATGGATTGTAAGAATTTAAAATTATATAGAGAAAATAATGGTGAAGTTACTTTTGGTGATTTGGGTATTACAGAAAATAATATCAGTGATATTTATTGGTTGAGATTAGCTTATGGACGTAATGAAATAACAATTTCAGGAGATATTTTGGTTCAGATTACTTATCGCGAACCTCGTAAGACAGGAGCTTATTTATGAAATTAACACATACTTATGATATATATGGTAGAACAGAACCTTCCGTTATATATCTCGCTGCTCCAGGAAGACGCATTTTATGTGCAATTAATGGAATTGATTCTTCTTCTGTTTCCATAAAACTAAGAACGAAAGATACAGCGGAGTTAAGTTTTTCCGTAAATAAATACATAGATGAAGGTGTAATTTCGAATGCTTATGCTTACATCGAAGAGATGATGGAGCTATATTGCGATGGCATATGGTTTAGGATTACAGAACCTCCTAAAGAATCTACCGATGGAACTAAAGTAACAAAAGATATTGTTGCTGAGTCATATGAGATTGTTTTATCACAATATACTCTAAATAATTTTGAAGTTAATACTGGAAGTGCGAAATCTTATGAGGTTCAATATAGAAAAGAATATGATTTGAATCATCCTGATAATCCAAATCATGACTCAGATTTCACTTCTGGTGACTATTTTCAAGTAAAATTTTGTGATAAATCAAATACTAAATTAAGTCTTTTACATTTAATATTGGAACACTCAGGGGCGGCGGATATAGGCTGGACGGTTGGATATGTGGATAATATCACTCCAGATGATGATTCGGCAGAGAAATTAACCTATCTTCCTGATTATGTTTCTAATTATACCGTAAATGATAAAACTGTGTATTCATTTCTTACCCAAGAGGTATCAAAAGTATGTAAATGCATCTTTGATTTTGACTGTAAAAAATTACAAATAAATGCATATCGTCCAAAATCTCTCGGCAAAGATACTGGTATCTTTTTAGGCTTTAGAAACATCCAGAATAATGTAGAAATATCTCGTGACGATAGCCTAATTACGCAATTTTATGTTAGTGGGTTGAATGACTATAATATCGATGCAGTGAATATAGGTAGTTCTCTTATTACTGATCTGACCTATTTTATGAAAAAGCCTTACATGTCGGAAAGTATGGCACAGAATTATGCTGATTATTTGGATAATAGAGAGCTGTGGCGGCAGGAATATCGCAATTATGCAAAATATACTGCCATTTTAAGAGACAAAATGACCGAAATACAAAATCGTGTTCCTGTTGATTCTGTGAGTACCGACTACTTCTCTTTTTCTATGGACGATCTTCAAAGCGCATATACTTCTAATTCTGCAATTATTACAGGACTTGAAAATACATATGTGGATGACAATAATAAATTTAATATTAATGAATTAAAAAAGCACAAAGATGATTGGAATTTGTATGAATCTATTAAAAATTATACTATTCCTGCGATTAGTGCGGCAATACAGTATAAAATAAATAATGGTTCGACATATGATAAAGACAAAGATTTTATTCCTAGTGGAAATGGAAATCTTCTTGCTAATCCTAATCCTATTATATTGGGAACGGATTGGACTCCTATTGGGAACTCTATTGGGGCTGATAATATAAAATTAGAAAATGTCGATAGCAGTTTTTATTCTCAAATGGGTACAGATATTTATGGAATTACTAGGATGATATATTTAAATGCTAACAAACAACGTGGAACCACTGGTATTAGCCAAAAAAAAATAAATGTAATTTCAGGAAAAACTTATTATATTAGTTTTTATGCATGTCCCAAAAAATCCTACCAATTCAAAGACCAAGAGCGTATATATGAATTGCGATGTTATTTTGATACAACAAATTGTAAGGATAAGTATTACAAATGGATATTGCCAAATAGTCAAAACAAATGGAGAAGAATAAAATTCGAATTTGTACCAGATGCAAATATAATAGATGTAGAATTTGAAGCTGTGTCATCTAATTATATAATTTGTGGAATGCAACTTGAAGAAGGTGATACTTGTACTCCATTTGGATATTATATTCAACCATCTGACGTAATTAAATCTTATGAAACCAATTGGGATTTATATGGCATAGACGAACTTAAAGTCAAAATCAAAACATACGAAAATTGTGTTGCAACATTGAAGAAACAAGGATTTGATAATCCTTATAGCGAATTGTCTGGACAAGAGAAAGATTATTCAAATCAAATGTATCATTGTTATTTAGAATATCAAGATCTTCTCTCTCAGGCACAAGAATCTTTGGATGCAAGGCAAAAGGAATATGACTACTATAACAATCCAGGTGACGGGGTTCTTATAGAAATAGACAAAACAGATGATGAAGGAAAAGTAATTTTAGATAAAGATACTCAACTTCCTCTAAAGATAAAGGTTCCAGGTATAGCACAAATGTCTTCTCGGCAACAGGATATTATTAAATATACTGAATTGAAAAACTGGGGAGTTGAATCAAAAGATTTAGATTTTAATTCCGTTGGAAAACCATTTACATCTGATGAACTAAAAATCTTCCAACTTTTATGTCGCCAAGCATCCTATTCTAATAAAAATATCATTACAACCTCTCTTACGACTCCAGAAAGTTCAATTCGACAACAGGAATTATTATACAAAGATTCAATGGATAGATTATATATAGAATCTCATCCACAGTATATATATTCTGATACAGTTGAAAATATATATGCTCTTCCAGAGTTTAAAGAATATCATGATAAATTGAATGTAAATGATTACATTTATATGGGTTTGAATGATGAAAATTATGTAAAATTACGTGTAATTGAAATAGATTACAATCCTTGTGATTTGGATGAACAGATGACTATTACTTTCAGTAATATGATTAAATATCAAACATCCACTAATGATTATGATCCTTTGTTAGATAGTGTAATAAATAGTAGCTCATATGATGGCGGAAAAGTAGAAGGTGTTTCAAAAAATGCGGATTCCTCTTCTTATGTTATCAGCGCAGATATTATTCAACAAATGTTTTCTAATCCATTATTTATTTCAAAAATTTCAAGTACTGCATCAAACGGTGGATCTGGTCAGTCTCTTAATATGGATAATATCATTACCGGATTTTTCTCGGCACCAAAAGACAAATTTTATAATATGACTTCTGATAGTGGTTTTACGCAAAAATTAGATGAAGTGTATTTAACTAAAGAATTTATTGTCAATAAATTAAAATCAGATTCTACTGATAATGATATAAATAAAATTTTTAATCCTAATATATCTGTAACCAGTACAGATTCTGATGTTTCGATACAAAATGCTAACATTCAAAACAGCAATATTTCTGGCTGTAATATAGACAATATAGAAAATTTGTCAGTAAATGAAATCACAAGTATAGAATCTATCTCGGAAGATGCGGCAACAATAATTGGCAATTGTCATACTCACGAGGGATTGGATCAAATAAGTACGATTATGCAGGACATAAAAACATTACAGGAAAAAGTGGCATCTTTAGAAGATGAAATTTCGAAACTAAAAGGTAATACATCAACTACATGATAAATGAATAAAGGAGAAAATGAAATGAAAATCACAAATGGAATTATTAAATATTTACTCAATACATTAGATCAGCCTGGATTTACAGATGGGAGTTCCGGACTTACTGGTTATGCAATCTATAGAAATATTCGAATTTTAAAAGAAGAAGTTAAGGATTACGATAAAGTAATTGATGATGCATTAGCCGAATATGGAAAGGAAACTGATGACGGAAGATTCTATATTGATGAAAATGATATAGATACAATTCAAAAATTTAGAGATAAAGTTGATCCCGTTGCCTCACTTGAATTAGATGTAGATTTATATCAAATTTCTAAAGAAGATTTTGAAATGCCGTATTGTCCTACTGCAACCGCAGCTCAATACGCAATGGTTGAAGAACTTCTTACATTGCCTGTCAAAAAGGAAGAAATTAAAGAGGAAGAAAAAATAGAAAAAGAGGAATAATATATGAAATCTTTTATGAAGTATTTATTATTGTTCACATTTTCTGGTTATATCTATGTCTGTATGGAGTTGCTATTCCGTGGACACTCAGATATTACTATGATGTTTTGTGCATCTATCTGTGTAATTCCAATGGTATTGTTGAATAATCAATTTTCATATGAAGTTGATTTTTTATTACAATTGGTATTATGTGCTATTTTCGCAACGTTTATAGAATATATTTTCGGAGTTTTCTTTAATTCTGATTATCATATCTGGGACTACAGAAATATGCCATTCAATATAGATGGTTTGATTTGTCTTCCATTTTCTTTGTTATGGATGATAATTGCTGCATGGGTAATTCCACTTATGGACTGGATGGATTGTTATATCTTTGGGTATATGTCCAACCAAAAACCGTATTATAAAATATTTGGAAAAAAAATATATCAAATGAAATGAAAAGGTCATTTTAATGGCCTTTTCTTTATATAGAAAGGAAAGGTGTAAAATGGCTAATATTATTCAAAGAGTTAAAACAACTTCTGGAAATGCTCTGATAGATTATCGAGAACTAGAAAATAAACCTGTATCGGATGCGTCCCTAACAATAAGCGGTGGATTTGCAGATGCAAAAACAGTAGGAAATCGTTTAAGTCCGCTTGAAGAAGTTTTAACAGATCAGACCACTAAACAAATAACTACAACAAATATTGTAAAAAGAGTAAATAATCTTGAAACAGTTACTTCTGCTACTGGTAATGGACAGGGGAAACAACTAGCAGATTTAAAAAATATTATAGATAAAAATAATTTTTCTGTATCATCCAATATAACCAATCGCTTGTCTTCTGTCGAAAAAACAGTTGGACAAACGGCATCAACTGTTACAGATTGGTCATTAGCAACAAACACTGGATGGTATGAAAACTCGAATGCATCTGCGGTAAAAAATGGCCCACTTTCAGATGCAAGTGGATATTCTACTTACGGAGAAGTGGTTTCGCAAAAAATAAAAACGGTATATCTAAAAAATAGTTCCGGACTGGTTCGTAGATTCGAAAGTTATTATATAGGTTCAGGTTGGACTTCATGGGTTGAAACGACTCCGATGACATCGGAACTTACAGAATCAGATTTTCAAAAAATGATAGATGACATTAAGGCATCATAAAAGGAGGAATTCATGTATACATTACAAATTACAGATGATAATGAAATTATTAGCAAGCGAGAAGTTATCATGGAAAAAAGTAATGCTGTCGATCAGATTCGCATTTTGGTTAATAAAAATTATAAAGGACAGCTTGATATTACGGATGCCTCTGTTTACATGAGATACGTTTTACCAATCAGTAAAAAAATCAAAACAAAAGTCCCGTTAGTCCGTGCCGAAGAAGATTATAACGAAAACATGATGCAGTTTTATCTTCCCGCAAACGTAAACGATTTGACAGCTGAACCTGGTGATGTTGAGGTATCTTTTACATTTGTGAAAATCATTCAAAATGATGACGATACCATTACGTCTGCTGTAAGAAAAACTCAGTCTGGGATCATACATATCACACCACTCTCTTCTTTTGATGATTTTGATATATCTGAAAATTATACGGATTTTGACCAGAGAATTATTGCCATGGAAGTTTTACAAAAACAAATGATTGCAACGACAGATGCAATTTATAATGGTATGGCACAAGATATTCGACTGAATAAAAATGATAGAAAAATCACTTTGGCAGATCGTGATGGAAATGATATGGGAGAAGGTGTCGAGATGAACGATATATCTTCCATGGTTGCAGAGGATTTAGTCGGAAAAGATCCTGATGGAGTTCAGGATGGTGTAGTAAATCTTGATCAAATTTCGGGAGTTCAAATGATGAATTTAGATGAATTATTGAAATAAGGAGGAAGCGAATGTCATTTAAAGATTCTAAAAAGAAAATTTTATCGACAATGAATTCGGAAGTAATGACACTTGCTTCCGAAGATGCCTTTGCCGTATATGTTGATGATGGTTACGAATCCGTTGAGGGTTATACTCAATATAGTCAATATACAGATGATAAATATTCCATGGTTGATACAAATAAAAATATCACAATGGATTCGAGTCAGATCAATATTACACAGGAAAAGAATAGTCAATATATTCCATTCCAAATGCCAAGGTATTACGACGGTATTGATTTATCCGCCAGAGAAATGACTATTTCTATTCGTTGCAGTGACAAACTTACAGGAGGCACTCCACACGAATATAATGTAATTAATGTAAAAAGAAATAGTTCTTATATCAGATTTGGATGGCTTATTGACGAGTCAGTTACAATAAAACCAGGAGATTATATTTTTGAAATCCGTGTAGTTGGGCAGGTCGGCGATTTGAAATATGCTTGGACTACTCGACCAAATGGAAAAATCAATGTGATGCAAGGCATTGACCAGGACGATTTTGTGGAAGTGTCTGATAGAGGATGGATGACATCATTTGAGGCAAGAATTATTGAATATGTAAATAATGCGCAATCATATGCACAGGAAGCTGCTAATTCTGCTGCTAAGATCAATGTTGACTCAATTGCTAGCGATGTAATTTCAAAGGTTAACGATAATTTTATCAACACAACATCATTGAAAAATTATTACACAAAGACTCAGACAGATACTAAAATTTCAGATAGTCTTAAACCAATTAATACAGCTATTAATTCTATTAGCAGTTTATCACACCTTAAAGCGGAATATGATAATAAATCAGGGAAGTTGACATTAAAAGATACAAGTAAGGCAGCTGGAAAAGATGAGTTATCCTCTGTTACTATTAATGGGCTGGCAAACCTGTCTGTTACATACACTGCTGTTGATGGAGCTGGACAACTTACATTTATGAATGGTTCTGCTAAAATGTTTGATGTTAATATTGGTTCTATTAATCCTTCTACTGAATGGGTAACTGCCAACATTACTCCTATTAACAATAGTATTCAGTCTATTCAAGAGCATCAAACCGAGGATGAACAGAAAATTACCGACTTAACATCTTCTTTGAATGAAGTAAAAAAAACTGAGATTCCACAAATTAAAGAAGATGTGTCGCAAGCTACTAACTCAGTAGCAAATATGAAACAGACTGTTGACGGAAATAAAGAAGCTGTTGATAGTTTAGGAACGAATTTTGATACTCTGGAAGGAAGGGTTAAAAAATTAGAAGAAAATCCGGCATCCACTAAATATGATGTCGATTATACTGATAATATTTTCTACTGGAAAGAAAATGGAGAAACCATTAAAATATTTACAATTCAAGGTGGAGGCGGTGGTGGAACTACTACTTCTACAATGACAATTGAACGTATTACTCCAGCTGATGCCATTTTCTTATTGGGTAATAAAGCTGTTATTGAATATACCTGGTCATCAGTTGATAATGTTGGTGATTCAACAGGTATTGGTACAGCGGTTTGGAAAATAGACAATACAACGGTTTCTACTCTTACAGTTGGTCAGGGCAAAAACAGTATTGATCTTACTGAATTTCTCAAAGCCGGTACAAACTCTATCAGATTATCAATTACTGACAGCGTTGGTACTCTTTCAACAAAAACTTGGACAATTACAATTGTTGATTTTAAACTTGAAAGCACTTTCGATGATACTCTCTTCTATTCTGATGAAGTCTCATTCAGATATACTCCATACGGTAATATTAATAAAACAGTACACTTTATTCTTGATGGCAATGAGTTAGATTCTGTAAATACATCTGCTTCTGGTAGACAGTTATCCTATGTTCTTACAAAACAATCTCACGGAGCGCACCTGCTTAAAGTATATATGACTGCTACTGTAAATAACCAGGACATTCAGTCAGAGACAATTATTAAAGATATTATATGGGTCAATCCGGATGACAGGACTCCTATTATTGGTTGTTCAATGCAAGAATTTACAACCCAGCAGTATCATGCGACAAATATTCCTTATGTTGTATATGATCCAGACCATAATCCTGCAACAGTAAAATTAGCTGTAGATGGAAATACAGTATCTACATTATCTGTTAAACGTACCGTACAAACATGGAGTTATAAATCATCTGATGTTGGAAATCATGATTTAACTATCTCCTGCCGAAAGGTCACTAAAATCTTAAAAGCAAATATCGAAAAATTGGATATTGATGTTGAACCAGTTACTGCAAATCTTGAATTTGATTTTAATCCAACAGGCTATTCAAATAGTGATGAAAATAGACTTTGGAAAGATAAAACACATACAAATATTGCAATGACAGTATCTGATAATTTTGACTGGTCAAACGGTGGATATCAGATTGACTCTGATGGTAATCAGTACTTCTGTGTAAAAGCAGGTACAAGAGCTAAAATTAATTATAATCTTTTTGGAACCGATCCAAAACAGACGGGTTCCGAATTTAAGATTGTATTTAAAACTACAAATGTACGTAACGCTTCTACTACATTCTTATCTTGTATTCCGGCTATGGATGATAAAGTTGGTCTTGAGATGAATGTGCATGAAGCAAACATTTATTCCTCTACGAGCAGCTTGTATTTCCCATACAGTGAAGAAGATATCATTGAATACGAATTTAATATCAATGCTCTCGACACCAAAACTGAAGGGGCGACATCTATTGTAATGACATATGAAGATGGTGTTGGCGGAAGACCAATGATATATAATGACGTTCATAGATTATATCAGTACACTCCTGTTCCGATTACTATTGGTTCTGATGATTGTGATGTTCATGTTTATAGAATGAAAGCTTACTCCGCTTCTCTGACTGATACGGATATTTTGAGTAACTTTATAGCTGATGCAAGAGACTCTGACGATATGATTGCCCGTTATGAACGAAATCAGATCTATGATGAAAACAATTCTCTTACACCTGATTCAGTTGCAAAAGCATGTCCGGATTTGAGAATTATTAAAATTGAAGCACCACACTTTACCAATGATAAAAAGGATTTTGTAAAAGATACATCAATGCAGTGTATTTATACAAATGGTGATCCAGTTCTTGATAACTGGAAGTTTACTAATTGTTATCACGCGGGGCGAACATCCTTGCCCCTTATATATGGAAACATATATATAAGAATTGCGAAAGAAATCGGGAAGGCTGAAATGCTAATCCGAATGGAAGGCTATATTTAAAAGTATAGTCACATGCAACGCATAGATGCTGACACTCTATTATGAGAATATAATGCATCCACGAGTTCGCAATACCTAAAACTACATATTGTAGTTATGGTAAAAAGATATGCTGAACTTATACAAAATAAATAAAATACGTTTAATAGACTTAATTTTGCATATTAAGTCTTTTTTATTATAAAAATGAAAGTAGGTGAATATATGGACGAAATATGGAAGCCAATAGATGGCTATCTTGGATATGAAGTAAGTAATTTAGGAAGAATAAAAAGCTATAAAGTAGATAAAATGAATGGGAAAATCATGAAACCCTATCCTTGTACAAAAGGTTATCTTCAAATTGACATTTCTTTAGATGGAAGAAAAAGAGAAAATCGTGTTCATTTAGCTGTTCATAGATTAGTCGCAAAAGCATTTCTTCCTAATCCTAACAATTTCCCAGAAGTAAATCATAAAGATGAAGATAAAACAAACAATTGTGTTGAAAATCTTGAATGGTGTACTGCCAAATATAACAATAATTATGGAACACACAAAGAGCGTGTGGCACAGAAACGTAGGTACCCTGTCTATTCAATAGATAAAGATGGAAATATATAGCATTTTTCTGGTATTCGCGAAGCCACAAGAGCGGTTACTAATGGAAAAAGTTCTGCTTCTGCCTCTATTAGCTGTGTCCTTAATGGAAAACGCAAAACTGCATATGGCAGACAATGGTTTAGGGAAATAGCTTAATTTAACGTATTTTATATTATGCAAGTATAAGAACTATAGGATAAAAAGCCTATAGGATAACAAAATTTGAAGGTACAACATCTAATGAATATGGTTTTGCTGCAAGAAATATCGATGTCATCTGTTGTTTTGATGGTGAGCATCAGGTTAATAGTAACATCAAATTAGATCCTAATTATAAAACGATTCTTGAACTTGGAGACGGAAGTAAAACTACTGATGGAACAGGTAAAATATCTCTTACGAGAAATTCAGTGCCTAATAACTGGTGGAATTTCAAGGTGAATGTAGCAAGTTCTAATATGGCTACAAACGCATTAGGACAAAAGAGATTTAATGATTTTATTCCATATACAAGTCCAGGAACTAAAAGAGATCCAAAAGTAAAGAACTCTATGGAGTTCGTAAACTGTGTAATCTTCCTTAAAGAGAACGATCCAGACGTATCTACTCATAGAGAATTCCAAGATACTGATTGGCATTTCTATAGTTTAGGCAATATGGGTGATTCCAAAAAGACAGATGTTACAAGAGCTTATGATCCAGATGATATGAAGGAATTTTGTATTGAGATTTCAGATAATACTCTTCCAAACTCTGCATTCCAGACAGGAGTAACAAATCCAGACGGAACACCAAAATATCCAATTACAAAAGCAGAATGGAAAGCAGGAAATACTGCTTATGACAATCTTTACAATAATTGGGACGGATCATTTGAATTTAGATACGATTGTTGTGGTGACTCTAAAGATGGTTCTGCTATTTCTACAGATGAAGAGAAGGAAAAGATTCGTACAAATAACCGTCAAATATGGCGTGATTTCTATGAATTTATAGTTACTTCTTCTGACGAAGATTTCGTTGCTCATTTAGGAGATTGGGTCATCAAAGAAACAACATTATACTTCTATTTAGTTACTCTTAGATATAGCATGATTGACAACCGAGCAAAGAATGTTTTTCCTCATTGGGCTAAACATTACATGAGTACATCTGAAGCTGCTGAAGCTGGAGATAAAGCTCAATATTATACAATAGATGATAATGCTGCTGCAATTCATAATGGATATAGATTTGATTTCTGGGCATATGATATGGATACTCAGCTTGGAATTAATAACAGTGGTGAATTAGTTTTTCCATATGGAAAAGAAGATACTGATTATAAAGAAGATGGTAAGCCTTCTTCTGGCTATGTATTTAATGCTGCTGAATCAACATTGTGGTGTAGGATCCGTGATCTCATGCAACCACAATTAAGAAATATGTATCAGTCTGTAGATGCTAACTGTTGGTCTGATACCCATCTGATTAATGAATATAAGGCTTGGCAGAATCAATTCCCAGAAGAACTCTGGAGACTTCATTATGATAGATTATATTTCAGAACTTATAGAGCAGGCACTGTAAGATTCTTACAGGAAATGATGAATGGTCGTGGAATATATCATCTTGCACAGTGGGAACGTGATCAACATGCTTATATGGGAACCAAATTCGTTCACACAGATGTAAAATCTGACCAGATTATGTTCAGATGTAATACTCCTAAACAAGCTGTTGTAAAACCAGATTATACATTAAAAATCATTCCATATTCTGATATGTATATCTCCGTATTATATGGTAACTCAGCAAATCCTACTCAGGTACGTGCTAAAGCTGGACAGGAATATGAAATCACTACTACTCTCACAAATATGGATGATACCGCAGTATTAATTTATTGTGCATCTAGAATCCAGGCGTTAAATGATTTATCAGCTTGTTATATTCATGATAACGATTTTTCAAAAGCTTCTAAATTGAAAACTCTTATTATTGGTAGTGATAAAGAAGGATATCAAAACTCCTTCTTAACAAATCTGAACATGGGTAACAATACTCTTCTTGAAGAACTTGACGTTCAGAATTGTCCAAACCTTACAGGTTCTATTAATCTTTCTGCATGTGAAAATCTTCTGAAATTAAATGCATCTGGCACTATCATTTCTTCTGTATCTTTTGCTACTCATGGTAAAATTACACATGCCTATCTCCCATCTACAATCAATACTCTTGCATTTAGAGATTTACAAAATCTTACTGATTTAGTAGTTCCTTCATATGAGAATCTTGAGACATTTATTTGTCGAAATTCTAATATTGATAGCTTAAGTATTATCAAGAAAGCAATCAATTCTTTAAGAACTGTAACCGTAACAGGTATTAATTGGAACCTGGAAAACACTGATATTCTTAAGGTATTGGCAAAACTTTCCGGAAAAGATGAAAATGAATTTAACACAGAACATTCAATACTTACTGGAACAATTCATGTTCCTGTTATTCGTAATAAAGAACTTTTAGAATACGTTGGTGATAAATCACAAAAGGGTATCTGGACTGGACTTGAGATTACTTATGATTCTCTTATTACACAGTTTAAAATTACCTGTGTCAATGCTGATGAGACACACACAGTTCTTGATATTCAGTATGTAGATATTGGTGCTGATGGCGAAGATCCTCTGACAAGAGCTGTAAATCCAATCAAGACTCCTACTATTCCAAGTACAGTCGAGAATGATTTTACATTTAAGCATTGGGATGCAGCATTTACAAAAGTGTTTGCAGACAGAACTATAACTGCTGTATATGAACCTTCTGTTAGAAGCTATACAGTCCAATATATTTTGAAAGCAAATAAAAATGCAGCAGAAACTGTATTACAGTCTTCTACTAGCCCATATGGTTCAACTATTGAATATGATGGAGATATTCCTAAATATACAGCCGAAGAATCTGCGTTTAAATATTACTTATTTAAAGAATGGGATAAATCTGGTCTTGTTACAGGAGATAAGAAGATCTATACCGTATTTGATTCTTGTACATATACTGACGGATATTTTGACGGAAAAGATTTAGAAAACTTATCAGAAGTTGAATTATATACTCTGATGAAGATGAATCTTGAACAATCAAAAACAACATCTGGAGATATATTAAATTTCAAACTTGGTGTTGATTATGACTATGACGATGTAGAAAGTAAAGAATTTATATCTGACACAACTGAATTCGATGGTACTAATTACATTGATACTAATACTACTATTATGGATAAAGACCGTGATTTTACATTTGCGATTGATTTTGAATTTAATGATGGAAATACTTCTGGTGCTACTCTCGCACAATGTTTTCAATCAAATGGTTCAAATGGATTCAGATTATGGTATAGCTCAAATGTAAACCTTAACTGGGGAACTAAAAGTACAAATCCAGCTGGTATTGCAGATAGAGAACTTGTTGTTATCCGACATAAAGCCGGAAGTGAACAAGCTTATGTATACTGTTCGAATTTAACTGGAAATGAAGTATCAACTACTACTCTTGCTGCTATCAGAATTCCTGTAATTCCATCTACTCTTGTATTTGGATGCTCTAAGGCTGATGATGGCGAGTATGAGAAATATGCAAAAGGTAAGATTCATTGGGCTAAATTGTGGTACGCAGATCTTGGCGAGGATCAATGTAAAGAAATTGCCGCTTGGGTACATGAAACTATTCCTATGATGGTTGCAAAGTATAAAGAGTATTATCTATCTGATAATGCAACTAAGAGAGCAAATATTACATTTATTGGTAAAAATCTGTTAAGTACAAACCATTCTTATGGAAATGTTTCTGGAGGATGGAGCAAGTCACCTCTTAATACCTGGCTTAATACCAGATTGCCAAAAGCAATTCCTCCTTTATGGAAATCTCTTATCAAGAAAGTAAATGTAATTGCTAATAATGCTGATAAAGCAAAGACAACATCTACATCAGAATGTTATTTCTATATTCCTTCTGTTTATGAACTTGATCCGTCAGTTTCAGGAGATCCATATTCTATTGAGACTGACTCTACTATACCATTCATGACAAGCGATATTGCCCGTAGACGTACAAAAATTTCAACACCTGAAACATATGAAGCATATCCTACCAGATCTGCCAATGTTGATCAAAATGTTGGGACTTGGCAATATGGTGTTGATGGTGGAGAAGATAATCCTGGTAGAATTAATGGATATTTCTATCCTCAAACTGCCGGAGTTCTTATTATGTTCTCAATTTCATGTGAAGGATAAAATAATTGGTAAGGGCAGAGATGTCCTTACCATTTTTAAGGTGGTGCCAAATGTATTACAAAGTATTAAAAGAAAATAAAGTAGTTGATATTCTTAAAAATATCAATTACATAAAATATCAAGAAAAACATAATCTTCTGCTCTTATGCAATATTCAAGAAGCAGAGGCTATTCTCAGTTCAGACGGGATGCACGGCTGGCACATCGAAGGTCTTTATAACTTCCCGCCTGATAATTATGAATACAAAATAGTTGAAATTACAAAACCAGAATATGAAGAATTGAGCGAAGAGAGGTGATCACAAAATGGCATTAATCCCATCTTGGTTTTCTGCCTCAACAAAAGCTATAGCTGAAAAAGCCCTCGAAAGAGGTATTTTAAAATATCCAGGTATGTGTTTTATACAGGATACAAAATCTTTAGCCTGGGTTACTCAAGATAACAAATTACAATATATTAATGGAACTAATCAGATAACAGATATTAAATTTATCGGAACAAATCTTATGTTCTATTCAAATGGGAATCTTATTTATTCATTTGATATGTCAATGACCGAAGAAGATGCACAACATATTATTGAACAGGTAAAGACATCTATTGGACTTGATCAATATATTAAAGCTGCTGATGTTGGTAAATTGCTTGATGATATTGTTGGTAATCTTGAAGACAAATCTACTGTCGTGGATTATATCAATAGTCTTTCGTATAATAAATTATCTGATAAACCAATTGAAAATCTTATTGGTTCTCTTAATGCTCCTGTTTATATTTCATCTCTTAAAGATGGTATATATAAAATCAAAGGCCAATATATTATTAGCCAATCTAATCCTACTGTCCAGTCTTCTGCTGAAGATGTCTTATTCTTTATCTCCCATGATCCAGAACTTGAAAAGAAAATGACTATCACAAAAATGCAAGGCACTTCAATAGTGCTTTATTTTTTACAAGCAGATGGAACATATCGTACTGATAAGTATATTACAGAGAATTGGGTCACTGACCAGAATTATATGTCTGCTGATGCTGCAAAGGAATTCATTACGAAAACAATCCAGGAATCTGTCGCAGATGTTATTGATCAACAGTTAGATGAAAAACTTGACAGTGCTTTAGATAAAAAAATCGGTGGAATTTCCACTGAAGAACTAACAAACATTTTTAATAATTAAGGAGGAAGCTTAATATGGCTAAATTACAGTTCGCTACACTTTCCAATCTTACCGAATTTCTCTCACTTCACAATGTTCAGATTGATGCAAAAATCTCTGAAGCAGTAAAAAGTTCAATTAAAACAGTATCTCAGTCTGCTGATGGATTTACACTTTATTTCTACACAAAAACAGCTCCTGTAACAGTTGAAGATGCAGTATTCACTATTACTCTGCCAAAAGATGCAGCAAAAGCTGATAAAGTAACAGGTGCTGTTGCAGGTCATCTTGCAGGACTTGATTCCAACGGAAACATTGTTGATTCCGGAAAAACTGCTGCTGACTTTGACGAAGCTGGTGCTGCTACTAAAGCTAAAGGCGAGGTTATGACCTATGTTGGTACTATTCCAGCAGATGCAAAAGCAAAAGATGTAGTTACTTACATTAAAGAAGCTGTTACTGCTAGTTCTTATGATGATTCTACTCTGAGAGCTGAAGTTAACAAGAATACCGCTGCCATCACAACTCTGAATGGTACAGGAGATGGATCTGTTAAGAAAGCAGTATCTGACGCTGTAGCCGCTATCGTTAATGGTGCTCCGGAAGCATACGATACACTGAAAGAAATCTCTGATTGGATTTCAAGCCATGCATCTGATGCTTCTGCAATGAATAGTCAGATCAAAACAAACAAAGAGGATATTGCTAATCTTAAAACTCTAATCGGTACTCTTCCAGATACCGCTACTGCTAAAGATATTGTAGGTTATATCGCAGAATATGTATCTAAAGCGCTTGCTGATTCTGATCTGTCTCAGTATGCAAAAGCTGCAGACCTGACAGCTGCTGTTGGTAGAATTAAGACCCTTGAAGATAAAGTTCCTGTTCTTGAAGCTGCTGATAAGAAAAATGCTGATAACATCACAGCCGTATCAGGTAGAGTAACTACTGTTGAAGGCAAAGTAAAAACTCTTGAAACTGATATGGCTACAGAAAAACCGAAAATTGCAGCTAATGCAAATGCAATTTCTGCACTCCAAGGTCTTGTAGGTGATGGTTACGAAGCTATTCCATCTGAAAAGATTAAAGCTCTTTTTGCAACCGAATAAGTTAGTTTATTATTTTAACACCAAGGGAGTTCGAATCTCCCCTGGTGTATTTTATATTTAGAAAGGATACGATGGGTAAATGAAACAACAATTTTTGAATGACTCTGGTTTGACAGAACTCATCGGATACATTAAAAAATATGTAAAAGATGATCAGGACGTAAAACCTTACGCATCACTTTCAGTCTTCCCAAAAACGGGAGAACAAAACATTATTTACATTGACACTACAACAAATTCTTCTTATTATTGGGATAATAATACAAAAACATATAAAGCCCTCGATGTACAGACCTGGGCAAATCTTACTGGAAAGCCTACTACTTTCCCACCCTCTTCTCATACTCACGATGATCGATACTATACAGAGACAGAAATTAATACCAAGTTAGCTGCAAAAGCTGACTCTTCACATAAACATGTAAAAGCTGATATCACTGATTTTCCTACAAGTATGCCTGCAAGTGACGTTCCGGCATGGGCAAAAGCTAGTAGTAAACCTTCTTATAGTTGGCCTGAAATCAATAATAAACCTTCTACTTTTACTCCTTCTTCTCATACTCATGGAAGTGGAGATATTACATCTCTTAGTGCTGATAAGATTACAGGAGTAATTAGTATTGATCATCTTCCTGCCGGTGCTTTAGAAAGATGTAAAATTGTAGCTGATGATACTGCAAGATTTAAACTTACAAAAAATGATATTCAGAATGGTGATACTGTAAAAGTTGGTACAGACGCTAATGCAAGAATGTACTTTGTTATTGATGATACTAAACTTTCATCAGAAGCTGGTTATACAATTTATACGGCAGGATCTGCTACTTCAGTACCTTGGAGTGGAGTTACGGGTAAACCAAGTACATTTACACCAAGTTCTCATAAGCATACGATTTCTGATATAACAAATATTAGCAGTGCTTCTGTTAGTTATGCAACATCAGCGGGCTCTTCCGCATCTTGTACAGGAAACGCCGCTACTGCTACTTTATTAAAACTAAGTTATACAAGTCCTACTCTTACTACAGACACTTCAACTTGGCGTGGTGATATTAAAGATGGAACAGTAGTATGGGGACAAAAATGGAAAGATACTAGATTCAGTAATGATACAGGAGATTTAACTTTATGGCTTAATAAAGTTGGAGATCTTGCCACTATTAATATGGTTTTAGATGGAACTGTGACTGCTTGTCAAGGATTTAATGGAGACTTAATAAAAATGGCTCCACAATTATGTGCCTCTAGCGAACATAATGAAATTACTATAAAAATTAATGATAATGGCATATTTCAAAATTCTACTGGTATTAGTAATGCTTCTTTACGAAATGGACTAGATTTTAAATGGTATGATACTAATTGGCAAATTGGGAATATAAGAGGTGGTAGCGTAGATTCTATAGGATTTGGTTTTGCTTTTAAATCCTCTTCAAGTGAAAAAATCTCACTTAAATCTTATATTGATACAGATGGTGTTTATCATGGAAATCTCTCGGGTAATGCTTCAACAGCTACAAATGTAGCATGGTCAGGTATAACTGGTAAGCCAAGCACATATACTCCTAGTTCACATGATCATTCATATGTATTAGATGTAAATGGTAGTTCACATACAACGTTTGCATATTCAAAAGCTGGTCTGGGATACGGAGATTATACTTGGTTAGCTGGATGGAATGGATGTGAATTAAGAGCTATTAATAAGAGTCAATTTGCACAAGCTAGTCATACTCATACAAAATCACAAATCACCGATTTTCCATCTTCTCTTCCAGCCTCCGATGTGTATGCTTGGGCGAAGGCTTCAAATAAGCCTTCTTACACTAAAGCTGAAGTTGGGCTTGGTAATGTTGATAATACTGCTGATAGTACTAAAAGTGTTAAGTATGCAACAAGTGCTGGTAGTGCGGGGAATTCTGCTAAATGGAATGGATATGAATTGGATCTTGCAACTGATAACACAAAAGATACATGGCTATTAGTTGCAAATAATGGGAAAATTCAGCATAGATTATCAACAAGTTTTGCTTCTGCTTCACACACACATTCTTATCTTCCACTCTCAGGTGGAACTTTAACTGGATTTGTTTCACAAACAGGTTCTGGGTCAAAAGATGTTGGTTACGAAGCTAGAAATACTGATACAGGAGCTTCCATTAAATTTATGGTTGGATCTGGAAAATGGAACAAAGGTCTTTATGATACCAATGCGGGCAACTGGATGGTATATGCTGACCAAAACAACAAAGTCTATTTGAATGGTACAGCAGCTACAGCAAGTGCTGTCTCTTGGAAAAATGTCACAGATAAGCGTAGATGTTATGTAGGACAATCTGGTTCTACTAAAACAAAACCTTGGTATAAATTCGCATCATTTAAAACAACTGTTGCATATGAAGACAGGCGAATATCATTTAAAGTATCTGGTGGATTTGGTTCAAACGATTCTAGATGTGGTGTGCTTACAGCACATTTGAGAACAAATGAGCATAAAAATGAAGAATCTGTATGGTTACGATGGGAATATGCAACAAATCTTATTGATCCATCTAAATTTGTACTTATATATAAAAATACTACCAATACAAGTACAGATGTTGAATTGTGGGTAAAAATCGATGAACCGTATGTTTTTTATCATTTTACTGTCTTAACAGAAGAGTATCGAGACATTTTTGCCGATTATTCATGGACATTATATAATCAACATTCAGCTGGATATGCTGATGCTCCTACTTCTGGATATACACAAGTGTATAGCAAAGTTTGTCATTTAGCTGATAAAATGAGTATGTCATCCCTATATGGATATTATGGTATGATAACTCCTAGTGGATCTGATAGAGAATATATCAGAACTACATCTAATGGTTTACTTCCATATCAATCTGGTGGTGCAGGTAACGGTCATAGTGTATTAGGTACATCATCATGGTATTTCAGTAGTGCTTATATTGATAATGTTAATGCTGCTGCAAGTGTTAAAATTGGACAGCCTAATAATTCTAATAATGGTGCTATTGAATTATATGGTGGTTCACCATATATTGATTTTCATGCAGGTGGAACAAATACTGACTATACATCTAGAATTATTGCATATAGCGATAGAATAGAATTCGTATTTGCTTAAGGAGGTGTGGGATGTCATTGTTAAACGATATTAATGTTAAATTATTGGCAACAGCATGTACTCATAACGATACATTGTATAATTATACTTATATCATTCCAGGTTATGACACATATAATGTAGGATGTGATGTAAGTGAACCATCTTCATGTATATTTTCAGATGGAATAAGCGATATTACATTTTCATTTATAAAAGATGATGACATTACTATATGGGATAATTTCCTAAAAGGATATAATTATCTTCATTGTGGGTTTTTAAAAAGTGGGTCGGCTACTATATGGGATCAAGGAGGAAGTGATAATTATATAAAATTTGAAGTTCCTATTACTAAATGTTTTTTTGTAGAGATTGTAAACTACAAAAAAGTAAATAATTATCATCAATATAATTACAGTATATATACATATAAAAATAACTCCTATTCATTAGTTAAACAAGCAACGATTAATTGGGATAATTCCAATCATCATGTTCCGTGTTTTCACCTTACATTTACATCTGAAAGTAACTTTGTAAATATGAGATCATATTATAGTACGAATTCATTTACGATTGATATGGCAAATATATTAAAAGATAATAATATTGTATTATATAAAGACAAGAATATGTATTCTCCATATTATCAAGAAGGTTATTCCGGTAAAATGACATTATCTAAATATGGAGTCTATATTCCTGGTGAACTTATTGAAAATAAAACAGCATATAAATTCACAAAAACAGGCAACATCGAGGCTTCAGAATTTATTGAATATTAAATAAACTAATATTAAAATAATTTATATCAAGAGCAATCCAAATCCGGATTGCTCTTTTCTTATTAATAAAACTGAAAAGGAGGCATTTTATATGGCTCAACTTAAATCAACTACAGTCAATGGTAATTTATCCGTCACTGGGAATTTTAATTTCAATAGTGTCTGGGGAGGCACTTTTACCTGTAATTCTGGCTACAATGCATCAGGCACTTTATGGAAAATAGGTAATTTGGTTATTGGTAATTTTACTTTTGCTACGAAAAGTGGAGTATCTATACACTCATGGAATTGGACTACTATTTGTCCTGCTGGTGCTATCCCAAGTGCTTTTAGGCCAAATGTAAATAGATCCCAATATATTGCTTTGCAAGGTGTTGGCGCAGGAAGTATGTCTTTTAATGCAGATGGAAGCATTGGTATAAATTGTTATGGCGAATTTGGTGGGCCTTGGGCTGGAGGATTACAGATTATTTATCCTATAAATTGAGGTATTCATTTTTATCTTACATTATCTTACAAAAGGAGAAAACATGGAAGAAAATATACTAGATATGTTTAAACAAGAAATCCAATTAGCAAATGGCGAAAAATATAATTTTCACCACGTTCAGACAATTGGGAATATAATAGAACTTCAATTCGAATCAGATGTGAACGTATCTTTATTGCTTAAAGATATGTCCATTTTTAGTTTAATACAAGTGTTTAGTGGTGGTGCCTTATTCAATGTATTTAAGAATTTTATAACTCTTTATAACAAAGATTTAGATAATAATACAATTTATTTGAGCTGTGACGGTTCAGTTTACGATCCAGAAACATCTGGAAGTATTTGGCCAGATCCAATGCCTGAACCAGAAATACCAGAACCAACCCTAGAAGAAATCAAATCTCAGAAAATCAACGAAATCTTAGAGTCTTGTAACTTTAACATCACTCATGGTGTATATATGGAAGTTAATGGAGAACAGAAACTCTTCTCATATAAAACTGAAGATCAGTCAAATCTTCTTAACGCAGTACAGTTAGCAATTGCAACACAGATGAGTATGCCATACCATGCGGATGGATGTACATGTAGACTATTCACACCAGAAGAAATTACAACCTTATATATTAAGGAAATGACAAATCTTACTCATCATCAGACTTACACAAACCAGTTGAAACTTTATATTAAGACACTTGAAACGAAAGAAGAAGTTAATGCTGTGCTTTATGGTAATGAGCTTACCGGAGAATATCTGGATACTTATAATATGATTATGGCTCAGTCCCAGCTTGTAGTACAGAAATACCTGGAATCTCTTACCGGTACTGTTACAGATGAAAAGAAAGATGAAGATGTAGATACAGATAAAAGCGCAAATGAAACAGTAGATGAGAATGCTAATAACGCCGAATCATCCGATTCTAAAGGGTAAAGAAGGTGAGTAAATGACAAATTTAAAAGAAATAATTCAAAATAGCTTTGCTAACTTTTATAAAGTGTTAAGTAAGAATGTGGTGAATAATCTTAATTCGACTTCTACTACTCTGCCGTTAAGTGCTAACCAGGGTAAAGAGTTAAATGATAGAATCGAAAAGCTTGTACCAATTGGATATATATTTACTTGGACGAATAAAAAAATAAATGGAAATACGTTAAATGCACCTTCTTTAACAACTCCTGACAAAGTGAAGAACTATTTTGGTTTTGGCACATGGGAACGTATTAATGATCGTTTTTTATATTCAGGAAGTGCTATTGGTGGTACAGGCGGTGAAAGTACTGTTGCTTTGAGTATTGAAAATATGCCAAGCCATAGTCATAGTATTCCTTCTTTAAGTGGATATACCGGTGAATCTGGCAACCATACACATTTTATAAGAGCTAAATATGACAATAACTGTGCAACTAAATCTAGTGGAGTAGCAAGAGCAAATGGCGGTGGTTCTGAAACATCTGATTTTAGATTTGGTGATACTTCAGAAGCTGGCAATCATAGCCATACTGTGACGACTTATGCTTCTACTACTGGGGCAACAGGTTCTGAAACAGCAGCTCACAATAATATGCCTCCATACGTTAATGTTTATATGTGGATGCGTGTAGGTTAAAATTAAATTTTACACATCTTGTATTAAAGAACTATTCTTTACAATTCCCCAAATATGATTTCTTTCATAATATATGATTTCTATTCTTTTCCCAATCATATAATTCCCCTCATCTTCATTTGATGCTTTTATGATTTCACAATAAAATATTTTGGAATTATAGGTTTCTTTATGTGAACTTACCGCTACGTCATATACGCAGTCGTTATAACGAAACCAAATTGGCATAAAATCTCCAGAAGTATTGAATGAAGCGATCACGGGGATGGGGATGTAATTGTACGTATTATCTATCATAATTCTAACCTTTCTAATCTTTTTAATCTTCTATTTCTATAGCTTAAAGCTATCAAGTTCGAATCTCAAAATTTCATTATAAATATTATACAAAGCAAACATATGTTTGTCAATGTAAACAAAATTTAAAAAGGAGGTTGCATAACATGTCTACAAAATTAATTGACATTAGTTACTGGCAAGGTAATCTCGATTTCAAAAAGCTTAAATCGGCTGGCATCAATTATATTATTCTTAGAGCCGGTTACGGAACAACTAAAGATTCTAGGTTTGATCAGTACGCTAAAGCTTGTCAGTCAGTAGGTATTAAGATTATTGGTGCTTACTGGTTTACTTATGCTTTAAATGTAGCTCAAGCTAAAAATGAAGCAACGATTTGTATCAATGCATGTAAACCGTATAATATTCCAACAATTTTTTACGATTTCGAATATGATACAGTAAAGAAAGCTAAAGCACAAGGAATAACTCTTGGCTCAAAAGAATGTAATGATTTTACAATTGCTTTTTGCGATACTGTAAAAGCAGCAGGAATTGCTCCTGGTTATTATTGCAATGATGATTATTACAAGACAATGTATTCAGACCGTGTAAAAAATAAAGGCTATTATCTCTGGTATGCTCATTATAAATCAGATTATTCTTACCATGAAAGCCCAATTTCATGTGATATTTTCCAGTATTCTAGTCGAGCTAGATTGGCTGGATTCAATCAGAACTTCGATGGAGATATCTGCTATAATCCTAAACTTCTTGGTAATTCTACCAATTCTTCCATTTCAAGTAACACAAATAAAGGAAATAATACTATGACAAATAAAACAACAAAAGAACAAGCAATTAACGCTGTAATTAAAACTGCTCAGAATGAAATTGGCTATCTTGAGAAAAAATCAAATGCTCAATTAAATAGTAAAACAGCCAATGCTGGATATAACAATTTTACAAAATACTGGCGAGATATATACCCTGCATATCAGACTGAGCCATGGTGTGCCGCATTCGTTTCATGGTGCTTTATGAAAGCATTTGGTCTTACAATGGCGAAAAAATTGCTTAAACATTGGCCTTATGTATACTGTCCAACATTAGGATCTCTTTTCACTAAAAACGCAAATCCGAAAGTTGGAGATATTGTAATCTTCTATCGTTCTGGTGAATTCAGACATACAGGATTAGTAACAAAGGTTCGGGGTGATAAGTTCTGGACAATTGAAGGAAATACATCTGGTGCTTCTGGTATTGTTGCTAATGGCGGTGGTGTATGTGCCAAATCTTATTACAATTCAAAGCTTCCAGGAACTAAATTCTGTACTCCTAACTACTCTCTTGTAATATCTATTGTATCTGGGAATTCTTCTACTTCTATTCCAACAACTCATACAAATACAAAGAATTATCTCACGGTTGGGGACAAAGGTGATGCTGTAAAAACACTTCAGACTAAGCTTAACAAGGTTGGATATAAGCTTACAGTTGATGGTGAATATGGTTCCGCAACAAAAGCTGCTGTCACTTCTTTCCAGAAGAAATATAATCTCGAAGTTGACGGTGTTGCTGGTAAAAACACAATTACAAAACTTAATGCTGTAATCGCTGCTAAGTCTAAAAATACATCTTCTACTACTTCTAAAGCCCCATCAAAAGTTCGTAAATTTGTCGGAAAAGTAAATAAAAACAATGCACCTGTACGTAAAAATCCAGGTAAAAAATATGCTCAATTAACATCTTACCCAACACTGAATAAAGGTAATCTTGTTGATGTTTGTGACACAATAAAATCTGCTTCTGGCAATGATTGGTACTACATCTGTATCGGTGGCAAAATCTATGGCTATATCCTCTCTGGACATGTTGATAAACAGTAATGGATGTGTAATATGGATGGAATTGAAGCTATAAAACAAGTTCACAAAATAGGGGAATTAAATGTTCTTGTATCATTATTATATATCGCAATTACCATTATCGCACTTGTTACAATTGGCAAAAAAATAATGAAAATATTAGGACTTGAAACAAAATCTAGTTTATATAAAAAAGCTCAGGAACAAAGAATTATTGATCTTGAGAAAGCCGTTAAACAGCTTCGTAATGAAATTGAAGATCGTGAAAAATCTCTGTACCGGAAACAAAAAGGTTATCACGAACAGAGTATTCAGATTAGAGATGAATTGAAAGAAAATCAAGAAGGATTAAGCGGTCAGATAACCGAATTATCTCAGATGATGCAAGATTTTATTAACACTCAAAATGATCGCACAGTAGCTTCTTTTAGAAGCTCTTTATGGCGCATGCACAAAGACTTTATAAACCAAGGGTATGTTACTCCAGACGGATTAAAAACGTTCATTGAGATGGGAAAGCTTTACGAACAAAGCGGAGGAAATGATATCTATCATTCCAAGCTTTTACCTGAAGTTGAGGCATTAGAAATTCATTATCCTGATGGGAGTATTTATTCACAGAAAGAAGGTATTTAAATGAAAAACATTAACTGGACTGTAAGAATTAAAAATAAAGCATTCTGGATCGCACTCATTCCGGCAGTACTGCTGCTGATTCAGGTTGTAGCTGCTGTATTCGGAATTACTATTGACTTGGGCGATATGGGTAATAAGCTTTTAGCTGTTGTTAATGCTGTATTTGCAGTACTGACAATTCTTGGTATTGTAACTGACCCGACTACTGACGGTATCACGGATAGCATTCAGGCACTTGGATATACAGAGCCTAAGAAGGACGAAATTTGAACCAGAATCGACTTTAAATGATTTCTAAGGATTATCACTTAGAATTGATTTTAGATGCAGTATACGCTTCGTGGTGAAGTATATATTTCTATAATACTTACGGACTCAGATATGTAAGTTAGAATTTACTCGGAAGTCAGCATTCGTATCTGAAATTTAAAAGTTGACAATATTTATGGGATATCACTTAATTGTGGTATCCCATTTTTTTACTTTTCAAGTTGACATTATAAGTTGACAATATTTGACATGGATGTCATAATATTATTGTCTTGTTATCAAAAGATGGATAGCAGCAACCCCTATAATGGCACAAGGCTTATGACACCCCAGTCCGGTCTTGTGCCATCACTCTTTATACTACATTATCATATTCACTTCGACATATTTCGAATTTGTAATTTTATATAGAATATGTTATTATTAATTTGGTTACAGGAATAACCAATGAAATGATATGAGTTGCAGAAATAGCGTGCCTAATGGTTGCGCTATTTTTGTTTATAAAAAAATAAAACCTCATAGCATGATTTCTCACACTATGAGGAAATATTTTGTTACACTGTTTGGACACAGATAGAATTGTTATAATCCTATCTCGACATCAATATTTATATCATTCCATTGGTTCCTACGCAAATATTTACCAATAGACTTTCTATAATCTTGAGCCATTTTGTAAGTAATGACGAAATTTATATGAATTATTTCGCCTTTGTTTCTGCAATTGCTGCCTGTGCTGCTGCAAGACGAGCGATCGGTACACGGAATGGTGAGCAGGATACATAGTTAAGACCAATCTTATGGCAGAACTCTACAGAGGACGGATCTCCACCGTGTTCTCCACAGATACCTACATGAAGGTTCGGGTTAACCGGTCTTCCAAGTTCGATTGCCATCTTCATCAGTTTGCCAACGCCAACCTGATCAAGTTTAGCAAATGGATCATTCTCGAAGATCTTAGCATCATAGTATGCGTTCAGGAATTTACCTGCATCATCACGAGAGAAGCCATATGTCATCTGTGTAAGGTCGTTTGTACCGAAGCAGAAGAAGTCAGCTTCTTTAGCGATTTCATCAGCAGTAAGAGCTGCTCTCGGGATCTCGATCATAGTACCAACTTCATACTGAAGGTCGGAACCAGCTGCTTTGATCTCAGCGTCTGCAGTTTCTACTACGAATTTCTTAACATATTTAAGCTCTTTGATATCGCCAACAAGCGGAATCATGATTTCCGGTTTGATTGCCCAATCCGGATGAGCATTTTTAACTTTGATTGCTGCACGGATAACAGCTGTTGTCTGCATCTTAGCAATTTCTGGATAAGTAACTGCAAGACGGCATCCACGATGGCCCATCATCGGGTTGAATTCATGGAGAGAATCAATGATTGTCTTGATTTCTTCAACAGTTTTGCCCTGAGCATCTGCAAGTTTCTTGATGTCAGCTTCTTCTGTAGGAACGAACTCATGAAGCGGCGGATCCAGGAAACGGATAGTAACCGGGTTACCTTCCAGAGCTTCAAACAGTCCTTCGAAGTCTCCCTGCTGATATGGAAGAACTTTTGCAAGAGCTTTTTCTCTTTCTTCAACTGTTGTAGAGCAGATCATTTCACGGAATGCATCGATACGTCCCTCACCGAAGAACATATGCTCTGTACGGCAAAGACCGATACCTTCTGCACCAAGCTCAACTGCTTTCTTAGCGTCAGCCGGTGTATCTGCATTTGTACGAACTTTCATAGTTCTGTATTTGTCAGCCCAAGCCATGATACGGCCGAACTCACCAGCGATTGTAGCGTCTACAGTCGGAATGATTCCGTCGTAGATGTTACCTGTTGTACCATCGATGGAGATGAAGTCTCCTTCGTGGAATTCTTTTCCAGCCAGTGTGAATTTCTTGTTTTCTTCATCCATAGCGATATCACCGCATCCGGATACACAGCACTCACCCATACCACGGGCAACTACTGCAGCGTGAGAAGTCATACCACCACGAACTGTCAGGATACCCTGAGCAGATTTCATACCTGTGATATCTTCTGGAGATGTCTCAAGACGAACCAGAACAACTTTTTCTCCTCTTTCTGCCCATTCAACAGCGTCATCAGCTGTGAATACGATCTTACCGCAAGCAGCTCCTGGAGAAGCTCCAAGACCTTTGCCCATCGGTGTAGCGGCTTTCAGAGCAGCTGCATCGAACTGCGGATGAAGCAGAGTGTCAAGGTTACGTGGATCGATCATTGCTACAGCTTCTTCTTCTGTTCTCATTCCCTCATCTACAAGGTCACAAGCGATCTTCAGAGCAGCCTGAGCAGTTCTCTTACCATTACGTGTCTGCAGCATGTACAGTTTACCATGCTCTACAGTGAACTCCATGTCCTGCATATCTCTGTAGTGATCTTCCAGAGTTTTGCAAACCTGTTTGAACTGTACGAATGCTTCTGGGAATTTCTGTTCCATTTCAGTGATATGCATAGGTGTACGAACACCAGCAACAACGTCTTCACCCTGAGCATTTGTCAGGAATTCACCGAACAGACCATTAGCTCCTGTAGCAGGGTCACGTGTGAAGGCAACACCTGTACCACAGTCATCTCCCATGTTACCGAATGCCATCATCTGTACGTTTACAGCGGTACCCCAGGAATATGGAATATCGTTGTCACGACGATAAACGTTTGCACGCGGGTTGTCCCAAGAACGGAATACGGCTTTGATAGCACCCATTAACTGTTCCTTCGGATCAGTTGGGAAATCAGCACCGATTTTTTCTTTATATTCAGCTTTGAACTGTTCTGCAAGTTCTTTAAGGTCTTCAGCTGTAAGTTCAACGTCCTGTTTAACGCCTCTCTTAGTTTTCATTTCGTCGATCAGCTCTTCGAAATATTTCTTACCAACTTCCATAACTACGTCAGAGTACATCTGAATGAATCTTCTGTAGCAGTCCCAAGCCCAACGTGGGTTGTTGGATTTTTCTGCAAGAGTATTAACTACTTCTTCATTTAAACCAAGGTTCAGGATAGTATCCATCATACCAGGCATGGAAGCTCTGGCACCAGAACGAACGGAAACAAGCAGAGGATTTTCTTTGTCACCGAATTTCTTACCGGTAACTCCTTCCATTTTAGTGATTGCTTCCATGATCTGAGCCATGATCTCATCATTGATCTGTCTTCCGTCTTCATAGTACTGAGTACAAGCTTCTGTTGTGATTGTGAAGCCCTGCGGTACAGGAAGACCAAGGTTAGTCATTTCAGCAAGGTTGGCACCTTTACCACCCAGAAGGTTTCTCATATTAGCGTTACCTTCTGTAAACATGTAAACCCATTTTGCCAT